GTCGATTTTATGATTCTGGTAATAAGCAGTTAGGTGGCAATTATGCTGCTAAAACGAGGCATATGGTGTGGCTGGTTGATCGCCAAAATCCAACTAAAGGCCCTCAAATCATGCTGCTACCAGACAAGACAATCAATAATATTCGTGGACGAATCAAAGACCCTATGAGTGGCGCTGTCAGAAGTATTGATAACCTTGAAGCTGGTTATGATGTTGTTTTTACAAAGAGAAAAGAAACTCCGACATCTCCATACCAAACAATTGAAGACATTTTCATCGCAAATGACCCGACTCCATTAGGAACAGTTGATCAAGTGATCAAAAATTGGCTTCCATTTATTGCTGCACACCCTATTGAAAGCATCATGAATTGGAAAACACCAGAAGAGATTGCTAAATTAGCTGACATCACGACTACTGCTAGTATTCAAGATAAAGCTGCTGAATTGCAACAAAATTTTCCACTACAGACACAACCAGTCTTGACTAATCCAGCTCCACCATTAGTCAGTGGTCCTGGGGTTGCTGTAGAACAGCAACTAGCATCAGTTCAAATGCAAAGTGCTGAATCTGGTGGTTTGCAACAAACAACTCAACCTGTTTCGGTATCGAACGCGCAAACAATAGCCCCAGCAGTGCAAGCTCAATTGGCACCGGGAGCAACTACTGAGGGTGATGCAGCCCAAGTTGATATTTCCGATTTAATGCAAAAATTAGGAAATCAATTAGACTAATCAATTAGGGGACATGAACCGGGAAGTTTTTCTTCCCGGTTGTGTTTCTTTGGAGGTATTTATGCAATTTATTAAAACTGGTTCCACTAGGTTGAACAAAATACTTGGTGGAGGGTTTGCTTTATCTAGAATGGCGCATGTAGTTGGAGATCCAAGTACCGGAAAGACTCAATTAGCCATTGAAACCATGGTCAATTTTCAAAAATCATATAATTCATTTGCTGGTAAAGTAAAAAATGCCCTATTAAACGGAACCAACTTTACCAAAATTATGTACTGTGACGCTGAGGCAGCGTTCAACCCAGATTATGCTGAAGTTTTAGGACTCAATCTCGCTGATGTTGAGTTTGTTCAACCAAGTGACCCAAATTTAGGCATTACTTTAGAAGATTATGCAACTGCACTTGAAACATTTTTGCAGCAATTACCAGAAGGTGCTCCAGGGCTGTTTATCTTGGATTCTTTGGACTCTCTTCCAACTAAGTATGAGATGGAGACTCCTTTTGAAAAACGTGAACGAGGTTATGGCACAAGTAAGGCTAAATTACTTGGAGAAATTTATAAAACAACCAGTCAAAGATTAGCTTTTAAACAAGCCTGTCATATTGTCATTTCACAGACTAGGCAAAATGTTAGTGGTTACGGTCCTAAACGTATTTTTAGTGGGGGAGAAGCTCCAAAATTTTATGCATCTCAAAGATTGATGCTCACAAAGAAAGAAGATTTAGACAAAACCATAAAAGGAACCAAAACTGTGTATGGAGTTATGGTTGAAGCTTTCTGTGCCAAAAATAAAGTAGCTAAACCACTTCAAAAAACTGAGTACAGTATAGTTTTTGACTATGGGATTGACGATTTACGTGACAACCTTGATTGGTTATACGAAATCAAACAACAAGAAAGAATCCCGGAAGAATTTGTCAAACTTCAAGGCGGTGGAATTGCAAAATCATCTACTGTTCCTTACGAAAGGATACTAAAATTAGACAAAAAGGCTAAACGGCAAGCAATTGAAAAAATAGAACAAGTAACAAGTGATCTTTGGGATGAAATTCAAGCTGAATTAAGCAACTCATTACCAAACTCAAAGTATGACGATGATGATGACATGATGCTGCCAACTGAGCCTATTGCAGAGCCACCAAAGGAGAACGAAGATGGAGATAAGAGCGTATAAGTGCGATAAGACTAAATGCGGAACCATTCTAAAACCAAATCAAGGTTTTAGAGTTCCTAAAACATTCGGTATTTTTGGTTACAAAGATTCTTTTGAAAGTCTTGATATAAGCATCAATAACGAAATGGTCCATTTATGTCTTTCATGTTTTGTATCTCAATTACCAACTGAAGTAAAAATTGAGATCAAAAATGAGTTGAAAGCTTACCCTCTTGAACAACCACGTCAGCAAATTAAAACAATGGATATAAAGGAGAACGCAAGATGAACCACAAAGTTCTGTTTCTCAGTGACTTACATTTTACTTTGAACAAAAATGATGAGTACCGCTGGGGGTTGTTCGAACAAGTAAACCAAATTTTGAGTAATGACAATCAAATTACTCATATTGTCGTGTCAGGCGATATTACTGAGTACAAAGACAACCACCCAGCAGAGTTAGTCAACAGAATTGTTTCGGGGTTTGCTAAATGGCAAGCACTTTTGCATCAAAATACTCTAGCCGGGGGTGATGTTAATTGCGGAATCATTGTCTTAATGGGGAATCATGACGCAAAAGATCTAACTACTCCTTATTTTAAATTTTTGAGCAGAGTGCCAGGCTTGGAATTTCTCCCAGAAGCACGAGAGTTAAAAATCAATGGAGTTGATTTTGTTTTCCTTCCTCATTGCAAAAATCCCACTGAGGAATGGAAAAGCATTGATTTTACTGACAAGATTGTGGTTGGGCATGTTATGGTTGATGGAGCATTTTCAGAGGCTGGGTATAAGCTTGAATCGCAAGTAAATTCAGCAATATTTGAAAAGGCTAAGAAAGCCTATTCAGGTGACATTCATACACCACAAACATGTGGCAAGTTAGTGTATATCGGTGCTCCGTATCAAATTGACTATAACGATAAGTACAAAGGTCGAGGGATTATTCTTGATCTAAATGACTTCACAGAGGCAATTGTGCATTTTTCATTTTTAGAAAAATTCACTATGGATATCAAAACTGTTGAAGAAGCAAAAGCAATTATCGACCAAAAGATTGCTGGTAAAGTTACTGAAGCACAAGTCAAAGTGAGGTTGCACATTAATCAAGACAATCTTGGTGAGTGGCAAGACATTAAGGCTAAAGTTTTTCAATTAGTCAAAAATGCTGGTTATACGCTAGGGACATTCAGTCTCAATAAAGAGAAAGTAGTGAATCCTTTAGATAAAGCGCTTTCTCAAAAAGAAGCAAAATTCATCGATTTTAAAAACTTCTGCAAAAAGAATGGAATTATTGATGAAATGAGTGATTTTGGACAAAAAATAATCAACAAGGAGCCTGGATATGTCTAAAGAAGACCGAGAGCGCTATATGCAAGCATGTCATGCCATGCAATCAGGTGTCAAAGCAGTTGATTCACCAAATGACAAATCATTCAAACATATAAGAGTAGGAATCAATAGTGCTTTGGTTTCAAATGGAGCTATTGTTAAATTATTGATTGATAAAGGAGTCATTACTCTTGATGAATTTGAAAAATACATAGCAGTGGCTATGGAAGAGGAAGTTGAGTCTTATAAAAAGATGTTTGCTGAAAAGCATAACATCGACCCATCAAAGGTATTTTTTGCATGAGAACAGTAAAAAATTGGCGTGGACAACTATTAAATTGCAAGTTTGAGTGGCCGGAAGATTGTTTTTTGCAATTTGGCGGTGATGGAATGGTATTTACTGAAAATACCTTCTCTCAAGCTTTACATGACCCAAAAGTAGCTATTGATGCTTTGACTGGTAAATTGCCTCACTACAAAACTGCATTTTTTGAAGCTTTTCCAGAAAATCCCAAGACATTTATAAGAGGAGAAGGAGAAACGCCAGAAAAGGCTGAGGAGGATTGCTGGAATCAATGGCAAAAAATTCTTCTATGCGAAAATCATGAGTTTGAAAAACGTAAGTACACTAATGGCTATGGGATTTGCAAACACTGTGAATTAGGCATGTCAAACAAATTCCCTGTGGAGGAGAACGATGAAATTAAAACGAATAGAGCTTAGAGACTTCAAATGCTATGAAAAGCTTGATCTAAGTTTCAAAGACACAAATGGTCTTTTCTTGTTAACTGGTGAAAATCACCAAAATATGTCACTAGGAACTAATGGAGTTGGAAAATCAACAATATTAGATGCTATTTGTTGGGCTTTATATGAAAAAACAGCCAAAGGGATAAAAGCAAGCAAATTACTTCGTCGAGGCACACAAGCTGAAGGGTATGTGGTCAAATTACATTTTGATGAATTTGAGATTGAAAGAAGTTGGCATCCAAACTATGTGACTTTGAATGGCAAGGTTGTTTCAGAAGAACAATTAGTTCAAAAAATTGGTCTAACTTATGAGCAGTTTCTTTTCACTATTTATTTTCAGCAAAACAGCACACATTTTGTTGATTTATCAGCCACCGAGAAGCTTGCATTCTTATCGGATGTGTTTGATTTGAATATTTGGCTTGATCATGCTGAAGTTTGTAAAGCTCAAGTTGATTCATTACAAATTGTCTCAGCAAGCTTGCTTAGCAAAGCTGAAGTGGTTTCATTGCATATAGCTGACCTTGTTGCTGAAACTGAAAGAATCCAGATGCTTAAGGAGAACTGGGAGCAAGAAAGATTAGGGCAGCGAAAAGTCATAGAGACAAATTTAGAAGAAATCACAAACCAAATGAATAAATGGGAGAGTGATGCTTTTGCAAAAAGAGCTGAGAAAGTTAAACAGCTTGATCAGTTAAAGGCGCAAGTTAAAGAAGTTGATTGCAAAGGACTTGAAGAATCGGCTGAATTAGTTAGACAAGCTGTTGAACAAACAAAAAATCAACTAGACACTCAAGTCAAGCTCTCTAATCAAAAACAATTAGAATTGATGTCGATTAAAACAACAATTTCTAACAAGACCGAACAGATTTCAAATTTGCAATCAATAGCTCAATGCCCAACCTGCGAACAAGTGGTCAGTGATGATCACAAATCTATGCTTTTGACTCAAATCAATGAACAAATAAAAGTATTAGATAGTGAAACTAAAACTATTAATGAGCAGATAACTGCTTATGCGATTGTCACTACTGAAAAAACACAACTTCTACAAGATTTATATGATAAAAATTCTCGTTTACTTACAATGCTTGGTGACGCCAAGGCTGAGCAAGAGAAGCAAAACTCAATAAATCAACAAATTAATGAAATTGAACAAAATCTATCAGCGGTTCAAGAAGGAAATCCATACACCACTCAACATGCACAATTAGTAGCTCAATTGTCGCAATTTGATGTGACATTTGCCAACCCATATGACCCGGAGCTAGTCAAAATCGCTGAAAAGCATGAAAATGAAAAAACCAAGCATACTGAGTTTATTGAAGCAAAAAGAGTAAATGATGAAGTTCTTGGTAAATACATGTTTTGGAAAACACAATTTCCATTAATTCGTCTAGCAATTCTCGATGATATTACTGAAGACATTGAAATTCATTTCAATCAAGCACTTGCAGCCGTTGGATTATTTGATTGGTCAGTCAAAGTAGCAACTGATCGGGCTTTGAAATCTAATAAAAAGGCAGTAAGAAAAGAATTGAATATTCAATTATTCAATAACCAAGGAGTTGAAATAGAGATTGATACAATTTCTGGCGGAGAAATGCAGAGAATTAGGATTGCTAGTGCAATAGGCATTAGTGAAATGATCAAAGCTAGATTAGGCGTTAATTGGAATCTTCAATTATGGGATGAGCCAAGTCTTGGCTTATCAGGTGAAGGAATTTCAAATATGCTTGAATTCTTCAAAATGCTGTCAGAATCAGTAGAAGTGTTTGTTGCTGACCATAGGGTGCAAAATTTGGTCAAATTCGATAAGATATTTAATATTATCAAGCGACCCACAGGCTGCTCTACCATTGATGAAATTGTGAATGAAGTTGATTCAATGGCTCACACTGATAATATGAGTATTAAAGAGCTGCAAAAACTAACCATGCAATGAAATTAGACAACAATCTACTAATACAGTCTTTCTTTCACCCAGGATGTCGCGGACGACTAGAGAGACTGTGTTTGTTGTTGATGTCATCTCTTAGAGTAAGAACAGCATCACCAGATGAATTACGTGAGCTGTTCTTTGAGCAGATGCTTTACTTACAGAATTATCTTGGTCGCCCACTTGTCTTAGATGCCGAAGAGCTGTCAGAATGGCTTATGGTACATGTTGACAAACTCTACCATCGAGTTCACACAATTCGATTAAGAGCGGGAGAGATACAGGTTGAGCGGAGTTAAGTTTCCACAGTATCCATTTAAACTGGATAGTAACCATTTATATATGTTCTTGATAGATAGGCACTCTGAGGATCGAACTTATTGGAGTGCTGAGCAGTTGTGTACCATTTTTGATCCAGCATACTATTTTGAGCTTGTCAGCAAGAAAATCTTAGTAGAGAGAAAAAATAATCAAGTCTCATTAGAGTTCAAAATATTAGGCACCAATAGTCAAAACATAATTGAGGCTGTCGAAGAGTATAACGATATTTGCTCATATAGAGAGCTTTTGCGTAGATTATCCAAGGCGCGTATAACATCTCCTCAATTAAAACAATATCTAGCCTTTCTATTTAATTTTAACCAGCTCCAATATTTTGTATCACCAGCGGATGGTTTGACTTACATAACCACAGCAAAAAACCCTGAAATCGAACGCGATATCGATGAGTTTTTTAGAGTCTGTGATGTACTTGAAGCCAAATTTCAGTACATTTTTGATCCAGATAAGCCAAAAACCAAATAAAAATGTCAGTGGTTTTGCTACTTATTTATAAGTGTGGGTAATAAATTTACAATTCATAGATTGCACAGATAATTAGCCGAGACAGTGATGCGGCGCTGGTTTCCAGTTGTATCAAAGCGGTGTTTTATTGACTGACGTATAACGTCAGTATATATTTTAAATGTGTAAAGGCTAATGAATGTACATCAGCCTTCTGCGAAAAACACCACACACATAAATTGGAGAATGACATGGATAAGAATAAAAATAAGCAGGTTGCTGAAACTCAAGAAATTGAAAAGCGTTCAAATGCAGGAACCTTTTCATATGCTCGTTGCCAACTCGACTTGGCTCGCAACCTGCTTAAAAGAGGATATGAGAATCCGCAAGAAAGCCGTAAAAAACTGCTCAAAGTGGTTGATTTGCTCAAAGACGCTTCTTAAAGACTCAATGCCCCTAAGCCAACTTAAACCCGGAATTTCAATATTCCGGGTTTTTATTTGATTACTTATTGCAATACTAATAGTTTTGCATTATATTAGTATTGTAATTAAGGAGAACGAATGAATTATGACTGTCCATAAACTTTATCTGATTACCATGGAAGATGGAACTTCAATAGAAGGTCTAGCTAAATCAACACAAGAACTTGTTTCTCGATTTTATGATGTAGTTCAAACAGCTCCGAAAATTCTCAGTGTTGAAGTAGAACCTTGTTCTTGTCATGTTTTGTTTTCATATGTTCAAGGATCTCCAGTAATTTTCTTGCCACAACAGATGGTTGAATTGTTGGAATTGCAAGAAGATGAGGTTTTAAAGATGCAAATGACAGCCTCGGAGAGAGGTTTAATTATCCATAAAATGTAGAATTCATCAAATTCTTCAGTAGTATTCAACTATAGTTTCATAATACAATTTACGAAAAGGAGAACGATTATGAAAATGCTTGGAGTAAATCCTATATATCTATGTGACAAGCATTTGCTTGCTGAACATGCCGAAATACATGTTTTTGCGCGAACAATTCGACAAAAAATCAGCGTTAAACAATACACAGATTCTGGTTGTCTTGATACCACCAAAATAAAATCAAGACATGACGATCTAGCAAAAGAATTGGAACGCAGAAAAATTCCTCATCGCACTCCTTTGACTTATGTAGATGAAATTATGCAAGGTTCAGTTAATTCGGCCAAAAACACGGCTGAATTGATGGAAACTTGTGATGATTGCTACTTGTTGATTAGAAAACAACTAGAAGAAAGGATTAGGATTCATGATTAAAAACATGTACAAAAATTGGACTGTTGGCGAAGTTTTAGCAGTCATGGGCATTTTGGTCATTTGGATTATTTCATCAAGCATTTAAGGAGCTTATCAATGGGGAGACACTACATATCAGTTCAAATTCCTGTGGTAACTGAAGAATATGGTACTTTGTACGATAATGAATTATTTGCAATCCATACAATTTCTCCAAAACTAACAGTTGAAGAAACACTACATGCAATTCGTCATTATGGTTTTGCAGAACTTCCAAAAGGCACAATAATCAAAACCACAGCAGATATTCAAGTTATCACTAGCTATCACGCTGAAGAATTTTTAAAAAATGCAATTGAGTTTAATAAAGATCAATTAGCAATCATGTCAGAAGAGGGGGCTGATGATGAATCTTTGCTTGTTACTGAAAAATTGCAGTTCAATTTAGATGGATTGAACAGTTGGCAAAGCTACAAGCAAAGAAAAGAAGACATAAAACAAATTGATCGAGACAATATGATCAAGGCTGGTGTTGATAGTGTTTGCGAACCTTGCGTAATGAAAGAACGCAATAAATTTGAAATTGACACATTAATACATGATCTTTGTTATATGATCAAAAATGTCAAATGCTCTCGTGTTGAAAACAACAAACTTCAAGGGCATACTGAAGAGTATCAAGAATCGCTAGAAACAAGTAGTTTTGACAACATCTTAGGGTCTCTTCAAAAACAATTGCAGCAATTTCTTTTAGACTTGCTTAGCAGTGACGAACAAGCCGATAAAGAAGAAAATGAACAACAAAAACTCACTGGTGATGAAAAACTTTGTGAAGATTGCGGAGGAGTGATTCTTCCCGATGAGGAGCCTCATTCATGAAAAATCAATTGGCTCCTATGCTTCCTATGATAAAACAAGCATTTAAACAACTAAATGCTGAGAATATTGCTACGGCTCAAAATTTTTCATGCTGTGGTACTTGTGCTCGATCTGAATTAAAAGAGAAGCTGTCAACTGATAAAAATTCAAAGAAAAACTATATTGGGTATGTTTTTTGGCACAACCAAGCACATGATTCAGCTAAAAGAACCGGGGAGTTGAGTTTGAGTCATCAACCCTTTGTTCAAGATGATGACTTGTCAGAAAAGACTTATAACAATCTTTGCCAGAAAGTTGCAGATGCTATATATGATGCCTTGTTTGATTCTGGGTTATGCGTTTTATGGAATGGTGACCCGTTTAATACCATTACCGTAATGACTAAAGAGCAGGGTAAACAAAAGGCCACTGAAATTGATAACAAAATCACACAAGCATTGAGTAATAAAACTGATGAAGATTTTCTTCCAAAGTCATATCCAGGGCTACTTTATGATCTCACACAAAGAGAAATGCTTGAGTTGTTTTTTACTTGTGCATATGCAAAAGATGCTCGAAATGAGATGAAAGACCGAATGAAATTTGTCTATAAATTTGCCAACCAGATTCGTAAACAAGACCAAAGACGAATGAAAAAATTGATGGCAGATACAAGAAGAATGTTAGACAGATTAAACAAGAAAGTCAGTCAAAAAACATCATAACCATCTTGTATTTTAAAAGACTTATCACTACAATAACAATATAAAACTATTGTTACCCCCAAGGAGAACGAAAATGGCAGATACTGCGGTTAAAAATAGAAGTACAGCAGGAATGATTGAAGCAACCCTAAATCAAGCCGCTGATATTATTCGCGAAACGATCTTGATGAACACTGAAAACCCAGGACAAAGACAAGCTGTCGCATTGTGGGGCCCTCCTGGAATAGGAAAAACAAAACTCCCCCAAGCAATTTGTCGCGAAATGACAATTAAATTGAATAAAGAGGCTAAAGAGGGCTCAGCACTACGCACATTTAACTATAAATCGTTGATTGCTGCTTACCACGAGCCAACCACAATCATTGGGATGCCTTATGTTGAGCATGATGAGCAACGTGGAAGATTAACCGCATTCGCTCCGCTTAAAGATGTTCTTCCATGGGATGGTGAAGGCATTTTGCACATTGATGAGCCTAACCGTGCTCCAACTTTGACGCAAAACATATTAATGGAATTAACTCAAGAATACGCGATCAATGGGTCGGAATATGTCCTTCCACCAGGTTGGAATATCATTTTGAGCGCAAACAATGAAGGAGATGGGGGTGGTTTGCAAAGAACACCACTTGCTCTTTGTAACAGAATTCTCCACATTTTCGTCACTGTTTCACCAGATGAGTGGTGTGATTGGGCTGTAGCCAACGGAGTTCACCCAATGGTAATTGCTTTTCATAGATGGAGACAATCTGCTGAAAAGAAAGATCAAATTCTGCACAATTTCGATGGTGCTTCGAAAAATAAAGCATTTCCAACTCCAAGATCTTGGGAAAATATTTCAAAGTATGTGCATCGCAACATTAAGAACAAAGAATTGCGAATGATCACATATGCCGGGCTCATTGGAAGTGCCGCTGCTATGGAATTTTATGGATTTGAAAAATTCTTCGCTGAAATGCCTTCAATCGAGCAAATCATGCTTGACCCACAAAAGGCACCGCTTCCACACAATCCAAGCAGCATGTATGCCGTATGTGCCACACTTGCGACTAAGCTTGCACCAACCAATTTCGATCAAATTTCAACTTATTTGGAAAGACTGCCCGAAGAGTATAACGTCATGACTGTTCGTGATGCTCTTCGCAAAGATGATGCAATTGGAAAAATCCCAGGATTTGTAGAGTGGGGTCAAAAACATAAAGCAGTTTTGTTCTAACAAGCTGATCAATTAGAAGGAGGCAAAAATGCCTCCTTCTTGTGTTCGAGGCAATCCCATGGCTAGAAGAAAATACCTAATATTTGGTGATAACTATTGTTTTTATAATAGTTTAGTCATATAATTATTACAGTTGTTGATAGGAGAACGGCAAAATGACTACTGAAACTCAGTTATCACTTGAGGCATTAAAAAACCAAAAGGCGATTATTGGAAATATCGCTGAGAAAGCCATGATTATTGGTTATAAGTTTTCTCGTTGGGGAGCTACAAAAGCCTCAAAACGAGCGGCTGATATTGTTTGCTCAAATATGCATGTAACCAAACCAAATTTGGCAAGGGTTCGTCATGATTTGATCGAAAATGAAGCATTTCTTGAAATCGACTCAGCCATCAGGGTTGCTCGTGACTACATTTGGGCAAACACCTCACCTTGGCTTGATGATGGAACTAGAATATTCAAAGCTGAAAAGGTTTTTGAAATTGCTAGTGCATTAAATGAATATCGAACCAATTTCAACTATGCGGTTGACCGATTCATCAATGATAAATATCCAGTTTTTCGCGAATCTATTCGCGAATATAAAGGGGATTTGTTTGATTCTAATGATTACCCATCACCCCAAAACCTCAAGAAAAAATTTGGATTTGAAATCTACGGACCTTTTAGAGTACCGATTGAAAAAGAAAGTAAACAGCAATGGATCATTCAATACTCTCAACAGGAGCTTGATTGGCTACAAAACCAAGCCAATGAGAGTGTTGCTCGTGCTTTAGGTTCAGTTCACAACGACATCATTAAAAGAGTCGTCAAAAGAGTTGCTGAAATGCCTGATAAATTGCGGAAATATCACGTTGATGAAGAAGGAAAAGCTCACCATGCTTTTAAAAACAGTGTAATCACTAACCTTGTTGATGTTCTTGATTTAGCTAAAGAACTCAATGTCACTGATTCAGCAGAGTTGAACACCATCATTGATGAAATTCGTCATGAGCTTTGTGAGCATACTGGCGAGCAATTGAAGGATGACGAGCAGTTAAGAACTGATGTTGCCAAAAGAGCTGAAGAAATACTCAAACAGATGCAGAATTTTATTTAAGTAGACTATTGTTTTACTAATAGTTTCCTTATATAATAAATGCATTGAGCAAACTAGGAGAACGTAATGAACGACGAAGAAAAACAAAAATCAGCAGCAGCCGAACAAAGAATCAGCAGAATGCGAACAAAAATTCTATTGAACTACCCCTTTTGGAGTACTTTGTTCATGTTGATGAAATTGAAAGATGCAACTACTCGCATCAACACGTTCTCGACTGACGGCACCTATCTTTATTACAACCGTGACCATGTTATGAATCTTCCAGATGAGCATTTGATTGCTTGTTTGATTAAACAAGTTGGTCACTGTTTCCTTCGACACATGTATCGAATGGATGGAAGAGACCCAGAAATTTGGAATCAGGCTGGGAGCGCCATCATTAAGCACTTGCTGTCAAAAGACCCAAAAATTCACTTCCCCCCGGAAGCCATGGAGCCTATTGGTGTTGAAATTACTGATGATTCCTACGTTGAGCAAGTCTATGCATTGTTAAAAGCAATGAAACAACCAGGTGCATCAAAAAAACCAGGCAAAAGTGGAAGTGGAAAATCACAAGATAGTCAAAATGCTGGCGGCAGTGGTCAAGGACAAAATGACTCTAACAACCAGCAAAAACAACAAAAGAACCCTAATGTTCCGCCGGAAGACCCAAGAGCGAATGAAACCACTGACCCTACCGGTGATTTTAGACCACCAAGAAATGATCTGAAAGATGATCAGCAAGATAAGGGCAAAGGAAATGATGGGGATCAAGACCAAGATAATGGGAATGACCCCGCAAATGATCCGGGAAATCAGCAGCCACAGAATGGTCAAGGACAACAATGTGGGCAATCAGACGATGATATGAGTGAAGCCGATTGGCAAGTTGCTGTTGAGCAAGCAATTATGGCTGGGAAGAAGGCTGGGACACTGCCAGCACTGCTTGAGCGGTTAATTGATACTGATAAAGCTAAGACTGACAGCCAAGATTTACTCCAAGTTTTGAATCAATTCATTCAAAATACAATTCCAAGTGATTATAGCTTTAGAAAACCGAACCGCAAATTCCTTTCATCTGGATTATATGTCCCAGGAATTATCAAAGAAAACGCCCCAGAATTAGTAGTTGGAATTGATACTTCCGGGAGTGTGACACATAAAATGCTTGAAGTCGCTGGTAAATGTCTTACTGATATTATGCATGAGTACCGTCCAGAAAAGATGACCATTATCTATTGCGATACTCGTGTCAATCGCATAGATGAATTTGAGCCTGACGATTCGATGGTACAGCTTCATATGTGTGGTGGTGGAGGAACATCATTTCAACCTGTTTTTGACAAAGTTGTTGAATTAGGAATTGAACCAGCCGCCATGATTTATATCACAGATCTGTATGGGCCCCGCCCAACAAAGCCAGAATATCCTGTGTTATGGGTCACAACTGAAAAATCATCAGCAAACCCACCATTCGGACAAATGGTACGAGTTGACCCAGACCACTACTCACCTGACTACGATCCGTCTAAAGAGTACAGTGAAGAAGATTATGAAGAAGTTTGGTAAAGGAGAACGACATGATTAAAGAACCACCTCAAGTAGTGCTATCTCGTGAAGTAGAAAAGCAGCTCAAATCATTAGGAATCAAAGTAACTCGTGACACTACTGACCCCAATGATAGCCATTTCTGCCTTTTAAAAGTTGATCGAACATATGACACTCGAATTATCACTCATTTTGATGCTTGTGGAGTATTTGCTGAACCTGAGCCGTACATCTCTTTGAGAAGCAATCACGAAAAACGTTATTTCAAAATTAGAAAGAATGGCACATATAATTTTGATTTGATGACTAAACTAATCAAAAGAGTCGTTCAAAACGATGCTCCATTGATCAAGCTTGGTGACAAAATTGAAAAAATAAAACAAGAAAACACCAAATTATTCAAAAACACCAAACAACTGCCGGGAATCAATCTTGCAGTATCTGGGGTTCTTCCCGGTGTGGGGTTCTTGTACACTGAGCCCTATGATAGTTACACTTTAGGGCTTGGACAAAGTGGTCGAATGCTTGTGACCAAGCCTCAAGCTGAAAAAATTCATAAATTGATGATGCAAATCATTGAAGAAAATGTCGAATTAAGGCAGAAATATCTAGCAGAAAAAGAAAAAATCAAAAAAGGCAATGAAAGGTCTTTGAGCACAACACCTCACAGGTCTTTTTATAACTTGGTATAAGGAGTTTCAAAAATGGCAGTCAATTATATTACTCACTGTTTTACCCTTCACACAAAAATTTCAGATGTGTTGAAAAGTAAGGTTGGTGGAGACAATAGAGTAACTAGCAAAGTCGTGAATGAAATTCTTTGTCGATATTTTGACATAGTCTCTAGAAGCCTCAAAGACTTAAAAAATGCTCAAAAAATCACTGATCAAGATTTAGATAACCTCTACGCTGTAACCAAGACTGACATTTCGACTCTTAGAATATACGATGTGTCAGATCTCAGGCATTTTTTGTCAAAATATGAAATCTTGGCAAATAATCTTAGTGACAAGATTAGTAAATTATCCGACATTGAAATTATTGCTCTAGTGGACTATCTTGAAACTAGAGAAAGAGTTGAAAATAAGGAATAAGCAAAATGAGCTTCATTACTGCATTGGTTTTGATAGGTAGCTGTCTAATTATTGGTTTCTTGTGCGGATACTTGGGACACGTGATTGTTAATAAACAAGAAAAAGACCCTTTTGTTATTCAAGAGCTTGAGGAAAGGCTGAAATACCTTTTGCGGTACATAGATGGCATTGAAAATGAGTTGAAGGAGGAGATATCACTTAGACACCACGAAAAGTCGACAGCAGAAGCTGAATTTTATAATACTATCTACAAAGTAGAAACAGATATGCGAATAGGAACTGTAACACTACCAGAAGTCGAGGAATTCAATCGACAAGGAGAACGGCATGCTAGAAACCCCAATAAAACCAACAAAACCAAGAAAATCAGTTAAAACTAAAACTAAATCAAGGGCAAAAAAGACAGATTTAGCCAAAAGAACTGAAAATGCGGCAAGAATGGCTGATATGAGAAATCAATATCAACAGACTCAAAATCAAGCAATCAATGAAGCTTTGAAAAAGAATGAAGAAACTTTTGCATTTAGATTTTTTGTCATCAATCAAGCTATGCAAGCCTTAGACGCTGGAGAGAGTGTTGAGCAAATCGCTCAAATCCATAAAATTCCAAAAGAATTGATTTTGAAATGGATAGAAGACTTGAATAGTTTTGTCGGCAGTGACAAAGCTGAAAATCTAAAGCACACAAAACGAGTATTCGACCAAGGCTACCATGCAGCTCAAAAGGACATCCTATCAAAAATAGGAGATTCAGTTCTAACGCTTTTACAGGATGCCGCTCGTAAAGCTGTTCAAAATAGCAATGACGTTAAGAACAGTTAGAGGGCTGATAATCCTATTTTATTTGGCATTAATAGGGGGTTTTGTTTTATTTCTTGTGTTGCTTGACGAATGTTTTGAAATACTAAGCATTATCCGAAGTCTTGGATTTAGTCTAGCCATGAAATCAGTTGAGTTCTGCATTGCACTAATTGCATTTATCAATGAATTAATCAAAATCCCGATATATAAAGTCCAAGACTTCTTTCGAAAAATCACAATTGATCTATTGAAACTTATGATGATGGTGTCAGATAGTTTCAAATAAAGGAGAACGACACAATGACAAGCAAAAATAACTCCCCAAAAGTATTGACTGAGTTTGCTAAAAATTATGCAGCAGTAAAAGCAGTCGAGGTTCTTCACGATTCACGACTAGATCTTACACACATCATAAAAATGGTTGCTATGGATTTTGATATGAAACCCGAAGTGCTTACAGAATTGTATCAGCAGGTTATGGCTGAAAATGACTTATATCCATTGAAACATAGCTCTTGGTGTCGTGCAAAAGTAAGGTCAAAATCGGTCTTATTGCTTGATGCAGCCTATCACGATGGGCAGAACAAGAAACTAGAAGAAATAAGTACAGTTCGAGCTGATAGAGACAAATATCGAAATGCTCTTCGAGATAGCCAAGAAATTGTTCAAAACCTCAGCAAACTACCAACCCCACCAAGACTTTCGTACTTTCCTCATTTTTAATCGGGAGTAAAAATGAACACTGACTTGAAACAAATTAAACAACGAATTGATGAGTTTAAAATAAAACAGACTGAGCATGACAAGCAAGCTATTGATTTGCTTGAATCTCTTTATTTAATGGCACAAAATCAAGAAAGAATACATGAACTTGTCAGTTCGGCAGCTCAAGCTGAAGAGTTGTTTACATTGGACGAGCTTGAAAATTTTGCTGAGCAAAGATTGAAAGCCTTTGAATCAATTTCACATGAAATACGACGAAAATACTCTCCGATAACACTCTCAACTAAATCAACAATTCAATTGATCAAACATTATATTCACTGCAAAGACTCTCAACATGGCGTAAAGATCTTAGATCTTGTTGATTTTCTTGAAAAAGAAATAGATCTTTTCATCTATTATGAAGTCAAGAAAGCTCAAAACTCATATGACAAGGAGAAAACCAGTGCAAAACCAAAATGAACTAGAAGAATCGATCAAAAACATGTCACCCGAAGAACTAGAAATCTTTGAAAACAAGGTATATAGCGCTGTTCTTGTTCGAAGAGTTGTTCAAGAAGTTATGCGGCCGATTAGACGACAATGGGCATTAAATTGGAATGCATATGTTACACGTAACGACAATAAACAATCTGTCTAACGTATTTGAAGCTGAAATCAAAGAATTGCATGCATATTGCAATGGATTTGTAAGTGATACGGCTGTAATTGTCACTGACATAGTGGTTGATGAATCTTTTCGAAACAAAGGAAATGCTTCAACACTACTCACAGAATTAAGCCTATTTTTTAAAAAACCGGTGCATCCTCTAGGGGTTTTACCAGAAGCTGAACAATTTTGGGCAAAATTTGTAGAGCGTCAGGGGGCTGGAGACTTGTCAGAGCAAGACATTATTTTGGAAAGATGGCGATTCTATGAAAAAATACTTCCAAAATGCTAAAATCATGAATTAGAATAGTTATTGAACGGCCTTTCAATTCCAATGAGGATATCCTACTGATGAAAAAATTATCTGCCCTATTACTGACAGCTTTGACGCTTTCAGTCTCAGTCCTGCCAGTTTCAGCAGGTACTCAACAAATCAAACAAGATACAACTTTTACAGGTACTGTGACAGTTCCAAATGGTTCATTTACCAGAGCTAAATTGGCAACTGAATCAGCAGTATCAGATGTTCTTCTTATCCCTAACGCATTCCGTAATGACGACGGTTCAATCATCGCTGCCGCTGCTTCTTCAGGAAAAATGGGGATCACATCCGGTGGTCATGGAACTGGTGGAATTAAATTAGTTGGTGAAGCTGCTCAAAACAACACTAAAACTGATTATTTCATTACTTCATTCATGCTCCCACCAAACTATGTGGCTGGTAGTGCAATCACAATCAAATTCACTGCCAAATACTCAGGTTCTGGAACTGCTGGCACCAAAACACTAGATATGGAAGCGTACAAACTAGCCAAAGCCGGAACAGTTGGATCAGATCTATGCTCTACAACAGTTCAAACCATCACAAGTTCATCAGTTGAGTATAGTTTCACTGTCACTCCGACTGGCTTGGTAGCGGGGGATAAAGTCCAGATTATCGGAACTTTAGTGGTCCAAGAAACTGGAAACGTTTCCACCCTCACAGGCGAAGTATCGGATGCCCGAGCTTGCTACGACATCAAGGGATAATAACTCTCAAAGAGATATTTCAAAAGCCCTTGGTTAAATAAAAAGACCAAGGGCTTTTAATTTGCAGAATCATGGAGGATGAACTTACAATTAAATAGATGGCAGGGTTGAGCAGTGGTAGCTCAAAGAGACTCATACCCTCTTTTTCGTGGGTTCGAATCCCACCCCTGCAAAAATAGGGAGTGTTATATGTTAAAAGTTCAAAAAGAAAAGATACAATTAGGTATGAGTAAAGGAAGAGCACGACATATTTTAATAACCAAATTGATTTTTGAGTTCATTTGTCACGCAAACCTTAATTCATGTCACCGTTGTAAATTACCAATGACCGTTGATAGTTATTCAATTGACCATAAGGTCGATTGGTTGGATTCTCTAAATCCTTTAGAGGTTTATTTAGACCTTCAAAATATAGGGTTTTCACACAAAATTTGTAATAGTCTTGCTGCCAAAAGACATAAAAATGCTTCAAAAACTAAAATAGCTTGTGATTATTGTAAAAAAGAATATGAGATTTATACTTACACTTTTGTTTATAGAAAGAAAAATGGCCAAAATCGTTTCTTTTGCTCACAATCATGTCAAGTAAAATTACAACACCAAGAAGGAGTATTTAAAAAATAAGGGAGTTTGGCAGAGTGGGCGATTGCGTGTGGCTGTAGACCACATCCCGAAAAGCACGGTGGTTCGAATCCATCAGCTCCCACCAATATGTAGTGCGAAATTCGTCTAGTGGAAAGACAATAGCCTTCCAAGCTACTAACATCAGTTCGAATCCGACATGGGGCTCCAATTATAAAAATATAAATTATGCAAAGATTTTGGGAAAAGGTAGACAAAACAAAAGGTCATGGGCCTAAAGGAGATTGTTGGTTATGGAAGGGGGTGATGGGCACATATGGGGCTTTCAAATTTAATGGAAAGAAAGTTGATTCACATAGATTTTCGTATCAATTAGAAAATGGTGAAATCCCCAAAGGAATGCTCGTTTGTCATAGTTGTGATATTCGATCATGTGTTAATCCAAAACATTTATTTTTAGGAACGCATAAAGATAATTTTGAAGATGCTGTTTCAAAAGGAAGAATGACTCCTATACGAAAACATCCAAATTTTCGAACTAGAGAGGTAAAATGCGGAACTCAAACTTCATATAAATATGGTTGTAGATGTGAAAAATGCAAACAAAATCAAAAACAAAGATTGAAGGAGTTTAGATTAAAAAATAAATTTTAAATGCTGCTATAGCTTAGTTTGGTTCAAAGCACTTGCTTGTCACGCAAGAGATCATCGGTTCAAATCCGTTTAGCGGCGAATACCCCCGAGTAGGAAAATTGGTAAATCCGTCTGATTTAGGATCAGGAGTCTGTCAGTTCAAGTCTGACCTTGGGGACCATGGAGAGTATCGTCATGTGGATGACAACTTGTTTTGAAAGCAAGGATGACGCTGAAAGGTGGGGGTTCAACTCCTCTACTCTCCGTTTAACGGGATGTGGCTCAGTGGTAGAGCAGGCGGTTTGGGACCGTCAGGTCGTTGGTTCAAATCCAACCATTCCGACCATAAGGTAAGTGCTGCATATGGCTGAAGTGTATTTAGTCAAAGGAAAAACTGGTGAATATGCTGATGCTGTCAGTTGGAATGTTGCTGGGTTTATTTATGAAGATGATGCTGCCCTATTTGCTCATGAACTCAATAAATATTGTTTAGAGAACAACGTGCATAAAATGAAAGCTGATCACAGAAAAACCAATCACCCAGCTAAGATCATTGAGAAAAATTTTCTTGACCAAAATATGCAGATTGACTATACCGGAACCGAGTATCAAGTTGAAGGTCCTTTTCCATTAAATCTAGGAGGTTGTATATTATGTTGATGGTGGGGGAGTAGTTCAATGGGTAGAACATTTGTTTTGCAAACAAAAGGTAATCAGTTCGAACCTGGTCTCCTCCAAATTTTCATGGTAGTTGTAGCTTAAATGGTAGATAGCGCTAGGTTGTGAGCTTAGAAGGTGGCGGTTCAAATCCGCTCAACTACCCCATGGAGAGTAGTCAGTAGAGGTACTGAAGAGGCTTGCTAAGCTTCCATACCATCGAAAGATGTTGGTTCGACTCCAATTCTCTCCGCCATTTATATAAGAGGTGCTTAAAATGACCACAGCAAATACTGAAGCCGAAATATGGAGAGTAGGAAGATCTCAAGCTCTAAGAATTAAAATTGCATCTGGTTTATATATTAAAGCTTTTGATTTTAAAATAGAAAAATGTGATTTAAATTTAGAATCATTTGTTATCAAAAGTTCAAAACCTATGCATCATGTAATAATGCATCCTTATATGATTGACTGGTGCAAAGAATTATATGAGTTGCAGCAAAATTATCCAAATGAGAATCTATAACCCCGAGTGGTCAAATAGGTAAAGGCATCCGACTTAAAATCGGGTATTTGCGGGTTCGAATCCCGCCTTGGGGATATAAACCCATCTAGCTCAATGGAAGAGCATTCGACTGATAATCGAAAGACGATAGTTCAACTCTATCGATGGGGACCATTTTGACGGGTAGCCTAATGGCAAGGCAATAGACTTTGAATCTACTGACGGAAGTTCGATTCTTCCCCCGTCATCCACTTATAAGGATTTTGAATGAAAACAAAGCGCTTATTTTATGAATTGTTGTGTTGGATTATTATTCCTCTAATAATTGCGCATTCGACTCATGATTGGTCAAATGCGCTTTGTTGGTATATTGGAGTTCTTGTTGCTAGATTTCTCAAAATTTGAGATGTGTCGATCTAATCGACAAATAATTTAGCTCTTACTGCACAATCCTTGGATTCGAGCAATTTACGCAAAGCAACAGTCTTTTCAGGGTTATCTGGAAGTGAGGTGTTGATGTGCTCAGCCAACTCACAAAATGGTTTCGAAACTTCTTGCAAGTGTGTTGGAAGATGTTTGTACTCGAAAAATTGCATTAATTTGTTCATTCAAAGCTCCTATTTTTTGATCATTTCTAAGAATTCAGCCCTGACTTCAGCTTTCCTCATATCCCCGAGCAATGCTGAAGTGACCATAATTGTATTATTCTTTTGGATTCCTCTACAACTCATGCACTGATGGTGAGCTTCAATTACAACCCCAACACCAAGAGGACGAACGATTTGGTTGAAGGAACGAGCAATCTCTTGAGTCATTCTTTCTTGCACTTGCAGACGTTTTGCAAAGCATTCGGCAAGTCTGGCTAGTTTTGATAAACCAACGATTCTATCTTTTGGTATGTATCCAATATGAACAACCCCTCTAAAAGGCAGCATATGATGCTCGCACATGCTTGTGAATTCAATATCACGCAAAATCACCATTTGATCGTATTTTTCAGCATTAAAATGTGCTGATAGTATTTCTTTAGGGTTTTGTCGATATCCAGCAGTCATTTCAAATAAAGCTTTGACTACTCTAGAAGGAGTTTTCTGCAATCCTTCTCTATTAACATCCTCACCAATACCCCTTATTAAGGTAGAGACTGCATCTAAAAGATGAACATCATCAACTGAAGCTGGTTGTCTAAAATTTGAAACTTTTACTGCCTTATTTCTTGCTGCCATTTATCTTACCTGCCATGTTTTGTGATTTTGCACTGATAATCTCCACTCAGGATTTTCTAAACATAACTTGATGCACCAATCGAGCGTATCTCTATCAAGTCCATGCCCAGAAAATGCGGGGGAGATGTATTTGAGTTCAGCAGTAACCGCAGGAACAGGGATTCCTTGGCCTTGTGCTCGAACATATTTAACTTCGGTGGCTGTTAATTGCTTAATTGCATGCTCAGCCACTTTAGGACTGATCGTAATCCAATCAAGGTTCTTTGGTAATTCAATTGACCCATTGCTTTCTATGGCAATTTTGTATCCATATTGATGAAAATGCCAGATAAACTGGTCATCAACTTGCAAACCGGGCTCACCACCAGTCAAAACCAACCATTGACAGTTATATTTGGCTACCTCATTATGAATTTCAGCCAAAGTGAGCATTCTGCCTGAAGCAAATTCAGTGTCACAAGCAAAACCACCAGGGGATTTTGGCCCTGGAGCGATATCACAAGCCATATTACACCCACGAAAGCGAATAAAAATAGATGGTTCACCAGCCCGCCCTCCTTCACCCTGAAGGCTATAAAATATTTCCGACACCCAATATTCATTTTTACTCATGCCTTTTTATTTCTCCATGCAAGTCGTTTAGCAATAGTCTCTGGTGATTGTTTCTTTCCAAGTTTAGCTTGTCTCAATTTCTCTTTATGCTCTTCAGTCAATTTTTTACCAGAATGAGCTTTTGAAATTGCTGCTTTCGCTTCTTCTGTATGCACTGGGCCTTTCTTCTTTATCCCAAGTAATCGTTTCTGCTCCCAAGCTCTTTTATTTGCCTCACTTCTAGCTTTTACCGCTTCTGGTGTGGCTTTAATAGACATTCCAGTTCTCGTCTTTTTATAACTCTCACGTTGTTGACCTGTCCATGGTTTACCTAATCTTCCATAAGTTGCTCCTCCTTCCCCACCATCAGTAAAATTAGTTAAATCATTTCCTAATTCCCTGTAATGCTTAATCCACCAACGTTCTCGTTCTTCCCATACTGATTCATCTACATTTTCAAGAGTAATAACTATTGGCCGCAAACCTATTTTCATTAGACTGTTAAGCCATTGAGCACGATGAGTCTTCCCATCTAATGCAGCAGGGCAAAGGTGATTTTGGATTCGGTGTTTTAAATTTTGAGCTTTACCTACATAACGAATTACATTAGTTCTTGGGTCAGCAAGCCCATAAATTGTAATCATTTCAGTCTCCTAATTGTGAGCTTCATAAGTCGCATAACAATTGTCAGTCTCATATAAGACTATTTTGGTGACTTCGATGTCATATGAAGCCAATAGAGTATTTGATAGCTCAAATAAGAATTGACACATTGATTCAGCCGTTGGATTTTGGTCCATGTAGAACAACTTAATTGGCAATCCGGCTTTTAGTAAGCTTTCCATTGCTTCTCTAGTCTGGGTATCATTCACATTTAAAATAAGCCCATGATCCCAGTTTCGATCAATCCAATTTCCAATTTTATCTTTGATAACTGAGAAATCAATTACTCTTCCAACTGTGTCTAAGTTGCCTATACATGTTATGTGCGCTGAGTAATTATGCCCATGCAATTGAGCACACTTAGATTCATGCCCAACAAGTCTATGCCCAGCGCAAAAATTTAAAATTCTAGTGCAAGTAGTCAATTTATTTGCTCCCTAATAAAACTTGGATTGGTGTATTGTCCTCATAAACAGTAGGGTCGGTGGTACCGCTTAGATAAAATGCTTCTCTACGTTCAACACATGTCCCACACTTGCCACAATGAATCTCTCCTCCTTTATAACAACTCCAAGTTAACTCAAAAGGAACTTTATCAAAGAATCCAATTGCAGCTATTTCGGCTTTTGAGCGATTTGCAAAAGGAGCGAGTAATTTAATTGGAGTGTAGTGACAAAGTTGCATAGCTTTATCAAGTTGTTCTATAAACATTTCTCGACAATCTGGGTAGATTGCGTGATCTCCTGCGTGTGCTGCATATGCCACAAAATTCATATCATGTGAAATTGCGTATGCAGTTGCCACTGAGAGCATAATCATGTTTCTGTTAGGAACAACAGTGGCCTTCATGTTGTCCTCAGCATAATGACCTTCAGGGACATCGATATCATCAGTTTGACTATTGTTTTTCAAAACAACCGATTTAAGCACACCTAAATCAACAACATCATAAGGAACCCCAGCCCAATCAGCGATTAATTTGGCCGCTTGAAGTTCCTTAGCGTGTCTCTGCCCATAGTGAACCCCCAATGCTCTTATTTCGTATTGGTCTTTTTGTAAAACTTTGAGTAGAGTAGATGAATCCATTCCACCACTTAAAAGAACTACAGCTCTTTTCATTGATCTTCCCCCGCTTGACTGTATATGTAGCTAGTTACTTCGTAATTTGGGTAATGTTCTTTAAAAGCTGTGAGATTTTTATTTAAACCAAATCCACAATTTAATGATTTAAACCCTTGTACGTACAAATTTTTCAAAGCCAATGTGTCAGCATAATTCATTAATTGAGAGAATGAGTCCCAACTGTTTCCAAAATTGGCTAAATCATATGTTCTTCTTTGGTCAATTCCAACAATACGAGTGGCAAGAACTTTTCCACCAAATTTGAATACGAATGTTTTGAATAATCGTGGGTATTGCAATGCCTTTTGGCAACAGAATAAGTATTTTTTGTTCGGGAACATGATCTTGAAGATCTTTGGGTCAGCAAGCTTATAATCAACCCACATATCATGCAATTCTTGCACTCCAGCGAAGTTTTCTTTGCTCAAGCTCTCAACACTAACCCCCCACTTTTCTAATTGGGTAATTGGATAAGTAAGACGCTGATGTCTTTTCTTGGCATTTTTATATGATGCTGGATTGTTGACTTGCTCTAAGTCATAAGCAATTTCTACAAAAGGTTTTCCATCGTCTAATTGCTGCAACTTGTCTATAGAATAGACTGGTCCAAGGCTTCTAAGATACTCAAGCATGTTTTTACTGTTTTCTGGTTCTTGATAGACAAAAGTTTTAAATCTACCTTGCTTATTCGGCAATACAAGAACTGAATTTTTTAAAAGCAACGGAGGGGTCTTAGAAGCCAACATTTCATTTAAATAAAAATATGTGACCAATGTTGTCACTGAAAAATTATGAACGCCCTTATTATCCAATTGGTATAAATTGGAAATATTGGTTTCAAACTTCTTCAGTGGCATCAATTTATTCATTTGCGTAGTTATTAAATACTTTGATTGGATTGATTGAAATGCCACCTCTAGGAAAGAAATCTCCCTTGACACTAATCCATTTTGGTTTCAATAAATTATTTAAGTCATTCGCAATCGTGTTGATCACCTCTTCATGGAAAGATCCATGATTTCTAAAACTGAATAAATACAGTTTCAATGATTTTGATTCAACAAGCCATTCATTTGGAGTGTACTCAATCACAATTTTGGCAAAATCTGGTTGTTTTGTTTTTGGACACAATGCAGTGAATTCAGGACATTCAAGTTGCACTACATAGCTATCAGTATCTTTGTTTGGAAACTTGTTTGCAAAGCGTTCCAATACTTGTGGAGCATATTCAGTAGGGTAATCTGTGTTCCCGGACCCAAGACTTTTAAGTTGTAATTCTTCTACCATAATCCTTTATCCCTTCCTTCGTAAAAACAGTCAAACAAAAATTCAAGAACATAGTGAGGCATTGCACAAGCTAGAAAGATTTTGGTTCCATACATTCTTTCTAAATCAAGCGCTTGTTTTATCCGTGCATAATTGTTTATTCGATCAGCTGTATTTTTAATATCATGTTTTGATATCGAAGTCCTCCACGCATCAGATTTTCCAAGTTTTTTGACATCTTCCCACGTAGCTCCAACCTTCAGTAATTTATCAACAAGCTCCTTGTCCGGCTTTTCAATAAACTGATTTTTGTTAGCGTTAGTGATTCTCATTGTTTTTGGGTCATAAACAGCCATGTTCCCAAATCTTCGTAATGAATTCCAACTTGAACTATCTACAGATTCTGGACGGTAGTATTTAACAAATGATGTATTAGTAAAGCCAAGCCAATGAACTCTTCGTTTGCCATTTTGGTTCATAAACCATCTTAAATACGCATCGTTCTTTCCACCAATTGCAATTCCACCGAACATAATGTAGTCGGTGTAACTGTATAAATCTTCAAGTCTTGATGATGTTTCTCCACGAGTAAATACTGGCATTACGTCATACCCACGCTTATTCATGGTCAAGAAGTTTTGATATGACTGGTGAGGGTCTCCATACACATCAAGCTGAACAGCATGAAAAGGTCTTAAATCTGAGATCGCATCTAGAAATCTGCAATACTCATCAAGATCAATCTGCAAGCCAGTATTCCAAGCTGAAAACGCCCCAGAATCAACAATTAATCGATAATCTTCTTTAGGGGTCTTTCGTAAAAACTCTATCCAGTTCTCAGAAAAGTATGGATAAGCAATTAGAACGTTAAGCGGTTGTTTGCCTTTAACTAATTGTGACATCGGTGATTTTAGCTCCGTCTATTGCTTTTCGCAGGAGTGTGACTAGCTCACCTTTTACGGACTGTTCACATTCCACGGTTATCTTGGCCTTTGCTTTGTCATCTGAAGGAACAACCTTCTCGACTTTTGAGATATCACTATCCCAATTTTCATCCATCATAATTGAAAGTTCATAATCTGAGAACCCTAAGAGATTCAAATCATACTGCATTTCTTCAAGAGAGAGAATTTCATCTCTTAATAGCACTGCATCCCAATCAGCATTAAGAGCCAATTTATTGTCAGCAATAACATAAGCTCTTTTTTGAGCCTCAGATAGTCCCTTTGCAACAATACAAGGAACTTCAGTTATCCCTAGTTTTTTAGCAGCTTGAGAGCGAGCATGCCCAGCCAAAATAATGTTTTTCTCGTCAATAAGAATTGGAGAAGTCCATCCAAATTCTTTTATTGAGTTGCAAACTTGTTCAATTTGCTCAGTCGTGTGAGTTCTTGAATTTTTACTATACGGTTTCAGTTCAGCCAAAGGCTTAGTAACTATCTGTAGCCGTTCTTTTGACACTTTCATTAATGCATCCCCATCCACTCTTTGCATACTGTCACAAGAGCCTCAGATTCTGATAACTCAGCACCATCATGCTCTCTAACACGATTAATGGCACTCATAACAACCAAATACTGATTTTGACTTAAAAGAATGGCTTTGTCTTTCTTTCCATTTGGCATTCTTCTTGATTTTTTAGGAGCATCTTCTTCTTTTGGGTCGAGATTATCAATGCTCCAATCTTGATAAAGCAATGATTCAAGTTCAACTGGAGAGAATGATAGATTGAATATTTCAGTAGTAACATCAAGCTCCTTAAGCTCAATCTGCAAAGCTTCGGGGTTCCACATTGTTTTTTCAGAGATCTTATTATCTAAGATTCGATATTCACGAATTTGCTTTGGAGTTAAATTGTCTACTTTTACACAAGGAACTTCAGTAAGTTCTAGAAACTTGGCAGCCATCAATCTCGTATGCCCAACAATTACTTCATTATCAGGACCAGTGACTACTAAAGGTTGCTGCCATCCATATGATTTAATTGACTCTGCTAATGCCTCGATTGCTGACATTGGGATTGAACGAGGATTGTTGTGGTAGGGAGTGATTTGATTAATATCGATCCAATTGATATTCATTATTTGTCTCTCATCCAGTTAGGAGCATGTTTTTCAAGGTAGAACATAGCTGCTTCTAGTTTTTTGCTATCTACGTCTTTTCCTTGAATTGTTTGAATAACAATTGCGGCGCACGATTGCTGAACTCTTGCCTTCCCGCGAACTATGGCCGTCTTAAATTGGGGGTCCTCAGCCATTCTTTGTTCAAATTCAGCAACCGTGCAATCTAAAAGAGCACATATAGAAGCTCGATCTAGCCTAGCCGCTCCAAATGTCTCTAATTGATTTATATATTTTTCGTCCAAAACTTCGGGAATTGCCGAAGTTGGAGTACTTGCCGCAACTATTTTTTTCTTAGTGTTACCAATGTTCTTCTTCATAACGATATCTTATCACCAGTAACATTATTATTCAATCATGGTTTCCATAACGGGAAGTTAGATAGAAATCTTCGCTTCTCATGATAGATTCCTTCAGTAGCAACACAAGTCAAACCTAGATTGTCATCAGGCTCATCATGAAATTCATATTTGATGTTCTTTAGTTTGAGTAGATCAATTACTTTTAAAAGAGCTTGTTTATCAGCTACTTGTAAAAGAACCAAATTGCACCCTTCAGGCAGAGCAAATGATTTTCCGGCTAAGGCACTTGCATGCGACACTTGGCACATAGCATCAGCATGACTTAGATCTTTTCTGACAAAAACGTAATAATACATATAAAAATCCTCCATAAATGACTACGAAACAGAGTCATAAATGGAGGATCTTTATTTTGATTGTCGCAAATCTACGTCATTTTGTTACCGAACTTTTAAAAATGGCCCCCCTCTTTACCTTTCGATATCGAGAGGGATAAATGTTGCGGGTGATTAGCTATTAACTTTTCACCCGCATATGGTGCCTGAGACGAGGATCTAACTCGCATATCTCCGGTTTAGAATCGGTACCTGCATCTATTTGAGGAACACTCAGGCAAGTTCTAATGACTTAATTGAATCATGGCTAAATTTAATTGTCAAATTAGTTGATTACTTATAGTTTTCTATTATAATAGTATTGTAGTTAAGGAGAACGACGCAATGACCAAACCAGAATTACAAGAACTTACTTTAATGCTTGATAAAGCCGCAAAAATTAAAGTACATCCAAAAGATAGAAGTTCAAAACGAGCCATAGAAGAATTTGAAGCTCTAAGTTATGCACTAAAAACTAATCCTGATCTATATACCAGTTCCAGTATGCACAAAGTATTAGTAAGCACAAAAAACCAAGTAGCAAAAGTTTTAAAAGATGCCGAAATCTCATAGGAGAACGACACCAATGATCTATTTAAAGAGTTTTGATGTTATGTGGGAAACACTCTATAAAATAGAAGGTCAAAAATTTAGTTCTTTTACTGGTTTGAGTGGAGCAACTATTGTAATTAAAGGCACTTTTGTTTATAGAAGCTTAAAAGGAGAACATCAGTATGTCTACTAAGAAAAAACCAATCACCGCAACCAAACTTGATTTGCAAAGCGCGGCTAGTGGAGACAATCAGTCACCACAATACTCATTTTGGTTAGTCAGCCCGAAAAATGGCAACCAACTTGAAATAGCCATCGGAGTATTTCCAAATCAAGTTCCAGAACAGAACAAACAACACATTCAAGAGGCTTTTGACCATATGGTTGATTCAATTGGATTTGAATTGTCACGATTTGTGGTTAAGTAAAATGGGAACTGACTGCACAATAAGAATAAAAGATCAAAAGGGTAAAGTTCTATGCCGTCTGTGGAGATTGTATGATGGCTACCCGCTTCATATTGGCAAAATCATCGCTGAGTACTTAAAAGACAGTGAATTGGTCGAGGGTTTTGATAACAAAATGGATAACCCTAGATATTTTCACGGAATGGGGGATTTGGCAGCGAGTCTTATAAGTCACTTAAAAAATTGGAAAGATCCACGTTATGAGATCAAACATGATGAGGATGAGTACATTAAAACGTTCTATGCAGCAATGAATAGAACAATCAGCAAAATACAAGTTGATCTACCAATAGATAAAGGTGGCGCTTGCTGGGATTACACCATATATGTCGGTGATAAAGGTCAAATTTGCCTTCTAGTCGAAGGGGGAGAGGTCGATTTCAATGATGACATCTCAAAATTTAACGCTGATGAGTTCGATAAAGCAAATTCTTATGATGAAGATGACGAAGATGATGAATGAAAATCAAAATACAAAGCATAAATGGAAATTACTTGGAACTGACGTTTTTCCATTCTTATACCACTGCAATTTTTGCGGGTTTTTGACTACTTCACCCTTTGTCAGTAAGTGCGAAGCAAGTTATTCTCTAGGATCACCCTCTAAGAAGGCTCCAAAGGCGTCAAAAACTGCTTCCGATGTTTTAGGACCGGCAACCCCATCCTCTAACAGTTTTACAGTCAAAAACTGATTTAAAAATCGCTGCAAAGCCAAAATTTCATCACTTTTGTTCTTTGGATCATATTTGAAAGTTGTAGAATGCATTTTGCCCTCTTGAATTAATAACTCATGTAAAAGAACAGCCGAACCGACTTGCTGGGATACTGCATCTTTGTCAAAAACATGGTCTCTAATATACTTCCCTTTGGTATAGTGCTGTGAACATGACCAAAGATATGGAGAATTTACGCCATATTGCCTATACCCATACCCATTGAATGACTCAAGCCTGAAAAGCATCATTGGTATTGACCAATCTTGTTGATTAATCAGTCCTTTGAGTGCAAGTGCATCTAATGCAGACTCTTCCCATGTATATAATTTGCCATCTTTTGGCGGAGCAAGAGGTCTCCCCTTTGGAACCCTAACAGTCCTAGCGAATTTCATTTGTTTGGTCTTTTTATCAAGCACATTCAAAGGGTCACCATTATGTAAATGCCCTTTGAATGCAAAACTGGTTTCTTCCAAAGCTTGAATCAACCCAATAAAGTACCAAGGAACCCCAGTTTTTTGAGAAATGGCTGAATATTTGGACCGATTTTGTCTAATTTTTGAAACAAGCTCAACTACGGTTGCCGCTTTCTTAGTTATTCGACAACTTTTGAACAATTTTTCGTATTGTTGTTTGACTTCTGGGGTGTACTTCATGGCAATAGAAGGTCAACAGTGATTGGAGATCCACTTCCATTGGTGATGCGTAGAGCTGTCAATGGAGTTGTGATCGTGACTCGGTTAGTTGATATAGTGATTGCACGCCATACAGGGGTTTCAATGTTTTCATCTGGATCATCAAGCAATGAGTTTTGAATTGACTCAAAACTATTAATAGTGCCTTCTAATGTGATGCTTGAAGTTGCACTGAAATCAAGTGTGATTGTGCGAGGATTTGGAGAATATGACAAATAAAAAACTTGTCTATCAGCAGCAGCCAAAGCCATGCGCTGGCAGTTCCATTTATAATACGAAGCTTGACTTGATTTGGTTGAGGGTGGCGGGTTGAATGCTGGTAAATCTGTGGTCATTTCATTTCCTCTAGTTGAAGGACTGTCATTTGAGAGATGTAGTCTGGTTTTGAGCTAAGAAACTCTTTTATAACTTCACTATGCTTAGGTTTTACCCCTCGCATTTTTAATTCCATGAATTCCTCAGAGATTTCCTTTCCTAATTTTAGCTCAATCAAAGCTCTTAAGTCATTTACTGATACTGGGTATTCTGCTGATTCGGGGGTCAGATACAGATTGGCAGCAATTTCTTCATTAAGCTGTTTCTTCTTAGTGAATAATGCTTTCCAATCTACTTTCATGTTAACAAATCACCTATCAAAGCTCTTACTCTTGGATGACTCAAATACCCTTCCCCCGAATGTGCTGCCGTAGGAGTGTATCCTGGCTTGTTATCTGGGTTTCTAATTATATTATCTAACACGCCTTGACCGTATTGGTCTTTGTAAGATTTCTCAAGTGCTTGATTTAATGATACTGGGTCTTCTGGGTCAAAGAAATTGTGCCAATTTTTGACTGTTGGAGGAATCACTAATTTTTGAAGCTTATGAATTAACCTTTGATGAGCTTTCACAAACTCTAACCCAAGAGGACTGCCTAGAGTTATGAATGCTTCAACTTCATGATTAGCTGACATTAAGGCATCGTAAGCAATGCAAGTTCCAAGTGAGTGAGCAAGGACAATTCTTGGTTTATGAAAATCGAGAAGTTCAGTCATTCTAGAACGCATTAGGGACTGACGTTGTTTATCATAAAAATATGTGTAAACATCATGGATTACATACTCAGTAAAGGCTTGCATGGCTGTATCCTGAGCCTTATCAACCAATTCTTGCATAACGCCTGGGTGTATAGTCATTTTCACATCACGCAAATCGGCATAATAAGCCATATCTGTTAGCGGTGATGGAGCTATTTCTGGATTTTTATGTCCATCAAACAAGCAATAATCCCATAAGTATTTCAATTCTTGTTTAGGCGGTTTGAAGCCCATCCCATGGATATAGACTAACTCAGCCTTAGTTATTTCAGGGGTGGGCTCAACCATCATTGTATAAAGCTCCTAATCGGGAAGTTTATCTATATATGGGCAAACTGCTCGACCAACTTTACAGATTGTTTTTGCCACTTTGACGATGACATGATAATAATCTGCTGCATTGGCTTTCAAAGCACCGGGGTTATCGAAGAAAAGCTCAACATGTCTCTTTGATACTTTTGCTTTGTATTTAAAAATCCCAAAAATATCCATTCTAATTACAGGAACATTTTGGCAATACAAGTACAACGCATCGATAACCTCTAATTGCTGTTCATGACTTAGTTTTTTGAAAACTAAGTCTCTAAGAACCACGCATTCTTTAAATGAGAACTCTTCTTCATGATCACACATTAGACTTCCATATCCTCCACGGCCCAAAAGTCAGCAGCCAAGTCAGCATTGGTTAGATATTCCATTGGGATATATCCATAACCTTTGTCTCCCCAAGCTGTTGACCATGAATTCCTAAAGATCACATAATCCTTATCTCCCTCAACAGCCATACCAGGAAGTTTTTTGGTGTACCCAACCATTAGAAGAGCATGTCCACCTAACATTTTTTCTTTTTTGTTAGGCATAGGAATTACCCCGGTGCGACTGACCTCAGCAGTTTCCATTGATTCATACACTGCAATACCAAAAATAATTGGAATATTGCTTGCCAAAATTTGTTTGATAGTTAACGCATCTAATGGCACCGCACGATAATTGATTGATTGATGAGTCAAGGCATTTTTGTAACAAGCTCTTTTTGGCTTCATACGAAACTTCAATTGATTGTCAGAATAAGGCCACCAATAAGATTGACTGCTTTTATTTGGTTCAGCTTCAGGGCAAATACCTAGTTTGTTCAATACTTTTAAACCGGTACGTAAAGTCGCTCCAGAATCAATCCAAATGGTTCCTTCCTCTACTCTCTCATTGTAATAAAGAAAGAGTCTTGAGGGGGTAAATGGGGGCACTGATGGTTGTTTCATGTATAGATACTCAACTGCTGCACCAATAGCATTAGCAGTACATGACCCAAGTTGACCTTGGTCATAAATAGGAGGCATGCCAGAACGTAAATCAACACTAGGAGGCAAAGTTGCTGGGTCGATTACAGAACGTTTGAATTTAAAATCACGAAAGTCTGGTTTTTGTTTTTTCCAACCGTATGAATATCGTGTTTTTTTCTTTGACATGTTTCTCACCCTTACCTTCCTTGAAAACCTTAATATATCTTACCTTTATTTGTCATCTGATGATTCTTTATCAATCAATGATTTAATCTCATTCTTCAAATTTTCATCCTTTTCATGAATTCCACATGATGCGATTTTAATTCTTAAAGTCTGTGATCGACCTAATCTCCAGATTGGAAAATCTTGTCTTGATGTAGTCATTTAAAATCCCCCTTATAAATGGCGGAGAGAATTGGAGTCGAACCAACATCTTTCGATGGTATAGAAGCTTAGCAAGCCCCCTCAGCACCACTGCTGACTACTCTCCTAACGGGTGATAGAGCAGATTCGAAATGACTGTCTTATTACGACCGTCAACGCTCCAACCAGTGCGAGCATTCCAGATTGAAAAATAAGAGTTTCGATACCAAAATAATGACGAGCTATTATCTCTAAAATAACCAAGAGAACGATTAAGATAAGAATAGCCATTGAGATTCTCTCAATTAACTTAAGTTTTCTTCCTTGAACTTCAATTCTCCATTGCAGAGCTTTTGATTCCATCTCCAATTGCTCATTATTAGACTGTACTTTCTTAATTTCTTCATGCTTTTCAATTAATTGAGAAGCCCTATATGAAGCTGTATGCACAGTAGTACTAAACTCAGCGGAGTGGTTTACTGATGATTTTGGAATGATGGAGACCCCAACCAATTCCTTAGTAATTTTTGTGACATTATTAATTTCATCATCAGTCAAAATAGTTATTGGAATGGTTTGATTAAAATTGCGAATAGCGGTAAATATTTGGTCTATTTCTTTTTTATTTTTATCAGAAACATCGACCAAAACGTAATCATATTGACCTTGTGTAAGGGCTTTTAACCCACTTCTCAAGGTTGTAACTGGAGTTATGTGATCTAAAGGCAGTTTTAATTGAATTTTGTCGGCAACACTATGGTCATCTTCAATTAAAAGGATTTTTGCCATGACTAGAGAGACTCCACAATAAGGCAACCAAACTGCCTAGAAGGACGTATAAACATCCAACAATAGCTCTAAAAAATTCTACAAAAGCATCTCCCATAATCGTCTCCAGTCTTTTGTATTACCCCCTATTATGTCACACTAAAGCAACAATTGGGATATTATAAGTTACCGCATGTTGCTCTACCATATCAATTATAAGCTGAGCTATCTCAGATCCCAGTTGTGCTATTAATCCTAGTTTCATATCAGCCCAAGTCATTTGTAATACTTCCGGTTGATAAAGATTTTCAATCATAGCTCCTTTGCTCATTGCTAAATTAGGGCGAATGGCTCTCAAACTATTTGGAGGATTTTGTTGATCACCTTCAACTCCCCAAATTGGATCGTTAAATAGTGCGGTATAAAATCCTAGAATATCGGGAGTGTTGGGATCGGGAGTTGGTGTTTCAATGGTTGGTGGATCATAAACTAATAGACCATTTTCCAATTTGTAATTATTTGGATTTGGATCATTTTCAAAAATCACAAATTCTAAAACAATAGAGTCCAGGAGAATATTTTCACCAGGTACGGGGGCAGTGCCGTTCCAGATCTCAGAAGATTTATTTTCATTCGCTCTAAAAACTATCCAGGACATGGTTTCTCCTTAGAAATACCTTACAGCACCTTCTTGAATGATCACTGACTGTCCACTACTGCCAGCAGTGGGGGCCAATGTTGTGGAACCTGTCGCACCCACACTTCCACCCGTTGTAGTGATAGTACCGTTATTAGTGACAGTCGGAGCATGAAGTATGACCCAACCGCCACCGCCACCAGGTCCGGCACCGCAACTAACCGATGAAGCGCTAGCACCATTTCCAGCGGCAACGGAAATGGTTTTGCCACTATTAATGGTTATATATTCACCAGCCGATGCAATTAACCCACCTCCAGAACCTCCAGCTCCCCCTGGTCCATAATTGCCCCCCGAACCAGCAGTACCATTTTGTCCAGTGGCTGTCCAATTAGCATTGAATACAATTCCTTTTCTTGCTTCCAGATAACAGCAATTGCCACCATTACCTCCAGCACCAGCTATGTCACTCGTACCCTCGCCGCTACCTGATGCACCGCCACTTGAGGCAAAAAATTGACGAATATCATAAGCTCGACCACCATACCCACCGGCTTGATATCCACCGCCGCCGTTTCCACCATTTCCTCCAAATCCACCACCGCCACCGCTTTGACGATAAGGATACAGCATGGGTGAACTGCCCCCACCTGGGCCTCTGCCCATTTCGTATCTAAAATATCCACCAGCCCCGGTCGCACATTGTCCACCATTATTTGGGCGAGTCAATGTCGGATCATGATTAATTGTAATCACATCATTGCAATAAATACGAGTTCCATCAGCAATGGTCCAAGCACCAGTTGTGGTCAAAGGACCGTTGTGATAATAAACACCACTAATACTACCTGAAGTGGGGCATTGCCTTGATCCATTTCCGCCAATCAAATTGTAATGATTAGAATGAGTAATTTCTATCCAATTAGAGCCATCTGAAACAAACTTTCTTGTTTGCCAAATTGTCGTCATTGTAATGGTAAGAGAGCCATTAAGCGTCTCTGACGAATTACCATCTAAAGTGATGGCATTTGCATCACTTGTGACTTTTACGAACTCAACCCACTCTTCAGTATGCCCAGCAGCAGTTGGAAAAGTTACAGTATAAGCACCTCCGCTAGTGTCACACTTATAAATGGTATTGTAAGTGGCGGTAAATGTTGTGGTTTTACTTTGAACACTCGGAGTAGTGCCGCTTGGAGCGTATCCAAATCTGGCCACCTCATGATATTCAGTGCCAACCTGGGCATACAGGACTGCTCTGTCGACCCCCAAAATAATATCTGAAGCATCTAAATGGATTAGTTTGCCATCACCGCTTTGATTGTGCTTCAGTGTTATTACATGACCAGCATCTTTACCTTGTACCAGCAATAACTTCACATTATTGGTGGTGACCAATCTATTACAATCTTGCGTTCCGGCACCACCATTAGTATCTAACGTGATATTACCTTTTGTTGGAGTGGCTATATTACTTCCATTCAAAGTCAATGCTTCGATGTCCGCACCCCCCAATACCTTGGCTAAATTGCTTTGTAACGTTGTAATATCGGATTGGGCGGTATCGATATCACTTTCAGCGGTATCAAGTCTAGTATCTAATCCAGAAATATCACTTGTATTATCACTGACTGTGGTGGCTAAAGTATCAAATGTATCTTTTCTAACTGGATTTCCATTGGCTGAAGCAACTGGTACTACAATTTTGCCGTTAGAATCGGCTCGCACCAATTTGTTTGCTGAAATAGTTGCTACGGCTGCATTTAAATCATCTTGAGCTGTAGTTATTTGAGTTTGTAAGCTTGACTCAACGTCATTTAATTGCCCTAAATTGACTGCATCTTCTTCAGCAGTTGCATCAGCAACTTCTAAATTGCCATTGCTGTCGTATTTAGCAAGTCTGCTTGGGGTCGCAACAGAATTAGCTAAACCAATAGTGTTAGATAATGAGCTTATTGACGAGGCATTAGCTGTTATTTGCGTTTGAAGATTGTTTTTGTCAGTTTGGTGAACAGTCAAAAGAGTAAAAGCATTTGCAACTGAATAAGGAGTACATGCTTTATTAGGATCTGTTCCTGTAGCGACCTCAGAAGGTGTTGCTAAAACAACAATACCTGGGGAATCAGTAGTTGCTTCATTGATTGAGAAATAAATAGGGGACCATTCAGTGGTTTCAGCATCACCAGCAGTTTTACAGATGAATAGTGACTCTGTAGGCGGATAATAATAATAAATTCCTGGAAAAGCACACGCGATCACACCATTTGGGTTCGATACTTCCTCATTGACAATTGTTAAATGATTATCAATTAGAGTTAGAATATCTTCCCATACGCTGTCATCGTCAATATCTAAAACCTGAAAGGGCATTATGCTTTATCCTTTTGTTTTGGTTGTGTAAGCTTCAAGTGTTTATTCACTAACGCTAACTTCTCATCAAGCTCTTTATGCTTTTCAAGCAAATCTTCTTTAGTTTTTAGCAAATCCTTTTGCAATTTGCGTACTGAGGGCGAAGTTGCAACAAACCAACCAGTTTTAGGACACATTCTAAAACCGGGCATAGCAATTTGCTTTGCAGCACGTTTGAAAAGTTCCGTTTTTTGTTTCTGTTCGTCGCTCATCTTGCCACAATCCTTATATTTCGAATTCTAGGTGTCACATAATCAGCAGCAGTGCTCAAATCAATCTTAACCCGAACATCTTGTTTATCATCACCACCGGTATTGTATGTATAGTGCCGCTCCCACCAAACATCATCTATTTGTTGAGCATCATCTTCTACTTCTTCCATAACTTCAAAATCTTCTTGATCAAGATCAACGGAAGGAGCAGCAGATGTGCCACCAGGTTTGTCAACTTCGAACCACACGTCTACATCTTCAACTTCAGCGGTTGGAAGTGAGAACTCACGGCATACCCATCCACCAGATGTTAGGAATCTAAAGCCTAAAACAGTGGTATCGTCAAAGAGTATGGGGAATAGATTTCTAGTTCCTTGCAATTTGACTCTAAAATATAGAGTTGAAACTGTTTGAAGTAAATCAACTTCTTTCATGGGGGCAAAATCAATCCACTCAGTATTATTGAGTGAGTACTGATAAATAACCCTTGTTTCATCAGTTAATTCAACGAAAGGAACTAGAACTGAGAATCTAGAAATGTCCTCAGATTCAAATTCAACTGTATCTAAATTCACAATTACTTCAGGTGATGTGAATTCAGCTTTATACAGATTGAATTTGATATCAGATGCCGGAATAATCTCCCAAGCGCTAGCATTAGGTGATCTAAACAGTGACCCAGAATTTGGATTCTTACTAATTAGACCATTTACTGAGTCAGTCTGACCTAAAGTAGCAATTTTCAAAGAACCGGATGTGTCCAAGGTGGCGACGACAAAGCAATACTGCTTCCCAGACTCTAGAAATACTGGATTGGTGAAGTTGAAGACAGTTTCTACTCCAGAATCTTCAAGCTCATTTGCATTTAGCCAGGTAGTTGCAATGTATTTATCAGTTGGATAACCATTTTCAACTTCCGCTAGTGATACTGTTACAGATTCACTTGGAACTGTGTGGAAAAATAATCCAATGCCCGATGCCATGAAATTAGTCGTAGCTGAAAATGTTTGCGCTACTGGATCTTGATAGGTTTTTGGAAACTGTGCAATCTGCAATTTGGCAACATCGGTTGAAGCAATAATTGCAGCAGTGTTGGCATCAACGTTGGTGCTGGTTAAATTAGCAGCATCCATCATTAAGTCAATTTGAGTTGCTGAGATAATTGACTCTAAACCAGTGAAAGCCAACATAGCTACCGTAGCGGCTGTCAGCAATTCTTTAGTCAAAGTCACACCTTCGATAATTGCTTGTTTGATACCGATAGCAATAGTCTGTGCCAGTGATTGATTTCCAGAAAAATACAATTCTAGATATAAAGGATCACCATTATAGACAGGACCGCCTTGAGTCGTCCAACCAAGCACACCTGACCAACATGTCCAGCTATAGTAGTACCACGAAGGGTCACTTTCCCAGTGCATTCCTAATGACACACGAAAGACCTTAAAAGGCATGTACTCATTAAACTGTTTCCAGTGTGAGTCATGAACTTTTACAAGTAAGCTCTGCAATTCCATAAAGGCAGTGGCTTGATAGGTACATGTGGCGAAGGTTTTAACACGTGTTAAGTCTTCTGGATCATGTCCATAACAAGTAATTTCATAACTGCCAGTCTCTGTATTAGCTGGAATGTCAAAAGTTGCTGCCCATTCTCCGTTTGAATCGGCTTTGACTGCGCCCGCATAAGCTGGGTCAGTTTCATTTGCAGTGCCATCAATACCAGTTAAAGGTACTCCTTTTCCAGCAAACATGACAATGATCGCACGCTCATTAGGAGCAAATCTAGAACCATAAATTGTAAGTGTTGAGGTGTCAATATTTCCACGAACAATTACATTACTTGCTTCTTCTACAGTTACCCACTCGTTATCAACGATGGTTTTAGAACTAGCTGATTGATTGTTCTCATTCAGAGTAATTGCTTGAGAGTTACCAGAAACTGTTGAAGACCATTCTTTATCTAAAGGTATTTTGTTGTAATACCAAGGATTGTCTTTATAAATTTGACTTACTTCTTTAGCCCCAAGCTGGCTAGCCAAGGCGCTCTTCTTTGAAACGTTCGAAGTCAAATAATAATTGAGAATATTTGAGCAAGACACCACTGAAGTATCGTGGATAGTTGTAATTGTGCCTAAATCATCAGCGTATTTGCTATCTACGCTACGATTGAGTGAAATTTTTCCACGTAAATTAACAGCATCGAATTCATTAATTAAAACAGCACCACTAGAAAATGGTTGACTGATGATTACTTGATTGGTGTATGGGGGATTCCAAATATTATTCGATAAAGTACATGTGCTAGACGTCAAAATAGGTCTGTAGCTTTGCATTGTTCTAGGCAAAGTAAAATTACGACCGAGTGGATCTAGTGCTAAAGCAAAATCCTCATGACCTGTATCACAAGAATCAAAATCAGTTGCCGGATCAGCAAAAACTCCACGCTTATCAGTAACTGTTGGTTTATTGAGTGTGTCTTGAACTAACTGAAATTGAGCTTGGTTGTAGAGAATATTTTGAACGTTTCTATACATTTGACGTAACTGCACGACTTTCATAGTTTCGTTGTTAAATCGCTCAAATTTAACATCAGCCGCAACACATTCAGCGGGTAAATGTATCTTAGCTACGGGTAGATGTTGGTCGGGTACTGAGGGTGCCACAGCAACGACACCAGGGGTGCCTTTTAAGATTAGAAATCTACCATCTTTCTTTTGTACAAGAGTATCTTTACGAGAAAGCGCGTAATCATAAGTCATATAGAATGATGACCCATTTACAGGCTTGCTGCCGGTAGTATCAAAAGATACTTGAGACTTGTAATTAACGGTGTGGTTATTCGGAGTCTTTGTGGGCTGACTATTTAAAATCAAAGTCCCATCAGCATCTTTGAAACTATCACGAGCTAAGTAATCCCCCTCAATCGTGTGCGCCCAATATGAATAGGTAGCATAGACGCTGGTGCTATTACTGACACCGGTAAAAGTGACCACTCCCGTTATTGCATTATATGAATATGAAGACTCAGTGATAAGAGAATCATCGGAAGTCTTACGAATAGTCAGAAATTCAACTTCACCATGATTTAGTGTGATCGCTGAACTTGAAACTGTGTGAGTTTCTGATGTAACCCCAGTTCTGGTGCGGGTTCCTTTAGTCAAAATTTTGCTATACTTAACAGTGACCGTATAAGTTGTACCCGTTGATGGCTGTGTGCCACCACTTAACCAAGTAATGAAGTTCCCGGCCAAAACAAAATCGACACCTTCAGTAAAAGTAGTCGAAGGAGCTTGTGTAATAGAAACAACAGTATCAACTGGCTGCCATTGTGAGGGAATAGGGTCTGATCCATTAACGATTTGACCACGAGTCATTGGAAATGCCGAAGATTGCAAAATTGCAGTCAGTGTGGTCATTTTTAGGACTGGAGCATTGTCCATGTTGTAGACAAGCGTGCCCGTGATATACGGCTCAGGCTCAACATAACGGGTAGTGCCTTCTAGTGGTCTTTCAACTGATAGGATGGTACTGTTATTAGGCTTTCGGTACCCCTCAACATAGCCAACCCCACCAGAAATTAAAAGCTTCATGTTTGGTGGATCGTTTTCGATCGGAAGAGTATCTGAAATCTCTAAATTCGGTAATGTTGTGAAGAACTGGCCGTCCTTCTCTTTGGTTCTAAGAGCAATCATGTCTTCAATTTGTTCAAGGATTGAAGATTGATTGATAGGAGCCTGTACTAACTGCCCATTTTCAAAAGTAGCAAAAGGAATCCCTGTGCCACCAAGGACAAAATTATACTCAAAAACCTGTCTATGAGCACCAGCCTGACCATAGTTTTGAGTTCCAGATGCTGGGTCATTTAAATCTGGATCATCTGCTTCAGTAATTACACGACTTGTAATTACTAAATTGATAACCTCTATGCCTGAACCTGTGATATCTACTGTATCCGCTTGGACAGTGTGAACAAAACCAAGAGCATATACTTGACCAGCAGTTATAGAAACTCTTAATGCAGCCCCCACAAATGCCGTGGTGACCTGACATCCATCACCTATGACATTTCCATCTTTCCAGAAAGCCTTAGCTAATTGTTCAAACTGTGCTTCATGCATTGTCTGAATTTCATTGAACTCAGCACTTTGCATAGGCTTTCCATGACGAAATAAAATTCGCTTCCACGGCTTATCACTGCCATTAAACCGATCATAATACCCAGATGGTGTTTCAATAGACATTTACTTCGACTCCTTAGTATTCAAAGATGATTGACAATTCCCATGAAGTATCTGGGTTAATATTTGTTGGTTTGGCATGGTGCAGACATTCAACTGTCCCCCACTCATCAATATTGGCACTAGCTACAAAGTTATCCTCTTCATAGCCATCGGCTGGAACTAAATCTGTTGAAATCCCAAAAGCCCTGTAAGCTGACACAGCTAACTCATTAGAGTGAATAGTTGCTGTTGCAATTACCTTAATATTTGCTGGGTCTTCAGCCAATACCTCTTCTTCAGTGTCTATCTCAAGAAATTTTCTAACAGTTGAGCCATCGTTATAAAGAATAGTCCCCGCATCATCTTCAACTGCCCATCTTAAAATTGCCTTGACAGCTCCAAATTTATTAGGAACATCTGAAGCTGATAATAATTCGGCTGGTGGACTTGAATCATTTGGCCATGCTGATGACTGCCCTAAAACAATCCAAGAATTATCAGCATTATAATTTTTCAATCTAATGGCATCTTTAAGCCGATGATTTTTTAACTGGATCAATTTACAAATCCTCAACTAGCTTTCTTAAGTATATCAATTACAATTCAATACTTGAAGGGTTCAGCATATCTTGGAACCAAGAGAGTCTTTGATTTTTTTGGTCTTTGTCCCATGCAATATTTTTCAATTCTCGATATGTTTTAGTTGAAACCACTCCCCAAGGAAGAAGTTTGGCACCCATATTGGTGGTTTGATTCTCGTACAAATAAGCATCATTATCAGCGTAGACAACTTCATAGTCATCACCTTCAATTGATTTTCTTCTATTAAACGTCCAATTTTGGTGATCTTCTATTTGCTCATGCAGTTGCCCTTCGTATTGAATTTGCATGTAAGAAGGAGCTGCATAAAGAGGATAGATTGGAATGACTGACGGGGTACTAACCCAAAAATTGCCTCCGTGCATGCTGAAGCAATGCATGTCACCACCAGACGCAATCAAATTGTTATCAAGAGTGGGGTAGGGGGTTCGTAAAAAATAGCTTGATTTGACAATGGTTGATGGTTTATAGATTGAAACATCACTTAAATCAAAAGCATACTGAAATTTAAAAATAAAGAAACGCTTGGTCCCAGCAGGGTGTATTGACTCAACTAGAGCCAGAAAATCATTCATATTTGTAATTAAATGTGATTGTAAGATAATTACTAAATATGTATATCTAGTCCAGTAAACTCCATCATGTAGATATGCCAATTTGAGGCTGTCCCACGAATCTAAAGCACTGCCTTGAACACCACTTAAACAAGTTCTAGGATCATCCCATCTAGCCACCATTTCATTAGGAAGGTGAACTTCAATAGGTGAACCTACGACCTCACCAATAAATGTGTATAAAAGCTCAGTGCCCTTATGCCCGAACCATGCTTTGTTTTCTTTTAAAAATTGTTTTATTGGGATTGCGTCAGTTAACGGAATCCCAACCCCAATTTCATTTTTAATTGAATCTAAAAACAAAGTATCATCAATATCATTTTGTTCAATAAAATGACGAGCAAAATATCTATGTACTGCAACTAGGTGAGCTATTTGCCCAATAAAAACTTCATCATCATCTTCAAAGGCAGCATTGCCAAAAGATGCTTTAAGAATATTAGTTATATTCTCTTTGTCCGTGAGATACTCATCAGTATTAATAATGTCATCCCATGAAATACTCATTAAGCAAACTCCGCTCTAATGTCTAAACTGACTAACCTAACCAATTGCAAATAACTAATCAAAACATCATCACTAGAAGCATTAAAATGCAGAGTGCATAACTGATCGGTTAATCCTGTTGAAACAGTTTTAAAATACCCTTGCTGAATTTTAGAACTTGCATCTCCACTAAATAAAACATCACTATTTGCTTTTCTCAAAACAACATTTGTGGCATCAATGTTCCCTATTACCGGAATTGCTATTTGTCCGGCCTCAGATACAGCCCCAGTCGAGCATGAAGTTGTGTAATTTGCATATTTGACAAAATCAAGATTCTGTAAGACTGAAAGAACATTTGATTCATATAAAGAATCACCAATCTTAAGAGCATCGAAACAGTTTGATAATGCTTCAACAATACCAGTTCTGGCTTGGGACAAATCAGTCGTAAAATCACGAATAACTCCAACATTCAAAACTATGTCAATATCAATAACTTCTGGAGCTTGAACATCAAGTTCAATTGTAATTACCTTAACCTTTTCAAGCGCTTCTTTAACCATATTTTTGAAGTCGGTAGAGACATCATAAGGGTCTGAACCTCTCACAACAATGATGACCTGCCCATATCTTCCAACTTCCTCACCACCAATAACTTTACTTTCAACAACCCCCGCAAGATTGTTAACAACTGCCTCATAATCTTTAGCTGTTACGACTCTTCCTTGAGTTCCATAGAAAAGTGGAGCATTAGTTTTGATTGATTGAATAGACTCAGCATCTCTTCCTCCTAAAGCTGACGTCAAAGTCACTCCAGAAAAGTAATTATTCAACTCATTGTTGCCGCTATCTTTAATTTGAGTGATTGGAATAACTGGGTATCCAATTGGCCCTATATTTCCTTTGTCCCCCTCAGTCAATATTGCTGATATTCTTATCACTTGGCCATCAATAGGTTTCTTAGTGTTTAAATCAGCTCCAAAAGTAATGACATAACCATTGGCTGACTCAGCCAGCTTATAGGATTTCTCATCAGCAACATCTATAAATGAATCTATCGCACTCCATTCTTCATCATCAACAGTTACTAAAATTTGGCAACACTTTTGAGGAATAGTAATTTCTTTCCAAGCGGTCCCATCGGCAATAATAGTTCTTGCATACTCAGTCCCTTGGATTAAACTGATATCAATACTTGTTTGGCCACTAGGAATAATTATTTGTGATTGACAGATGAAATCTATATTGTTGATTTTCCAAACTGAATTTTCATCAATTTCAATCTGTTCGTTTAGGGCTGGGAAGGTTAATCTTGCTTGAACAGTTGCAGCACTTATTCTTCCAATTGGATAATTCAAAGATTTGGCAATTCTTACAGCCGATTCTCTTAATGAACATGTCGATAAAAATGTTTCAGCGAGTTGTTTGTCAGTGTAGAACAAATTCATATCGTTCAAAGCTGCAAACGATTTTAAAAGAGTGTAACCAACGTCACTATCAAGAAAATCATTCCATTTTCCACCTGTAGCTGAAGCGATTCTAGTTTTCATGTCTGCTAAGACATCAGCCATATCTTTATATGCATAGTTCATGTCAAAGTCTGTCATCCGAATACTTTCCTTCCATTTATTGTGAATGAAGCAGCTCTAAATAAAGTCGAATCATCTCTTCTCAATAGAACTTCAATTTTTTGTGATGAGATTGTTCCCTTGATCACATAGGCAACATCTATTTGAACCATATTTGCTTCAACCATTGTCACCTCAGTCCCAGTAACAGTCAAATACGGTAAATGCCCCGCCACCCTATCTTTCACTTCTCGTTTCATTTCACGCTTCAAAGTGTCAGTAAAGTGCTCAAAAATCATATAAGGAAGTAAAGTGCCGTAATCTGGCTGCATAAGTCTTCTTCCTGCTGGTGTAACAAGCAAAAGAAAAATAGATTGCGCTACCTTATCAACCCCACTAACTAGATTCCAATAATTATCAAGTAGGAGCAAAGGGATTCCTAATCCACTTCCTAATTTATCAGACAGTTGTTGAGGGACGTTGACTGATGGAATAGGAACTTGAGGATTAGTTTTCTTCTTATAATAGATAGGCATTTAGGCTACCCCAAAATATGTGAAGGCTCTAATATTTTTTAATAAATCAATTGTACCAGTAGGTATCAGCAAATTAGTTCCAAGGACTAACTCACTCAATGGGTCTTTAATCCCATTAAACTCACAGATGATCCAATAGAGAGAAGGATCACCAAGATACTTCCAAGCCAAAAGATCAGCGCGACCTTCTTCTCCCGGCCTGATAGTGTGAGATATAACACCAGCATCAGGATCATACAAAAAATCCAGAAATTGCAAGCCAGATTTATATGTGCCTTCAACACTTTGAATAGATTGGCCATAGCGTTTATACCTTTTCATGCAACTCCAGACTCTCCACTAAAATTTAGTTGCTTGAATTCTTTCGCTCCAATCCAATCATCAATTGATTTATTTTCAAGCTCGATTCCTAAAAATGTAAGTGTCATTAAACCTGTCAATGGGTGTCCATCTTCGTCCCAGATATTATGGTCACCACCAACCCCATCTAGATTTTGAAGAATGCACTCCCAATCTTCAAAAATCCCCACAGTTACTCGACATAAAGGACATGGTTTAATTCCTGGTTCGGGACTGTATTGAAGTGCAAGCAAAGATTTCTGTACATCTGATACTTCATCTTTGCCTCCTTTCTCAACGGCCACAAGTTGGATTTCAACTGTCAAAGTAATTGGAGTTCCACCAGTGTATGTGTGATGGGGACTTGAACGCCCCAAAATTTCAATACCAGCCACATTGACTGCATGATTGAATGTATATCCTGTTGGCAATACTGATGTTTGAAACAAAAAATCGTCAGTATTTAGTTCAAATAAAATTGGCTCCGGCACAATCGTATCCCCCTGACATAATCATATCAGGGAGTGGCTGCTGTGATGAAGGCTGATAGTGCTGTTAATGATGGAGTTGTTGGCGTGCAAGTTATTTTATACTTGACTCCATTTACTCCCCCGACAATTTTTTGTCTAACCACAGTATTGTAGCTACCAGAACCAGGACCTGGAATATAACTAGGAGACCCCGATAAGACATTGTTCGCACTTGCATCAACCCCACTTATTACTTGAATTGAAACTGTGGCTCCCGTTATGTGCGTAGAAGCTGCAATTATATTTGTGAAATCGAAAAACACATACTCAGTTGAATCAGTATATTTATTTGAAAAAATGGATATAAATGCTTTCGCTGTTCTAATAATGCTGCTCATCCTAGCCTCCAATAATCACTCTTAAATACCCAGTAGAACAAGCATCTCCACAAGTTGCCAAATCTCCAGTTCTGCATACAGGTCTTCCACCTGCTAATACTCTTGTAGATCCCTGAGCCATCGTTGCTGCCGCATGCGCTCCAACGCCATGTGAGCTAACAGTATCACCAATAACTGATAAAGGATCAGCTCCTCCTAAAAGAACTCTAGGGTAACCAGGGCCGGTAATTATTCCGGCTGCTACTTGTGAAACCCCTACCCCTGCGGCTGCTCCGGCCATTTTATTTCCTCACAATTAATACTTAGAATCCCACCATACTCTTTAAAAATAACAAGGTATTGTCTTCCAGGTCTATCAGCAAACTCAACCATATTCCCGGCTCTTAGATCTGCCATATGGACTTTTATCTTTTCTCCATTATGAATCCTGAAAATATCAAACATTACACAAACTCAACTTGGCCTATTATTGAGATCGCATCCGCTATGACCTCAGCACTGCTACCAATTATGACAGTATTGCCTGCCGATAATAATTGAGCATTAGCTCCAGCATTCATATCGATGGCAGCACCAGCAGCAACCAAGAAATCACTTCCTGAAGCACAAGAGATCGATGCCGTTGCTCCTATTAGTGCATCTGTGCCAGCAAACAAATCAATTTCCTCACCTGACGTCCCAGTTATTGCCAAACCAGCAATCATGTCTAAAGACAATCCGGCTGTTTCGATGATATTTCCTTCTGGGGCTTCAACGTACACATCCAATAGAAGAGATTTTGCAGTCAGATTCCCGATACTGGCTTGCAATTTGACATCCATTTCTTCAACTAATAAAGCACCTGCCTGTTCATCAGCCTCAAATCCAGTGCCTGAAGTAAGTCCATCTTCATTTATTCCAGATGAACCAACAGCATTTACAACTGAATTTCCAGATACTTCATATTGGCCATTGATAATGGTAAGCATGACTCCGCTACCAGTAACTTGGCCTCCTATGCAAGTGATTATTGAATCTTCTGCATCAATAGTTGAACCTGTGTCATTTACAGTACAATTTGAGACTGTCATATCTGATACAGCATTGGTGACTAGCAATCCAATGTTCTCAAAAGTTCCTTCTTGAACTTCAGAATCACCGGCAAAAACCTGACCACAATCTGTAGCATCTAATTTTTGGGCGGTAGTGTCATTCAATTCAACAGTGCCGCAGGTGTCTATTGTCGTTTCTTCACTTTGCCCTTTATTAATTTCAATATGCTGGCATCCAGTTATTTCAAGCTTTTGAAATTGACAATCATTTAAAATCAGTCTTGTGAACTTTTCAAATGTAGCTTCTTGGGCTTCCCATCCAAAGATTTCTAATGTCGCTTGCCCTTCTTTTCCCGACATGGTGACATTTTGCCCAGATTGCGGCTTATAAATTAGATTCTTATAGACCAAATCGCTGCATTCAACATCATCTACAAATTCATCTTTTACTGAGGTTAGAGTGCCTTGATCTAAAGTGAATTTATCTTGAAATGAGGACTTTTCACTATCAATAGCCCCACCAGTAACTTCAAACTTACCTTGGAATTCACAATCAACCAGTCTTACAGACGATTTTTCAACTTCAGTGTCATCTTGAAATGATGCTCCAGTCAAAATTACTTGTGATTGTGAAAATGTTGCTTTATCTTTTACTTCAAAGTCAGTTCCACTGCAATTTCCAGCAGTAAAATCAAATTTGCCATCTATTTTCGTCTCAATTCCATTAAAAACTGAACCTTCGGCAGTAAAATCGTCTTTAAATTGTGATTTTCTGCCTAAAAACTGTGAATTTTCGGTGACTTCACACTTATCTTCAAATTCACCTTCATTATCAACAAGAATTCCTTGAGTAATCGTGACTTGATCCTTGAATTTGGCCTTATGAGCGACCAATTTCGATTGATCTAGCGTGAATTCCTTTTCAAATTCTGGTTTTTCACAGACTGAAGTTGATTTTTCAGTCAAACTGCACTCATCTTTAAACTTATCTTCGTGAGATTGAAGTGTTCCGCCAGTAATTTCTACCTTTCCTTCATACTCATTCTTAACGCTTTCTATTTTTGTTTTTTCAAAAGTGCCTTCTTGTATTTTGCACCCCATTAAAAGAGCATTGCTTTGAGTTAATTCAAGCTTCTCTACTTCAGTGTCACCTATATTGACTGTAGACTTCTCACTGCATGTTATCTCACCTAAAGAATCACACTTTTCAGCACGTAACACGCCGCCTTTGAAGTCTTTTACCTTGGCATCCGAGCATTTATAAAGCGTAAGCTCATTTCTCTCTTCAGCTCCAGTACACTCAACATCATTACTCTCACGTAAAACAAGCCTGACGCCTTTTTTAAGTTCAAAAGACCCCGACTCACCTGTGATACAAATAGAACCAATCGGTCCTTCTTCATCTTCTAAGTGTTCTTGAATTAATTTATCAATGTTACTCATCGTCGTCGTATCTTCTTGGTGCCATCAAACTCTGGGAAATAAAAACTCCCGATAATGCTGACATGAACAGTGCGTCACCAGCCATATCAATGCTGGCTCCTTCTAATCTATTATGATAGACCTGCCCTGATAAAGATACTTCTTCACGAGATTTCTCATCTGTTGATTCTTGCTCCATGATGTCACAAGAAAATTCTTCTTTTGCTGTATAAATTGCGCGTGAGCTTCTATGTACTCCAAGTTCAATTCCACCAGCCGTTGGTTCTAAATCTTCTAAAGTTTCAGTCCCGTCACGCTTTGATTTATTCTCACCATAATCTTTGTTATATAAAGATCCTTTCTCATTTGGAAATTTAACTACTGGGGACCAAACTTCTTCAACATCTTGATGAAATGACTTGATTTTAAAATACTTGCCACCAGTGTCCATCAAATTAATTGAGCTTGCCAAATATTTTTCTGACAAAAACAAATCATTCATCCAAACAGCATTACCGTCACCACTTGAACCAAGCATTATAGTTTCGGGGTATAAGTCATGATTGTTCCAACACTCTGGTCTTACATCACTTCCAACCCTCTTATTCCCTGGGAGTTTTCCATCCCCCATAGGCACGGCATTCCAATAACCAAGAATCATTGGCGAATGCTTGTCACCCGACTCATACGTAATCAATACCTTGTCATTTAATTGTGGAGGACTGAACGATCCTCTTATGCCTTGCATCATAGTGGCAAAATCCATATTCCTGATATTCAGTTCTGGGTAATCTCCTTGAACTGAATACACTGCAACTTTTGCCATTCCCATTTGATAAGGATCACGAACATCAACAACAATCCCCCTCAGCACTCCAGAAATCTGGTCTTGCTGCATGTATTGAGGATTTGTTTCTCCAGTTTTCTCTAATTCACGAGGGTCGTTCATTCTTGCCCCTCCTTCTTAGCTTCAAAGATGTTACTTGCACGTTCTAACGATAGTGTCGAAGTAAATCCCGAAAGCCCTAAACTATGACGAACTTCACTAAGCATCCAAGTTCCCGCAGAATAATGTTTCTCCGAGACTGATGTATTGAACCAATTTTGAGGAGTCCTAAAATCAACATCCACTAATGAAATTCCATTGTTAGGATTAACAACTTGGATTCTTGGGTCACCACAAACTTCTAAAGTAGCAGTATTTAACCCGGCCCATCTTTTAATATGCGAATACAATTCTGGAAGAACACTAGCTCCGCCTACATTCGCTGACCGTGAACGAGCCCTAATTGCTCCTTTGGTCACCTCTTCTTCCATCTGCTCAGCGCACATGTGTCTTATTTGGCTAGGTGGTTCTTTTGGGGGGAGTGAGTAAGCCATTTCATAAGCAGAGTACCCCAATAATTCTTGATACTTTTCAGTAACCTTTTGATTGAGAGAGCTTTTAACTGTGTAACCATTGATTTTGTGGTGAGCATTAAAATGAGTATCTGAGCTGTCTAAAATTGGAATATATGTGATGTCATAATCCCAAGAACGTACCACAGAGTCTTTATCTTGAACTTTATATGCATAATCAGCAGTTGCATCTTGAGAACGAACGATTCTTAAAATGCTTTCTCCATTTTCGCTAGTGATTACTGGATAGTAACCTGGGCGTCCTTGCTCATCGACTGCATAATATAAAATTCGTTGTAGAAATCTCCAGTCAGACTCATGCATCAGTTTGCTGTGTCGTTTTTCACTCTTAACAGTTGAATCGCTGTCAGAGAATCCACGTTCAGTCATTTTGCTTTTACCAAACTTAGGCTCGATAATTACATCATCAAATTTATGCAACTCAGCCCAGTCATAAATAACTTCCTCTAAAGTCCCACTAAACTGATTACTTGAGATTAGCGGGGAAGCTGTCGCTAAAAATCCATAAATATTGACGTAGAAAGCATTATTTCTATATCCGGGTTTAACGTTTTGAATATTGAACCCATACTTAGGAGAATCTATATTTGCGTCTCCTTTGTACCCAAATTGAAATGATCCACCAGGTAACCCTGTTTCGGGATTGCGAGAATCTTTTATAAAAGGCTCAACTTCCCATCCAGCCTCATCAAATAGGCTGAACATTACTGTCGGGTAGTTATTTTTTGATAGAGTCATTTCAAATTCAATTGGAATATTTGGATTATCGTAAATACGTTTTAAACCCCCCATTTCTAAATCAAAATAGGGCACAATTGTTTGAAACTTTTGGGGATTGAACATTATCTAGACCCCATAGCTACTTTATTTTGATATGACAAGCTTGAAGGATCTCTTGCAATGTTCGCTCTTCTAATCTCTTCCATATGTTTCTTCTGGTCATCTTTACCTTGAGTTAGAAGATTATTTTGCTGCTCTAATAAGGCATTATTCTTAGCCATCAGTTTTGCCAAAGCAGCTTGATCTCGTTTTAACCACTTTTCTACAGCCCTTGCAGCCTCACCAGTAGTCATAACCCCATCTTTATTTAAATCAAGACCTGCATTGCGAGCATAAGCCTCTCTATTCTTGGCGCTCTTGCTGAAAGCTGAGTACATTGGATGGTTAGCATCTTTTCCAATAAAGGCTGGAGAGAATACTGACATGTAGGTATCCTGTAGATTACCCGGTCGGATATGTTTATTGCTAAAATACTTGTCAACATAATCCATCTGCTCAACTTGACTCATTTGAGCAAGGTCACCTGTGGTTGTCCCCAATCCTTTGGCTGTTGATGCCATGAATTGAATCAAACCAGTTGCAGATGATTTTCTATTTTTCTTTGATGGGGATAGTGTCCCACCAGTCTCTAAATTCATGACAGCTTTTAAATGAGCTGGATTCATTCCATGTTTCTTAGCTACTTCAACTATCTTTTTATCAAAGGCTGCATTACCAGTAGACATAAACCCCGCATTTTTCATATCTGCTGGAGCCCATTTTGCTGTTTCTGGATATGATTTTGTTATTGCTGATTGCATTTTCTCAATAACATTTGATCCACCAGATGATTTAGACCCGCTTCCCCCGAGTCCAAACATATTCATCCCGGAAGTAACAAGATTGAAAGCTGTGTTAGCTGTTTGGCTACCAGCAAAATTAGGAAGTAAAGGAGACAACACTTTTCCTAACATGCCATTTGGATCTGTTATGGCTGACACTAAATTGGTGAAAGTTTTGAATAGACTGTCTTTCATCCAATGATAAAAATCACCAATTCCAGCGTTGGCTGAAATGATTACAGCAGTGACGTCATATAAACATGAAGCGGCTTTATCAATAGCCTCAACAAGCTTTGGTAGATGTGGTGAAATCTTGTTTGCCAATTGGGTAAAGATTGCATCCAATTTATTATTGAGGTTTTTAAGTAGCTCAGGCATTGTGTTGTTCAATGCTTTAAGACTGTCTTCCATAGTTCCCTCAGTGGCCCCTTCTTTTTGGAGTTTCTTCATATCTGGAATAAATGAATCGATGTTTCCACCATATGATTGGTACTGGCGTAAAGCACCTTCAAACTCAGGTCCAAAATTCAATGCTTTCATTTGCTCAGAAGCAAAACCTCTGGCAATGTTTACTGAAGCCAGTTTATCTTCACCTGCTTGAGAATTGCCAAACATTTTGCGCAATTGGGCCGGAGTATATTTCATGTATTGGGCTTGGTTGCCTAAGAGCTTTTGATAAGTCAGTAACCCAGTTTTAATTCTAGCTTCCAAAGCTTCTTCGGCTCTTTCTGGATCTGACATTAGGTTGATGGCTTTGCTTCCACTCATCCCCATAGCGGCTGACATGTAGGCTGCTTGTTGATATTTCTTGCTTGGGTCACCAAAAATAGCCGCCATAGAACCAGCTACTTTAGAAGCATCAATATTTAATGACCTGAATAGTCCTTTTGCTCTAAGAACTCCACGTTGAAATTCTTGGACATTACTTCCAAGTGCTGCTCCATAGTTGTCCCACATCTCAGTGCCATCACTGATGGCAGCATTGGCATCATGAATTGAGAGATTAAACTCAAACATGCTTGAGGAAAGTTCTCCCCAATAATTATCAATCTCATTCCAAGACTTTCCTTGCATTGAAAGAGTTCGAACGAGGTTTGCAGCTTCCTTCTCCGAAAGGTCAAACATTCTAATGGCTTTGGCTGATGAGTATATATACTTCTCAATGCCATCACCTACTTTTGACATAGGCACTCCAGCCTCAATGAAAGCGTGGCTGAGACTCATAATTTGTTCTTCACTGAGTCTTGTAGTTGCTGTCATGGCAACCATTGAACTATTAAAACGTTCTATCTTTGCCTCATCACCCCCAAGACTTCGCAAAAAATCTGAGGTCGCATCTTGAAGTTTGAATATTTTAGAGATGACTCCAACAATAATTCCTGAAATGCTGCCAAAAACGGCAATGGCTGGCAAAATTCTTACAAGTTCCCCAGATAACTCTTTAAGAATTGAAGTAAGAGGTTTGATTGAATCTTTTAAATCTAAAGGATTCAATCCCCCAGAAAAACCTGACATGCCCTTGCCAGGTGCTTTCTGCGGTTTTGTTGCTTCAGGCAATAGCCCCGGAATATCGAAAACCCCTGCGGCTGCTTTGGCTTTGGCCTTCTTTGCAAGTATCTTTTCTTGTTGTTTAATCAAAGCTTCTTGGACTTTCATCACTTCTTTGATGTTTTTTATTGCAGCTTTAGAAGTTTTATTTAGGAAAGTGACTACATTATTTTGAACATCAACAACATGCTTAGAAAAGGTCTTAGCCTCTTTTCCACTGTTAAATACTGGGGTTCCTCCTTTAAACAAATCGGAGGTAGATTTATCATGTTGATCCCAATAATTCTTAGCCATTTGCCTTCCGTTTCTTTTTCAAATCTTCGAGATATTGCTCTTCTTCTTGATTAATCCTCACTAAACTATTATATGCTTCCATCACTTCTTTTGGGGTCATCACTTCCATTAGCAACAATTGCTGGTTGGCGTGTTTCGCTAGGCGCATCATTACATCCAGATATTTTCTGTATTCTTCTTGACTCACCACGAAAAAATCCAGGGCTCACCCCAAGCACCAGCAGATCCGAATTATCAACACCACAATTTGAGCAGAGAACCCCTTTCAATTCATGGTCAATTCCGGTATCACAACTGGCTACAAATTCAGCAAAAACTTGAATATCTTCTTCTTGCATTTGAAGCAATGATTGGAACTTTTGTTGAAGTGGATAAGATTTTCCATCTATCTTATCGATCATCTGTGCTGCACGAAGCAGGTTGGTGTCCATTGCTTTATTCTTTACCATCTTCATTTTAGTCATGGTCTCTAGTTCTTTGAAAACTGCTCGTTCATCTTCAAGTCGTGGAAGATGGAAAACAACTTTATGGTCACCCCACTGGATTTCAATTCCCGTCGCTTTGTAATCAGCTCTGTCAGCAAGCTCAAATATATTTAGTTTTGAAATTTGAAATTTTGACTCTTGTTCAACTGAACATATGGGACAAACATATGGAAGTACAAAATCATCCCCCCAAGATCTGTATTTAATTGCATAGAACAAAATCAAGCAATCTGACAGTAGTAACTTATCTAAGTCGAATGATTTTGCATTAGGTTCAACAAGCAATTGCTCTAAAACATGCCTAAACATTAAATACGTATTGCTATTGTCCATTCCAGCCATTTCACGTTTATGCGCCATTGTGAAATTGCTTACTTTGACTCCCTCACCATTAAGCAAAGGAACTTCAAGTCCTTCATAACCAACTGGAGCACTCGGTAACCTGACAATATGCTCACGAAACTGCATATGAGACATTTGAACTCTCCTATTAAGCCAATAACCCTAAAATTATTCTTTCATGCATATAAATAAAAAACAACTCTAGGAATGGCGGTCCTAGAGTTATTTCTTGGGCTATTGGGCTATTTCGGGCTAGGCAAGTAAATTTGAAGAACTTAGGTTGTCTAATGTGGCTCTATCTACTGATAGGTCTAATGCAATACGGACAAGCTCTTGTCCTTCAGCATAAGAATAACCATCAGATGGTGCTGGGGAAGCTTTAGGCCAAACTCCATAACATGTCCATGTTCTGACAAGCTGAGTAGCTGGGTCATACAAGTAAACACGCGCTTGACGTTTATACTGTGCTGCTAATCCCATGCGTGATGTGGCTGGGTCATAGATCTGTTTAGACCATGCCCATATTTGATCCACAATGCCTGGAGTGACAAAGTCTAGCAGTTCGATTGACATGTCACTTGGGTTTGGCTTACTTGCTACCTTAACACGGTCGTTATAGTAGAAGACTTCGACAGTATCAAACTCAATTTTTGGCAGGGTTACAGATTGGCAGGCCAATACCGAATCGATGCCTTGAATGTCGACATGGAAGTGTGACTTACGAAGAACTTCGTAATTCGAGTCGTTGCTTTGAGACAACAAAAAAGATGATCCGAATTGAGCCATTTATCTATCCTCTAAAACCTCTTATATCCCCATTCTATCGTAGTTAGACGTTATTGAGAGAAGAAACAAGTTGTTCGGAAATCGAAGCTTGACCAACTTTCTCAATCTGGAAGGTTACCAGGATGATTTCAGCGTATTTAAGAGGCTGAATTCTTACTTGGCATCCCATAATGTTGTTATTGATTAAATCATCAGTATTTGTAGCTCTATTACAGATAAATTCACCGAAGTAAATTCTTTCTCTGCGTACAAGACTATCCAAGTACGGTTGACCTATCATCTGGGCTTGATTCCATACGCTAGGAATGTTTTCCTTGTACAGTAGCGGATACAAAGCTGTGACTAGAGCCTTCTCAATCCTCATCAGCATCATACGCGCACCAATTCGATCTAGAGAAGTAGATGAAATTGTTGCTGTATGCTGTCCGGCAACCATTGTCCCAATACCCATGATGTCGGATATAGGGTTGATTCGGTTTTCTTCTAAGAATTCTCTATCAACTGGATTTAGTTTTCTGTTGATATCGATGATGTTTAGAAGTTTGCCTCTCTCAGGTCCGGCAGGTGCTTCCCAAGGGTTAGATCTTGCAAAAGCAGCTACGGCAGCAGCAGATGGAGGAGTGTCCTCTGTCTCGGCTGTAATGTTGTTATATGTTGAGAAGTTTGGATAATAGATTGCTGCATAAGTAGAATCTATTGTGTCGTATGAACTGTAATCCCCATTACCATCAGCCCAGTCAACAACATCTTGGACTGAGATGTTCGCAGGGGGGTCAAGAATTACAAGAGTATCACTACGGCTGACTTCAGCAAGCTGAATCATAGCTTGACGAACTGCTAGCCTTTCAGAGGCTTTAGGCACCGCCAATAAGTTGATATCACATTGATCTGGGAAGGCATAGTTTTGCATGCCAGTCGGATTTTCACCAGCTACATTTCCAATGTAGTCAGCATCAATGATGTCTTCAATACCATCAGTTCCGCCAGAGAATGTATAATTTCCAGCCAATGGAAATGCGTCATATGCATCTGCTGGGTTGTAGTAGATCGAGGTTGCAAGTCTCTCAACCATATTTGTAAGAGTCAATGATCTGAAAGTTTCAACTACATAAGGACCAGCAACTACTTCATCGTCAGAATTAACAATGTTTTGAAGCACTTGGATATTGAACGTGCTCCAATAATTAGCAGTGACTAAAACAGTGGCTGAAGTTACAGCTACTGAAAGGCCAGTGGTAACAATGGTGACTACCCCGGTTTGATAATTGACTGTTCCACTATAAGCTGATGATTGAGTCAATGTGCTTTCAAACACAAGAGCCCCACTACCATTATCAGTAGCAACTTTCGTTCCATTGATTTTAACGACCACCGTTCTAGCAACTAAAGGCTTATTATCAGTTGCAGTGTGCGCGTAACTTCCATCACCTGTGGAAAAAGTATGAGTGGCTGACTTGCTTGTTGAGGCTTGCTGTCCATAACTAAATTTAAGAGTCAAGTTATTGTATTCAGAGCCTTCTTCTGGAGCATCAACATCGACATCACTTGAATCAATTAAATCCACTGTTACTGTGGCTTTAGCTGCTCCATTCCCAACACGAGTTCTCCAAAGTCTTCCACCACCAGCATTGAAATACTCACGCATAACAAGACTTGCTGGGTGGGTTGCTGAAGGGACACCAAACAGCTCAATGCCATTTGTTAAGCTTGAGACTAAGACTCTTTTGTCCATCTCACCTTTGCTGGCAGTTCCAACAAGAGCAAGAATGCAATTTGTAAGCTCTCTAACGTACTGTGATATATCTCTTTCTTGAGCATAGATACCAGCAGTCATTCTGATGGGTCTTGGAGAAACCATTGATTTTCACTCCTAGAATACGACGTGCCATTTGTCAACTGAAATTATTATCTCAGAAGAATTCTTGAATTCTTTTCGCAATCGTTTTATCGAGTAGACTGTTCTAAGGAGTTGCGTCGCCAATTGAAACAACTTTAATTAATGTCCAAACATCTTCAAGCAATTCTTGGAAATTAAGATCAATTTGGAGTATTTGAGGATTGATGTGCGAGTTAACCCAAGGTGCTGTTAATTTAAAATTGCACTCAAGACCATACCAAACAGTTTCACCAGTTTTTGGGTCATTTTCACGTTGATAAGTTATTCCCGAATCAAGTGTGACTGGAAATTTGAAATCTCTTTCTACTGAGTTTCCTTCGAAATCTTTGCAAGTAACCACCCCTGTGACTGGATGGGCCATTGCTGTCTCACCTAAAAACCAAAGTTCTCTTTCTATATTATTGATTTCATTTAAATTTCTAGACCAAGCGACGAAAGAGTAAGTAGCTGCCACTCTAACAATCTGTGTTCGATAATAATCTCCATCAGCCGTATTTCCTCCAGGCATGCCTATTGTCGCTTGTGGGGGAGAGTGCATGAATTTATCTGTTGAAGTCCTAAATAATGCTGCTCCTGGGAGTCCTCGATCATTTTTAAGTTCAACATTTTGTTGATGTGCTGCTAATTTCTGCTTAGCTGTTTCTGGTGGAGCCCATATAGTCAAGCATTTAATATTTTGAAGGCGATAATTTAACCACGCCATCATTCCAATATCTGCAAAAGGAATCATATGACTACTCCACTGGCTCCGAATGTAATAGCTGTATAAGGATTAGTATTTGTAGGTTCTGTAATTCTTATCCTTATGGCTCTGCCATCGGGAAAGGTTATGACAACCTTGTCGTTTAATCCAAGATCCTCTCTACAGACAATCGTATAAACTTGCTCTAACTTGTCAGCATACGAAATGACGTCTGGATTGGAAGCAATTGATTCAATGCTCTCACCGATTAATACTTTTGTGATTATTTGAGCGGGAGCAGCATCTAATGGAGGCTCAGCATCAGCAGCTTCTTCCTCAGAATACTCTTCTGGGTAGACTAATTCTTTTTGCTCTATGTCTTCATAAGGAGTTGTTTCATACCTTGCACGAGTGATGACAGCGGGGAGCCCCCAATAATTCAAACTCTGTTTGAGTATCATTGTGAGATGTCGAGCAGCCATCGCGCCATAATCTTGAACCATTTGTTTAATCCTTAATGCTTGTAAGCTTTATACCAAGGATTTCTGTCATAGATAGCCTTCCATGTATTTTCAAACAATTCATTTCCTTCTCTAACTAAATCAGCAGCATCAGTGATGATTGGAAAATTTTGATGAGTAAAGGCTCTTCTAGTTCTTCCTACAATAAGAAGAAAACGAGCTGACATTAAATCATAGAATAGCCTAGATTCTTCTAACTCAAGAATCTCCACTTCAGTAATTGTTTGGCCAGTCTGGGAAATTTTATGGTAAGGACGATAACTAGCTGTCACATCAAACTTTCCAGTCTCTGAAACATATAGTTTTGGCTTTCTGTACTCACGTTTGACTAAACGTGGAGTTGGAATAAAGCCTAGTGTTCCTGGAACTTGTCTAGTGCTGTTCCACTGAGCCCAGTTTGTCATAACTTGCGTTCCACCAACTGGAGTACATTTCAAAATGCTTTCTGGTGGATTGCCATAGATTGGAGCTTCTATATCATCAATGTTGTATCCAATATTCTCTGGATGTGTAGTAAAGTCATAAACAGTGTTTGTTCCAGTCAGTTGCGAAATATTGAATTTCTTTGTAATCGGGAAGTAATCAGCAAAATTATCCATGTCGGGCTTTAGTGCATAATAAAGTTTGGTGTAATCAAACTCAAAAGAATCTAAATCCCCAGCAATGTGCTGACCATTCGTATTTAACAAGTAAGCAGCAAGCTCAGTTAACTTGATAGACATAGAATCGTTCCCTCCATGATTATTCTATCATTCTGATGCTTAAAACTTAATCTAAAGACTCAAAAGATGGGTGTTTTCCTACTTTACTTACTAATAGTTTTGCATTATATTAGTATTGTAGTTAAGGAGAACGACACAATGAAAATGACACCTAAAGAGCGTGCCGAACTTCGAAGAATAAGAAACCAAATAGTTGTTTACACAAAATTGTCCACACAAGTAATGGACGGACAAATTCTATTAAACAATGCCAAAGCAAGGTTAGCTGAATTCAAGAAAAAACATCCAAAGATCAAAGACTAGCTTCAAAAGGGGAACGACCAAATGTCTACTGATGTTCACAATTATGCATGCTGCGGAAAAACCAAAACAATTCCTTACAGCCCCAATGATTACAGAAGGCTGACTGGGATGAGTGTTCGTTGTAATAAATGCTTCAAACCTATGGTATGGAGAAGCCGTGTTGAAGTTCAGTCACTCAATCACAATCAAGACGAATTGCAAGACATGATCAAACTTGGTTATGCCAAAAATGATGAATTCACTAATGCAATGGCTAATGCACTTAACCCATCCGAAAAACAGAAATATTGGATAACCAAATTGCTTGATGATGCAAGACAAAGAAAACAAAAGGCTGAGTCCCCAAAGACTGCACAAGTCGAATTCAATCAAATAAATGAACTCTTCTCTATCGCCAAAGCTGTTTTGAAAAGACCTTGCGTTCGTCTAATGATAGATGAAGAAAAAATCACTCTAACACCAGCAAAAGAAAATTCAAGAAATCCTGGGGCTATTTACATAAAAGGTGAAACTTCTGCAAGATATTTTGGAAAAATAACTGCGAAAGGTGAAGTCGACCTCACGTATAATGCGCCAATAGGTCTCAAAACGCTTTTGCTTGAGTTTGCTGCAAACCCGGCCTTGGTTGCAACCAAATATGGAAAGCTAACAAGCGCATGCTCATTCTGTGGGCTAACTCTAAGTGACTCACGGAGCGTTGAAGTTGGTTATGGTCCTGTATGCGCTGAACACTGGAAACTTCCTTGGGGGTAAAAATGTCAAACAACAGATCATTTCAATTGACTTGCACCGAAGGCAAAGGTGTCAACAAAATAGAAACTAGCTATCTAAAGCTGTCAGAGAGCGATTTAGAGATAATCATCATGACAATGTTGCAAGAAGACATTGAACCAATGTACGTCAATCAAGCAATGAAAATCAATAGAGAGTTAGAAGATTTTTTGTACACTGCTCGTGAGTTCAAAAGATAAGGAGAACGAAATGAAGGGTCCTTTTAAAGAAGGAATCTATCAACTTGATAATTTCCAAGTAACTGTTTTTAGATTAGAAGGCCTAAAAAGACGTTGGTTCTACGCAAGTTGGGATGGTGCAAGACCAAATTCAACAGCATTTTTTCTAACAAAAGAGTTGTGGGCTGAAATGAAACTGATTAAAACTAAGGAGAATTGAATGAAAAGCTGCTTCTATTGCAACAAATTGACAGATTCTTTAAAGAGGCATTCGGGCAAAGTAATTTGTGAGTACTGCGATCGCCCGCCATGTAAGATTTTCAAATATCCCCTTCCTGAAGTCTTGCCAATGAATTCAAAACAGTTCACAATCAAGATGCCCATAGGGGCTCGATTATTACACGTAAATACCTTCCCCGATAATCAAGCATGCATCTGGGCTGAGGTGTTTGAAAAGAATGAACTAGAAGACGTCAAATTCATAATTGTCGGGACTGGTGTACAGACCCCAGGCAGTGACTATGAGTATTTTGGTACGTACATTCAGTCCCCCTTTTATGTGTGGCATCTGTTTGTCGAGATTGAAAAATGACTAAACAAAAGAGCCGCTGAGGAAGAAGTAAACTTCTAAGTCGGCGGCTCGGCACATGTTTCTATTCTATCTTAGTCGATAGGAACATCAAGCATAATTTTGTAATTCTCTTCAGATTGGACAAACAACACTTCAACAGTGATTTTGCCTTTATTCAAAGAGGCTACTGAATTATTGTCTTTATTACAAAACACTTTGACCCTTTTCTTGTTTGTAGAAAAATAAGTCTCAGCTACGGTCTTGAGTCTTTTGAATAATGTTTGGTCAATGATTTCATGCTTGACTAACTCTTTCTTCAAAACTTCTCGGACATCATGAACATGCTCTCTATTTGATTTAATTACGGTTTGCTTCATTTTTTAACCCATCCCATTTTTTCAATTCTTTCAGCCAAGTCGACTATGTGTTTGCATATACCAGGAGTACCTATTTTATTTCTTCTTGGATCATAAGGCTTGCCAGGCTTTTGCCAAGTAGAAAAATTTGGTGGTGACCCATAACTCTGATTATCAGTCTTACGTTTTTTTGGCACTCCTGGAAGATTTCCTGGATACGGTAAATCTGATCCTTGGTGCGCCAAAGCCTTATGTCTATTATAGTACCACCACGTCCAAAAGTAGTCTGGGCAAGTGCATGAGACTCCAACAGGGTGGAAATCTAAATCTGGTTTTGCCATGTACACTGTATGACTCTTAGCAACCTCAACCCTCATTCCAAAACGAGCAAGCTTCTGCCAAAAATTAGCTGGCTCTTCTACTGGGAATGGATTTGATTTTGATGGTTCAAGTGCATACGTAATCTTGTCAAAAACAATAACAGTATTATATTTTCGTGGAACTAAAGGCCCACTAACTCTTGGTTTGTACTCAGCCCACACCATAAACTGGTTACGTGATACATCAGTTGAATTCTTTTTGATGCCCGAAAAACGAACGGGGGGTGTTACACCCCCACGTATCTTATTTCTTCCATCTAGCAGATAGTTAAAAGAGACCATGGGTCAGATTATTTCTTCTTGCCTTTTGGTTTTTTGTCCTCTACTTCAGCATCAGACTCGAATTCACAAGAAGCTTCGACTGGAGCTTCGGCAACCAGTTCATCAGCTTTCTTTTCTTCAACCTTAGCTTGCTTTGCTACTGGGACGTCTTGGATTGGGTCGCATGCATGAAGAACTGGATTAGCTGTAATCTTTTCTTCAAACATTGCAAACTCTTCTTGGGACATCTTGGTGATCCCCGGATTCAAATCGAATCTTTTGCCTGTTGCACGGTCGCGCAATTGCACCGTTCCTGGGCTGGTATTTTGAACATGCTTCATGTCTTATGTATCTCCTTAAAACATTGGGCTCTATGAATATTTTAACCCATAGAGCCCTCTGTTATCTGTTTGTCTCGTCCAAATTATGAACTAGGACTCTGGCACACCAGAACCGTAATCGAAACTGGTTTGATCAACGTTGATCTCTACCAATCCATTTACAATCATCGCTTCGACAGCGGCCCAGATAGCGGCTGCTCTTTGACGTTGTAATGGGTTAGCTCCAGTACCTTGGATTTCAGTCAATGTGAGAGGCATATATGGGCAATAAGCCACAGGAGCTTCAAAAGGAGTTTTTCCTTTATAAAGACCGATGATCTTATTGGTTGCCAATTGAATGCTCGAAGGAACACGAACAACTGGTTTGCCCATAAAGTTACCAAACACATGAGGTCCTAAAGTGTCATCATCAAACACTTTCTGGAAGTCTGGGTGCTGCTCAATAACGGCTGATGCTTTGTTACCAGCAATAAGCACGTTCATTGAACCGCGACCAAGGTTCTCAATCATGAGAGCATTAGCATCAGACAAGGCCGAAGGCAAAGTCATAATGTGCTCATAATATGAGGTTCCAGATCCTGGTTGACGTCCCCATGTGATGCTTGCGTTAGATTCTGGAATCGAAGCAATAATCTTCGCTAACACGATGTTGAAGATTTCATTGTTCAACATGCTTGTCAAATCGCGAGTCATATCATCTTCAGCAGACAGACCCCAACGTTTTTGCATCATGAAGCTCTGTGCGAAACCATAGCTAGACTTTAGGGCAAAGAATCTTGCCTTGACAGTCTTCGCTTGGAGTTGCAAGAGGTTCTTTTGAAGATCTGAGCCTTCTTCAGCAAGTACCGCAAAGTCAACATACACATCAGTTTGACCTGATGGGTTTGCGCTGAATTGAAGTGAAGTGATTACGCCAGTGGTGAAGTTGATAGAACCATATACTGAGTATAGGTTGCTATTAACAACAGCCGCAGATGAGAATCGACCGTTTGAAGGGTTAACAATCATCTCTGGGAATGTTACCTCATCAGCACCTGAATTGAAGACTGCTGAAGCTCTAACGACGCATCTTTCGGGGTCGATAGGGGCTGTCAGATCGTCACTGCTCAAATCAGTGTTTGAATAGCTCTGTGCTCCATCTGCTGCACTGATTGGGTTAGTGTTGATGAAAGTGTCAGAAGCATAGTTCTCAGGGAATACTTCAGGCATTGCAAGAGGTGAGATCACCTTTTGTCCTGCTGTGACGTTTCCACGAGTGTTCTGTGCTAGAACATCTTTGAACCAAACTAAACCAACCGGCTCATCAATTGGTTGAACACCACAAACAACAGCCAATGGTGAAACACCAAAGGTAGCTGTAATGATATCAAGACCAATCTTAGGTAACGGACCTAAGTTAGAGACTGAACCATTTGCTTCGCATAATGCGACGTGATCTTCGAAAGTTTCAAGCTGTTTACCGAGAGCAACCACATCAAATTCGTTTAAGGATTTTGAGCGGGCGAGAATTGAATGCTCAAGAGCTTGAAATTGGCTCTTGTACTTCTTCATATAACTCTCGGCTAGTCGCTGATATTTTAATTCTTCGCTTTTGGCTAGATCAGCACCATCACCAATTTTCATTTTTATCTTTCCTCCAAAGTTTATCCCTTGAGTGTCGTCTCGGGCTTATTTACGGGCCTTAGACAGCCGCTCAAAGAAAGCTTTATTGGCTTCTTTAGGAGTCGGTGCCTCTTTTACGGACTCGAACAGACGTCCGGCTGCCGATCCAGCATTACTAGGAGTTGTCACTCCAGGTTTGCTTGGGATGGTGACGCCTGCACGATTCTTATCTGCGCGATAAGTTTCTTCGGTTGCTGAAGACTCGTTCAGTTTCTTGAGGTTAGCCTCAACTTCCTTACTAGGAGTTTTCTTCAACATTTCAGCGATGGTCTTTGTACGAGCTTCAATTACATTGACAGGAGCGCCTGGGTAGACAACTTTGGCAATTCGTTTTGCTTCTACAATTCGTTTCGCTGCACGATACTTGGCTTTGGCTTCTTTAGCTTCAGCAAAAGTAGCTTTCAACTTGGCTGGGTCTTTTTCGATTGCTCGGAATGCCTTTAGATCATCACGGGCACGAATCAATAGATCTTTGCTTTCACAAATATCTGTGATTTCTTTAGCTCCTTGAAGCTTCTCCGAAATTTCTTTTGGAGAACCAAGTTTGCCGAATTCTTCTAGGATGTCTAGAAGCGATTCAGTAATAGCTTCCATGGTTGGACGCTCATTACTTCTAAAGCGCTTGGTTTGTTGAGCAAGAGATTTAAAAGGTTCGAGTTCGAACCATTTGCGTAGACCTTCATCCATTCTTTTTAGAACTTTGACAGGTTCGGCTCCGAGTGATTCAACTAGAGCTGCTTTCTCTGCTTTTAACTGAGAAACTTCTTCTGAAAGTTGCTTATTCTCACGAAGAGATTCATGAAGTTTGTCAGTCAACTGCGTCTTCTCGGCTTGCAGACTCTCTAAGAGTTTTTCAGTCATTTTATTTTCCTCATCAGTTTCATTGATCGATTCAACAATTTTGGGGCGAGCAAACTCAACACCAGGATTAGTAACAAAGTCTATTGACTCCAAAGTGAAGGTATCCTCATCTATTAAATCAGATCCATTAGGACCCTTACCAGGCGTAATGTCACCATAAGCTCTTGTTGATACTGAAAGATTCATTCCTTCACGCATCAATAAATTGACATTCCTTCCAGCATCAGTTCCGAGAATAAGGATTTCTCCTTGAACTGATTTGGAAGGTTGATCAATCCAAAGCTTGGTTACTTTATGACTGATTGACCCATTGCTTATTGAATCTTCATTTAATGCAATGCCATGACCGCAAGTTCCAAAAATACCACCCTCTTTTAATCGCGGTTGTACTTTTGCGATAGTTTTCTCCCAAAGAGACTCGGAATAATGTCTACCATTTAATGACTCACCATTAATGATAGACATAGGACCTACAACTCTTGCTAAAACTCTTTCACCATCAACAACCGAGTTCTCTTCTTCTGTCAGGATAGTCCATTTAGAAGGAGCTAAATAGTCGCGAATGGATTCATTCAGTTTTGTTTTCATGGTTTGATTACTTCACGTTAACATCCCTTTCTGCGATTAATCGTATCACGGAATTTTAGAGTTGTGAATTTATCGCATCTAGAAATGTAGACATTTTGACGTAATCAACCAAACTTGAATAATAGGTGAGTTCGTGTTCCAAGAACCGCTTGAATTCAAGCAATTCGTATTTTTCACCTAAGAAAATCTTTGTTCTTTCTGTGTCGCGAGTTGAAAGGAAGCGTCCTAATTTCCTATGGAAAGTTCTTCCTTCTGGTGAGTGATGCCACCTTTTCATTTTAAAAACCGAACGCATATGACCAATGACATTCCCACCTACTTTATGGTGTTGGAATTCTTTCAATAAAGGAACTACCCGTTCACGCTTTCTAATAAATACATCATGGTCGCGTTTTGATATGGTCTTATTTCGATCTTCATTGATCTCCATAAGGAACAATTGCTCATCCAACTTAGTACGGAATAAGACCATACCGCTAACCCTTTTATTCTTGACCTTCAAGTTCCTTGATGCGATCACGTAAAGCTTGATTTTCAGCTTCTAGATCGGATACTTGGTTTTGCAAGTCAACAACTTGAGTCTTGTCTTCCCCACCACTACCTTCATCATCACCAGGTTCTGGAGCAGGAACTTCATCAGGTGCTTCACTTGGTTGTTCATCACTTGGGGGTGCTACTGGTGCTTCATCTTCGGGAGGAGGCATTGGCATATCATCTGCCATAGGCTCTTCTTCTTGTGGGGCCGCAGGCATTTCATCACCATCAGGTTCAACATGCGGAGCTTCAGGCTCTGGAGCGGGATCGCCCATAATGTCATGCATTGCAGCAACAATGGCCACAGCTAGATCATCGCACACATCTTCAGCGCCTGGAGGCAAGACAATTCCATCTTCGTCCTCTTCTTCCATATTGTCCTTAACATAGTTTCCAATTTTTGAATCTGGGTCGCCAGGTGGATTGTCTCGAATAGCATCTTCAATCCCGCCTTCATCCATGAATTCAGTCTCGTCTTCTTTTTTATCCTCTTCATCTTTCTTGTCTTTGTCTTCTTCGTCTTCGTCTTCAAGCATCAGCTCATCATCGACTTTGCCTTCTTGCTCGTCTTCATTCATATCATCATCGGAACAACCCATGCCTTCAACGACAAGCTCGTCGTCAACTTTAGGAGTTGGTTGTTCTCCAAGATTGGCAACACTGCCATTTTCGTCTTCGTACAGGTCTTTGAAATTCATTAGTTTTGTTCCTTATGAAATTTAGTGCTTCCCATTGCCATTATTAACCATATCTTTTCTCTTCTTGCGCATACTTGCAAAATTCAAGGCGACTGTTTTGATGAAATCGTCACTTTGCGACTTAAATTTAGATATATCATCTTTTAGACCCTCTAACTCTTGTTCGGTGTCATCAAGATCGTCCATCTGCTGCAATGTCATAAACTTATCCATCACAGAACCTATGACTTTATTTTTCAATTCAATGTAGCCAACATCATGTAACTCTGTTTGATCTTCAACCTTAACTTGAGCTTGCAATTGAGCTTGATGTTTTGGCTTTGTAATATGCGATTTAAATAAAGGAATCCCATCAGTCAAATCATTGAGTGATTCTTCCAACCACTCAAAAATTCCTTCTGGGTGCAAATCAGATCTTAATAACTCATTCTCCATGAATGAATTAATCAGCTCGACTTTTCTTATAATCATCTCTTGCTTGGCATCGTCATACTCCATGCGCTCAAGCAAAGAAAGATCAACCATTGTATTTATAAAGAACACATCGAAATCATCACTTGTAATGTTGTATTGATTATGGTTCTTATTAACTAGGTGACAGAGGAAGATTTGTTTTACTCCATCTATTACAGCCTTTTGAATTCCCGCGATTGTTCTAGCATATCTTCCAAAACGTCTAATTTCACCAGCACGCCCTTTCTCTCCAGTACCAGCAGCCTCATCACCATATATAAGTGAATAGGGAATACCTACTGAAGCAAGAATCATTTTTCTGTAATCGGCAATTGAGTTAAGAATGTCTTGGACATCTGGATCTTCACGGACGTCTAAAGCATCAACAGTTCCTTTCTCATCAGCAAAGTTTGGAATTACTTTCCAACGCCCTGCCTGAGTCATAATGTCTGCAATAGTAAGCAATTGAGCATCAACATCAAGCCCTGACTCGCTATTGAGCATCTCTTCCATTTCTAGAATGGCTTCTGTTACTGCTGCTTGAGGCATAGCTGCTGGGACTTTCAAAGCAACAAATCTAGAACGAGTAATAATGTTCAGCTTCAAAGCGACAATTAATTGCTCTAATAAATGCAGCTCTCTAATCTTTGACACAATGCCAAAGAAGAAAGGCTCACCAACTCTAACGAAATCTGGAATTGATTGTCTTACTTGGGGGTCTACTTTAGTCCAATCAATTTGCCTATCAGTGTCAAACGCATCTTGCAACTTAATGCGCTCACGCTCATCGCCAAGAATAAAATGAACATACTCCCCAGCGGGAATTAATTGATATGAGTCATTCATGAACACCATGAAACTTGATGGTGCTCCTTTGTCATATAGAGCTAGAATGCCAAGCTGATTAAGATCATCATGAACATTCATAACTCCCTTAATTCTCAATGGGTCGACTTCAAGTCTTAGAGTGTATTCTCCATTATTAATAAGATCCTTGGTAATAGAAGAGATAATGTCATCTAATCTAACGTCTCTTACAAACTGGTCCCATTCTTTTTTGATATTCTCATTGTCAGAAGAACAATCAAGAACTCTTCCTTTATGATCCGAGTTCAATGTGTCATCTTTCATCGTTTTTAAGATGACTCGTGAAATGTAATAGTTCTTGAGTTCATTGGTTACTGCTAGGTGTTGACGTCTTGAATTGGTTGCTTCTACCCAAGATGCAACAATGTTCTGAGCAAGCTGCGGCTCACGGTTTCCATAGCTTCGAATTGAACGTCGCTTAACAAGACCATACTCAACTCTTTGTTCGGGGCTTAATGACATACTTTCCTGAAGACTTATGCTCACGGTATGTGCTGCATTAATCTCAGCATTCGACATTCTACGAATTGAAGCTACTGTATAAGGAGATTTTGTCTGCGGAGCAGTTTTAAGCTGATTTAACGCAAACCACTCTTTCCAACCCATTTAATCTCGCCCCCTATCAACAACTTATTATTAAATCATATCTGTAGCGCAATCTGTATCAACATTGCCAGAATTATCATGGCGAAGATAAATGCTGCCATTACATCTTTAATAAAACTGTCGTCTGAAAAGTTGTTCATAAACTCATCATACCTGATAGGCTTGAGAGTATGACCATTTAATAAATGGAGAAATTCAATGATTTTTCAAAGACTATTTGCCTCTATCTGTCTCGTGCTGATGGCTTCATATCCTGTATGGGCTGAATTGCAAGGACACATCAGCAATGAGAAGGGCATGATTGGCATACGCACGGATTGGGACAGGAAAGTAGTAAGGGTCTATTATCGTAGTCCCGCATGGATGATGGGGATACGTCCTGGGGATAAGATTTTAGAAGTAGATGGAAACAAGAAAAACGAAATTGTAGGAGAGCCTTATACTACTGTCGATTTACTCTGGAACCATCAAGGTCAAATAATGCACTACAAGATAGAAAGATTGCCGGAATCTGTCATACGCAATCAACACGATGAATACCTGCGAAACAACTAGATAAAAAAAGAATTGCCCATTACTGCTCGGTCATTTGGAATCATTGGAACTCTTCCTTCACTGTCATTGAATGTGTCTAGCTTATCCAACAGGCAGAAACTGAGCTTTGTTCCTGGTTTTATATGCATTTTATAGTATTCACTGTAAGGATCAAAATCTCGCAATCTCCAATAGACATAAGGACTTATAGTCTTGGTGAAAACAATACCAGTCTTTGACTTGAACCATATCTTCACTGATTGAGAGAACTTAGTTCCATCAACTCCACCAATGTAATTTTCTGAATATTTTTGGCCTTTGTGAGTTATTATTTCACTCTTGATCACCTCAAAAGTAATCTCTTCTTTGATCTTCATTTTGAAAAAACTCCGTCATAGTACTGTGATACTGCATTTTCTCTGCTGCAAGCATCAATGAGACCGAGAACTTGTCCCCCGGTTTGCAACCATCAACTATTCCATGATCAAACTTTGAGAAGATTCACTGTTTTTTGACTAAGATTCCTGTAGGGGTCCTTAGCCAAAGAATTGTTCTCATTCCTATATGTTCTATTTTCTCTAAGAAGCAATCAGTCAATAGACTGCCATCACTTGGGAAAGGGGCAAATATCATCGTGTCGACTGTTCTTTTCTTATATCTGTACTTTATAGCCAATGTCTTTGCACCATTCCAATAAGTTCATTGAAATATGAAGCCTCATAAACCCATTCTTGTTCTGCCCATAGTTCAGGGATTCCTCTGTTGACCCATAAAGTGTTATCACCATAATCAATCAATGGGTTTATCATGACAAGATGCCCGACACTGAAAGGGGTTGAACCACATTGAGCTAAATATTGAACAAATAAGGGTGAAAACGGTTTGGTGAATGTAACTTGGGTTTTTGACTTGAACTTGAAAAGTATTTTATTACCTCTCTGAAAGATGTCTATTAATTGATAAACAGTCTTCCAATCATCTATATGATGATATGCAAGATACCCTTCTTGAAAAGAATGATAGGCAACATATGTTGGAGTGATCAATTGTGGAGCCATTCTAATACCTTTTCATTAGTGCTTGACATATCTGTACTCATCCAATGATAAATAGGGAAGGCTTCATGATTCTCACTCAAATCAAGAAAAAGAAATGCTCCTGCATGAATTGGTTTGAAAAAATTACCAGAGTTGATTCTCATCCTTAATTTGATGCCATTCCGTGTAATCAAATCAAATTGAATAAGCTGACTTGGGGGTTGAAGATAAACGACTTTAAGAGCTTTGAACAAGATTGTTCTCTGTGCCTTTCCAATAACTCTGACATCAGGTTTAGTCCGGTTCTTTTTTATTCGACGTTTAATTTGCTGCTTGATCTTAGCGAACAGCCTATTCCTAGCTTGCTCTGTTATTAGATTAGAATCCATTGACAGTAGCTACCAATTTTCCTGAGAAAAACTTTTGTTTGACTTGATAGCCATTTTTGAATTTGAAGCAAATGACAAATGAATGCTCTTGATAGAGAAAAATAACCACACATTTTGAAAATAAGTCACATTTTGAGTAATTTTCTAAATCCTGCAAGAATTGAGCCTTTTCATAGGTATTATGAAATCTAACTCTCTTTGAAACTCGAAATCCTGTCTGACTATGCAAATACATAAGTCCATGAAGAGAATCAATGGTTTTAAATCTATTAAGTACAAAGACTGATGATTGTTGAGTTATCATGGATCTAGAATAACGAAATCTTCTAATGCGTAGATTTTCATTCCTGCTTCAAAGTCTACAATCTCAACCGCATCAGCCACAACCCAGATTGTGAGTCTTAATGGAAATAAACCCCAGTTTATTAGACGCTTGCTATCAGTTATAGCCTCATCAATAGCATCTTCTGCTCTATACTTCCATTGTTTTGCAATTAAATAGGCACGACATTTACCCTCACTAACAAGATGCTTTATTCCTGCTTGTGCTGGGAGTATTGACACAAATAACAAAATTAGAAGAAGACTAATTATTTTCATGACTAACCCCCAAAACCACTTCTATCTTGTTCTTCACGAGCAAACCTCAAAATAGAATGAGACCCTAATTTTCTCGAATCTTTGTAGAACTTGTCCCAATCCACATGACACCAATTACAATTCTTTCTTTTTCGTTTATGCAATAAAGCATGCTGTCTTGGCGTTTGAAACCCGTAAGCTTTGACAGATTTTCTTAATTGCGTTAACAACTCTTTTTGTTGCATGTGCATCGTCTAAATCTTGATTGCATGAGATTTGATTTGAACCATCCGGCTTTATGCATTGTCTGATAATGTTCATCATCAATCGCTTGAACTCTCATAGCTCCTGGAGCTAATGATTCCCTGTATGCAGCATACTCAGGCATGCATACTTGGCACATCATCAAATCAACTTTATTGTTATTGATTCCTAGATGATTTAAGACTTTGTCCCCTTGTGCTGGGATTATTACTGGATGGTCGCACAATTCACAAGTTCCAATCTTATCCCCCTCCCCAAGCTCCATGTTTTCATATGTCCTGCTGCACACAAGAGCATTTTTTGCATAGTTATATTTTGAAAAATCTTTAGCCATATCCCCTCCCTAGTTTGCTCCACATGGACAAAACCTCGTCCTTTTGTTGTTGATTTAATTTTGACCATTTGATTGTTCCATTGCTCAGCCTCTTCATAATCTGTGAAGCTGCACATGGGATACAGATTTTAATCATGTTTGGGTTCTTGGCTAGTATTGGATAAGAACTTGGAGCCAAGTAACATTCAATATCACATTCTGAGCACTTAGTTCTTCCTGTTCCTTCTATTTCTATGAAATTATCAGATACCGGAAGAACTACCATGTACCTATTCTGACTGTCTTCCTTCTGCCCCATTATCGTTCTCCTTTTCTGCTCCTGGTGCCCATCCATGTGTGAGCCCTGATTTAATTCGCAAAGCATCAATTTGGTCTGTTATCGCATCTTCTGGAATTTGTCCATTTCTTATTTTATGGAGTTTTAACCGATAAAGTCTATCCAGATCTTTTAAATTTTGATCTGCTCCTTGAGCAGAATTGTTTTGAAACACTGGGAGCTTCAAACCGAACTCATCTAAAACAAGCTCGTATCTTTGAACTTGCTGCCCATCTTCATTCTGTACGATATCCATCCACTCAGCCAAAGGTCTGTCCCAAATTCTATTATCTTGGTGACTTACATAAACAACTGATTGCATGGTTGTTCTTTCATTGTGAGATACTGCCAAGACTGTGTACTTATGCCCATGTTTGTAATGACGCCATACTTGCCCAGAAGCAATAAAATTGACCTTAAATTGTGATTCAACCATGACTATTCCTTTTCTTGTGAATTAAAAAACTCGATTACTATCTCTTGAGCGAACTTTGGATAAACTAATCTCACTGTCAGAGCACTGCCATCAGCTTCAAAAATACGTCGCAATTGTTTAAGGGCTCTCCCAGGAAATGACTTTCTTCCTTTGTAGCGCTTGATAATCTTGTTGGCTTTGTCCATGTTTAAATATGAGGATTGAAAAGCCTTCAATAATCCTGGTTTGTTCTGTTGGTGATAAGAAAGAGGGTTCATGCAGTTTTATTCCTAATAGGATCTCTAATATAGAACTTGATTAACTGTTTAAGAGTCAACTCTTCTTCATCTTGTCCTGCGCGATTGCCTTTTATAAAGTCTTCAAAGGTTTTGTCGTAAGGAGTATGAAAACTATTACCATTTTCAATAGCCCTTTCAATTGATTTATCTAAATCAGGCCATCCTTCGGTTCCATAAAGAGCTTTCATGTAATTCTTGAATTGATCAAGTTCCATCCCATCTGACACGGGGGCATCAACAACAGTTGACCATAATAGGAAATATCTCTTTCCTCTATCTTCAACACAACAAATACATCTAGGCATCTGAATCCCTCGATTTTGTCACAATACTTTCTGCCAACTTAGCTTGTTCAATAGCTTCTTGATAATCTCCAAATCTAAGAGCGATTAAACTACATGAGAGCGGTACAGATGCTTGATTTATCAAATCAAGACATTTTGATTTTGCTTTCTGGTTTGCTGGATTGGTTGGAGTCATTCCAGTAAATCGATTTACAACTGAATAGACAACTTTTAGAACCTCACGTTCTTTCTTATTCACTAGGCACCTCCTTCAGTGCTTCTTCTATTGATGCACCTGGATAAGATTTGCTGCCATAGCGTAAATTGTGGCTGACCTCAAAATCTGGTGTACCTTCTTCATCTTGGAATTGCAACCTTACCCATTGACAAGATTCGCCAAGTTTTTTAATTTTGTCCCAGTTCTCCGCTTTAGGCTTTAAAAGGTGAATTGTCCTTAAATTGTCAGCCTTTTCGCCAGTCAATCTTGCATACTCGCTTCGCAGTCTGCCAATTTCTTTTCGCTGGCTTATATCAGAACTTTGAAGTTGAGTTATTTTTTCTTGCAGAATATTGATTTCAATAGTCTGCGCCAGTATTTGGCTTTCAATTCTGTCGTCACTCATTCCGGCACCGCCTTTAGTGCTTCAGCTAATCCGGCTTCTGAATAAGCTTCGTCGATAGCCTCTTTAATCGTGAAGCCGGTCCCAGATATGTGTGCTGGCATCATTATCCAGTACTGCTCTTCAGAATTGCTATTCTTGGATTCAATCGAGATGCATGACTTTTCTTCAAGGATTAACATCAGTTTGTCAAACAGCTCCCCCTTCTCCGCTTTCTCTACCATCGCGTCGAAGGCGGCTAGTCTAGCTTCGTAAGTATCTTCATTTGGATCATATCCTAATGACACTCGCAAGTCTTTCGCCGTTACTTCTTTACTCATTTCAAATCCCCTGCATAGCAATCTGAGCAACATCTTGAAATTATTACAATTTTAGAGCTTCCTTCTCTTCTGAAGACTTCAATTTGAGTTGAAGTCCCTTCGATTTGTTTGTGGCAAAAACAGCAGACAAACATTTAATTCTTGACCTCATTAGTAACAAATATAACACATGTTACTGATTTTTATTACGAAATTCTGATAAGTGCTCTCGGGGAATCTTGATTGCTCCTTGGCAATCTCCTACCACTTCCAAACAAAAAGAACCCAGTAACTTGCTTTGATAATCGCGGGGAGCATTAGGGCAAAAGCTATCAAGACTAATCCTGCAACTATCAAGACTAATCCTGAGTAAACAATATCTAGAAAACCTTTTGGTTTATCCATTGTAATTCCTCTTATTTTATAAAATCAGCGATTTTTTCTTTTGATATTTGATTGATGTTCAGCGGAGCTAATGCAGCTTCAATTCTCTTGGATTCTTCAAGAGATTCTGCAACCCAAACAAAATAGTTCTTTTTCAAGAACGATTCAAATGCATTGGCCTTTGCAAGCATGTCATTGAAAACTTTCATATGCTCATCAGTTAAGCGCATGTCATCCCTAAGATTCTTTTCCTCAGTTAACCATTGGAGTCTTTCTTTGATGTCTTCAATTGCGACTACTGATGATTTGACATATAGATTCATTTGATTATTTCCTCTTAGACTTTTGCAATTTATCAACTTCTGACACTTTCATTAGACCAGAACACTCTATATCGTGGAAACTCTCTACTCACAGCACTTCTCCAATTTGAAATCATATGGAGTGTTTAAATCTAATTCTTTGCGTATACAGCTTCCATTTGGCGCAATATAAATCTTGACTCCTTGTTCATGTTTAACCAAAAGAAACTCATGAGAGATTTGCTTATTGCTTCTTAGTTTTGAAAACTTAAATGCGATGTACCGCAGATTATGTTCAAAATGGTCTGGGGGATTATTTGATAAATCCGAAATAACTCCTGTGACTAATCCTGGGTATTTCTTTGACTTTGAAATCAAAACTGCTCTTATAGCTTTGACAGCTTCTTGCCATGTTATTTGATCCTCAAAGAAAGAATCTTTCACTGTTTCAAGAGTGATTAATGCTTGGTGGAACTCTCTATTGATGCATGGGGATTTGGTTTCGGTCATTTCAAATTACCTTTCAAAATAAATATATAAAGCAAAGCGATATCGGCTAATTTCTTCATCGCAAACTCCTTACTATTTTGCTACAGAGCTATTGGATTGTTTAGTTAATTCTTGGTGGGGTTTTCTAAATAAAATGCAGAGAGACTCAAAGGAGTAAAGTCATCTCTGCACTCATTTTCCTTCACTGGTTGGAGAAGAAAACTTACTTGGATCTTTTCTTCAAATAAAAGATCAGTTCACGGATTAAGTGATAAAGAATCAGTAACGGAACACAGACAATTATGATTGTCATAAAGAATGCCGTGACTGATCCTAAGACTGAAGAATCGAAAAAATTTATAACTTGGTGAAACCCTTCTTTAAAATGCATTGTCATATTTCCTCATAGATTTCTGCGGTAAATCAAATAAACTGCAATAGACCGCATTTAAAATTATAATGCCTTTGGAAATAGCTTATCGTAATTTGATATGAAGAATATAAGTATGAATGCAATACTGCCAAGTAATGCTATCGGACTGTCAAAATAAGCTGCATCCCAAGCCCAATAACAGGCAAGAATAAAAGTCATTGCATCTCCTATAAAAGATCTCATAACTCAACACCTGCTGGGTACTCTGGGATTAATTGGTGTTGGGTGATTGATTCTGGTTTTATGATTGGATGAATGCCAGAATCATTCTTATATGTATTCTCGTATTCTTCTAACAACTGCTCTTCATCAATCTCATATTCGTGATTTGGAACTGTGAAGTCTCTGTCCTGCAACTCAAGCCTGATTATTTTTTGGAAGGCATAACTTCTTCTCTCATCATTTACGCAAGAGTCTTCTGTATGACACCTCATTGTCGATACTGCGTGAGCTAATTCATGCCCTAGCACTACGGCTGATTGCATTTCGGGAAAGAATATGCACCCCCAAAACTTCTCCTCATTGCTCTGCCCAAGTTCCATCGGGTCTTTGTCGCCATATATGCAGATATTGACTTGTTCTTTTTCTGCAAGCTCCCATAAATATTTAAATGTGCTGCTTGCCTCAAGCTCTTTTTCGTAATTTGGTCTTAGTTCTTGTAAAGATACCGGTTCGCCTATCTGTATGTTCATTTATTACTTCATAGCCTCCTTGCTCCAATAATCAAACCACTGCTCAAATGTTTGCTCTTTGCCTGCCTCCCCAAAACCAATCGCCTTTCCTTTGACTGTCTTTTCAAAAATCAGTCTTAAAATGGCAAGTTTGGCATCTTTGGGAATGTATTTATCTAATACAAGATATGGACCATGTGCTGAGTAATTGGTGCCAGTCAGCCTGTCATATGAGAATTGCTCATCATCATAAGGAGGTTGTATGCATTCTAATACTCTCAAACGGTCTTGGGTTGATGTGTGCGAGTTGATTCTAATCAAATAATCGTTGTAATCTTGAGCACAACACTCGGCATCTTCTTTCTTGGTGAAAATATCTAAAATCCACTCAGATCGTGAATCATATGACCCAGTCTGCCCCCACACTATGTAGACTTCGTTCATATCAAGAAACCTCAATGTCAGCAGATGAAAGTAATTGTTCAATTCTTGAGTCTAATGCAGTCGCAAAATCTTTCATAAGACTATCTCTTGTTGCTTGAGACAAATAAAACAAACATGGAGCATCAGAATCTTCTCCAAGACAGAACCCTAAATTTGCTGTGAGACTTGGATCATCTAATGCCTTTCTAAATTCAAGCAACACAGACACATCTTTTTCTACTTGAGCATAGTGTTCTGCTTTTGATGATATCTGTTTGATTCGATCTTGCAATTTCACCAATTTACTTTCTGGCATGTTGTTTCTTGGCATATTATCGTTCTCCTTAAATGAGAAGATCTTTGCCGTCTATAGGCAAAGACCCTGCTCGTCTGCTTCGGACATTATTAAACTCAGTGGTTTGAGCCATACCTCACATCGCAATAGATGGCTGATCTTAAATCGTCATAACAGGCTTTTGGAATTGTTATAGGCAACAGTATAACTTCTTTCAAAATGTGTTTAAACCTTTGAAACTTAGTTGTTTTGACTTCTTCTGCATTTAATGGAGCGACTGTCAAAAGTGTAATTATGAGTAGGCTTACAAGATATTTCATTGTCAATAGGTCTCCTATTGACTATTATGACAGGTTTTTTATCTTCTTCGCTCTCCACTTATTGGCATCTCTCCACTTATTGGCATCTTTGAATGCTTGTTCTTGTCTTTTCAACCCTTGGTCATAACTTAATTGCCTTTGTAACCAAAATGATGCCGGTAATTGCAAAACCTTTTCAAGCTTTTCAGCAATCTCAACCGTAATTTTTTGATTCCCCATCAAGATATCAATAAGGACCTCTTCGTCAATATCAGCATCGGATGCAAATACATCAATGCTATAAGACTTATCACGAATCAAGTCTATGAGAGTATTACCTGGCTTTGAAACCCAATTTGGCTTGAACTTTGTCATTTTTACCAAGAAATTTGCTTTGCATCACTTATCATGCTCTTGAATTGATCTAAAACGTCTTTGGCTCCTTCAAGAAGGTCGTCTAGATCATATTGCAAAGATAATTCTCCACGCATTTTTGGATGTTTTTTAAATGATTGAATTTTGTCAACTACATCACGCATATCATCTTTAACATCAACCAAAAAACCGGTCCAAGTTCTTTCATCCATTTCACAAAGCTTTTGAGTTTGGTTCAAATTTTCAAAAACATCCTTGCCTTGCATGACATTTTCGCGCTTTATTTGAGACTTTGACTTGTTTTTATCATCATATAAATTGCCAATTGAACTCATCTTTTCATTCTCCTAAGTAACATTATTACTATTATTACTTGATAGTAATAACAATACAAGACTATTATGATTATAAGTCACACAAATAAACAAACAGTCGCAGATTACAATCGACGTCCTCTTTTCAGTCGCAATTGATCGGTAAAACTTGTCTCTTTAATCTGCATTTTATTATATTGATCGATTGCTTTCGTCTGGAGTCTGGCTACTTTCATGGACTCAGCATATTTACTGAAAGCTTGACCAGCCTTATTGCCAGAATTGAGTTCTTTACAGTGCCACAACGACCCCGCCACAGCATCAGCAATATCTTTTGAAGGGCTATCTACTGTTAATGCCCCACCTTCATCTAAAGGGTGATCAATTTTCTTACCCTCATCCCTAAGATTGAGCATTTCAGTCAACAAAATGCTATGTTGAGACCCAGACCAGCGCTTTTCATAAACAGCATCCTTAAAATGGTCGTAAGGGTCTCTCGTTCTGTCAACTGAAATTACTTCTCCAACTAATCCAGCTCTCTTGGCTAACTGAATCAATTCAGTCGATTGATACCCATCAGCACTAACTCCAGCAATCATAACTCCAGCCTCAAGCAAATTAATAACCAAATTACGCAATTTGCTTAGAGGAACTTCTTTGCCTGGTTTCGCCACCACAGCCATCATCAAAGGAGTCTGATATATCATGTCCCTTGTCATCAAGTTCTGCAACAAATCATTTTGGCGCTCAACTTGTATCTCACCGATACACCTAGTCATGGCAATACCAGTTCTATCTCTTTTAATCCCTATATCAAAATGAATGCAGTATGGAACATCTTTAGGAAGATTCGCCACATCTATATAGTTAATCAATTGATCGTAATCATCATCAAAATCCAGCTCAATAATCTCTCTGCGATGATTAATCAAGTCTTGTCGTAATGATGCTCTAACAAGAGCTTCATGAGTAAAGAATAAATTGCTGCCCCATGTAGAAACTCCTGCTATGTTCTGGATTGACCCAATCAAATTTCTTTGAAAGTGCGGGTAATAATCCATAGGAACTTTGATTATCAATTGCTCTGGAATATTCAACGATGCTCCAGGTCCTTCAATAATAAATGGGTCTCTTGTTTGATCTCCTACAAAAACTAGAAAACGTTCTTTCTGGTACTCACGTTTCCCAGCACGTTCAAGAACCTCCCAAACTGCTTTACTTATAATCAATGAGTGGTCGGGGTCAGTTTTTAGAACCTTCATATGGTTTTCTAACCATCCAGTCTCATCTGACTTTGAACTATCAAGCCAAAGTCTGCCTGGGGTCATCAATCCCCCACCACGTTCAAAACGGGTCTCTAATCTATGCAAAACTTGTGTATAGTTTTGAACAGCTTGATCTTTCACTACTTCACCTTGGAAGTTTAACTCTGACAGGATTGCGCTGAACACGTCTTGTCCAAGTACATCTCTTCCTCTTGATGCGTTAGTGATACTTATCCTGTGTGGCAACAAATCTCTTTTCTTGCGTTTATCTAAATGCAAGACTCTTGCTTGCTGATTGATGAAGAAAGGGCTTTGATTCACCCACGTAATCAAGTTTTGAAATGTAGTTGCTTGTGCTGCATTTTTTGTGGTGTTAATGCATGCAAGAACGATTGGCTTGGCAATGTTCAAACCAAACTGCCTATGTGGATCTCTTAAATGCAATAATTTAGCAGTATCGTACAGAGTTCCCATCGAACAAAAGAAAGTCTTTCCAGTTCCAATAGCTCCAGATACAGCAATTTCACGATACTTACAATAAAACGGATTTGGGAATATGTGCAAAAGGTATTCACGCCATGTAGGAAACAAATCAACAAGATCCTTCATGTAATATGACTCGTCCATGAATTCTTGTATTGTCGGTGGAACATCTATGTACCCACCAATTCTGGCAACGGCTTTCAAAGCTTCATTTGGTCCATAATAGTCAACAAGATTCTTGACTAAATTACCTGAAGACAAAGCATCAGCTAAATCATTTTCCAAAAAATCACAACCCTAGACAATAGTATTAATCATATATACCATCTTACATGACTACTTCGATATGTCAAAGTTATTAGATATTATCTATAGGAGGAATCAATTTATACTGCCCCGGATGCATCATACAGTCTTTCATTTGTTGCATTTGGGAGTCAATGATCGCACGATAAATCTTATGATTCAAATCATCAATCTCATTTCCAATTTGTATGTTCTTCCATACGCTAGGTAGTCTTAAAAAATAGAATGACTTGGATTCTAATTTTTTACGTTGAGCGAATAAATCTCTTCGTCTATCAATCAATTGATTTAACTGTTCAAACATTAAAACTCCCAAGTTTCATTTTGACTTGAACCATTGCACGACTACCATCTTTGCCTGTCATTGAAACCAAAGATTTAAACATCCCGATTCTATTTTTCCTCAACAGGGCATTTCTAATTTTAAAACTAACCAACATTTTTGAAATTTGTTCCCATGTGTAATCATGCTGAATATCTCTTGGAGGGTCTGTCAGTTGGTAAGCAAAATCATCTCCAGGTCGTTTCTTTGGATTAAAAGGATTAAAACTGCTTTGTTGAATTGCATAAAAGATCAAACCTTGATCAGAAAAAGAAACTGCCACCTCAACCTGTCCTTGAAAGTTTTGTCCTTGACTAAGAATTTGAGTATAAAAATCAAACAAATCCTCTCTTAATTCCTCATACATTTTGACAATGCTAAGGAGTGCTTCTGGACTTCTTAAATCTAGTACTGGGGCATACTGTTCCAAATCATGCATAGTTCATCCCCCGAGAGCCTTTCTTATATGATCAAGGTCTACATTTGAAAAATCAAAATCTTGGTAATTTTTTTTGATTTTGTATTTTTTAGTTGATTGCAAAATATCAATCTTTGTATCAGGGGGCAAAGGCAGTTGGTTCGGTGGAGTTTTTGCAACAAGTAATGGCTTTCTACCAGCCTTCTTAGGTTTTTCACTGGCTGTTTGTTCTTGAACCAACACTTCTTTCAAATCCCTTTCACAAAAATAATTGGAAACAAGAGAAAGAGAAATCACAGTATGCGCGAATGGAGTGTTAGAAATCGTATCAACAAAATCATTGTAGTAAGAAACTTTGAAATTTTGCGTAATATGACTGACATGTTCAATAACAAATCTTGTGTAGACTATATCTTGCTCTTTAGCGTATTCCCAAGCCAATCTATTCATCACTTGATTGATTTCTTTCACATCAGCAAAACAATCAGCAATCTGCTCTGAGGTTGGCATTTTAGGGATCATTGTCGTTCTCCTTACTTATCTCGCTACATGCACCCAAAAGTGTCTACTTCACTCTTTAATAAGGTGTCAGCTTTCACATTTACTATAAAGCTAGGATTGTCAACTTTTACATAAGTAATCTCGAAAGCTTCTGTAAAAGGATAAGACTTCATCAAAGGTATATCACCTTCTAATTTATCAAAAACTGAAATAATCAGTTTACCCTCAACTGATGTATCAACAAATAATCTAATATCTTGTCTAGACCTGTCGATAATTTGGACGCTTTTAATCGACTCTTTTTGACGTTTAATCATGCCTTGGCATTTTGTAAGCATGCTGCCTATCAATACCCCAAGAGCATAGATCATGAGGAACATTAAGACATCATTTTCCATAACACTTTACTCGCTTGTAAAATCGAACATTGAAGTTTCGAGCGTCAATGCTAAATCATTGTCATCAAGCTTAAATGTAATCATGCCTTCTTTGTGAGCTGATTTGACAAAATCTCTAATCGCTTTATTGATAAGAGGACCTTTAATTCCTTTTGGAATTTTTTCAAGAAATTTATCAACATCAGGGTCAACCCACCAGGCACGTTGCCTTCTAGACTTAGCCATTAAATCGTCACTACCCCAAATTCTACTTAGTATAGGACTATAATACTATGCGTTAACCAATGTTAGCAAGTATATAATCGTGATTTTATTCGTCTTTTGAAGACAGTTTCAACAAATTCATTATCCCTAATGAATTGATATCTTGCGATTATTGGAGTGACAACCTTTCTAGTTCTTGTAGCTTTTACTTTGAGTTTCAGTTGTTTATTGGGCTTGTCTCGTTTCAGTCTCATCTTGGTTACTCTGTTTCTTTGATTCAGCATAAGCAACAAGATCAAGAATGGCTTTCTCAGCCGCTTTCTGAACATCTTTAGTATATGTTTGAGTGTCATTTGCAGTGGGATTAATCTCATCTTCTGGGGTAAATCCACCTGTAAGTCCTGAAACTCTATCAAGCGCTTCCATAAGAGAGCGCTCTGTCTTGAAGCTGCTATCTGCTATTCTCGATAATGCCATACTTGCTCTGTAAGGGGATATTGAACGATCTTCAACAGCTTCTTCTAGCTGTTTAATAATCGTAGCTTCTAAAATTCTTTGCTTATCTTTCTTAAGTCTTAAATCTTTGACTGTCTTCTCTAAGTCATCCAAGATTTGCTTGTGGATATCAAGCTGTCGATTTAAGAAATCTCTTTTTTCTTCTTTTGAAGCTGGAATTTCTGGAAGTTGGTGCATAGCCCTTGACCCTCTGTTGCTTCAATACTACCACAAAGAAATAACCCCAGTCGCAAGGCTGGGGTTATTTGGCAAGAGTTGGTGATGGACTGAAGCATTTTTAGGAGAACGATTTGGACCATCACCAATATTAATAGTAACATGATCACATAACACTAACAAGTAAATTTAAGCAAACAACTTCTCTACATCTTGTAAACAAGCATCACACAAAATCGTTATGGTGTAATCAGTTGACATTTCAAAAACAATTTCTTCATCAGCAAGTTCATCTATTTCATGGTCTTCAAGATTTAGTGACGTCTCTAAATGCCAGCAACACATTAATCTACGAACACCATCTTCAGCATCTCCTAAATACGCCAAAGGAATATGAACGTTAGGAGCACTTACAGTCATTCCCCCACAACAATCGCAAGGTCCAATATCAATAGTCTGTTTTAGTAAAAAATCAAAATCTTCGCTTTGATGCATGGATGTTCTTCATATATAACACCCCAATCATACAACAGTTTAAGACAATTCTTGCCATTCAAACTCATCGAATTTAGAAGCCCAATTAATCAAATTCCTGACTGGTTGCCCTATGAATTTCCTCAATAAAGGAGCTGCATCACAAATAATATAATCAAGCGTTGACTCGTTGCCTCCACTTGCGGTGATCGTGCATGTCCATGATTTCGTTGAGACCCAAAATGACTTCATATTTTGTGAGTCTGTCACTGATACTCTCCGTTCTGCCTACTTTTATACAATCACGATCCAAAACGCAAAAACCATCAAACGCTAAAATTTTATAGACAACGCGATTTTGAAGCTCTCTTATAGTCGGTTCACCTTCACCACTCCAAGCGTCATAGTACCCTGGTTCATAGTGATATACTCCACAATGTTTAACAAAGACTGATTGAACTTGCACAATTGCATCCTTAAGAATCGGCAAATTCTTTTTAAACAGTTTTTTCTCGGGGCTTGGGTATTTCTTATTAGCTCTTGATTTTGCCAAAGCAAAAGTGATCTTTCGAATAGTAACATCATTAGGCAAAGCATTGCATTTTCGAATGAATTCTTCAATGTCATCTTTGAATAATTTGTAAGTCTCTTCATAGGTATAAAAAACTTGATTTTCATACCCAACTGCATAGACTACATGGGGACGAACAACTTTTACAAAATCACCTGGACGAACTATTGCCCCTGGTGATTGGAGCGGGATTAACCGCTCCACTCCAGACCTTATTGTTTTGTTTCTAAATAAAGTGCTTGTCATGCTTTTGACTGTGCTTGTGCTCTTTCTTTGCCTGCTTTACGTGCATCACGTTTATCAGACAGATCACGAGCAACATACTGCCACTTTGGATACTCATCTTTTTGAGCATCTTGTAGGTTATTGGCAACAAAAGCCTCAAGGTCTTCTCTTGAAGTGAATTTGTCAGATAGAGGCATTAATTGTTCAACACATTTATCCAAAAAATGAACTTGTTTTGACAACTTCCTGTTCATGTACCTAGCTCGATAAATCGAGTTTTGAGTCCGTGACATAATCAGCCCAAGTGATTTAGCATTGCTTACTTTGAGTTCCATTTTATGAATTTCACTAACCAATGCCAAAATTCTATTGGCAAATAAACACTCAGTTTCAGTTGGTTTTTCTTTAGCTGAATTCAGCAACCATGAACTAACCTCTTCATGTATGCTGCTAATTTCCTCGTTCTTCATTTTAATTCTCCTGTTTTTGGTCACTTGTTTTAACAAATTTATTTTGAAGCTCTTTGTACTCATCAAAGTACACTTTTACTTGGTCCCACTGCTCTTTTGAAATAAGCTTGCATGAGAAAAATATTGGATACCCATTAATTCCTCTTGGTCCTGCTTCTGAGTAGTATTCGAAAATTGATCCAATTCTTTCAAGATCCTCTTTTGGTATATTTTGTAAACCTCCGAGAGCGATTGGCATGAAAACCATAGGAATTAAACTTTCTTGTTCAATTTGTTGGATTGTGAAAATGTGATTGTTATATAAATCAACGGCTATTTTTCTCAAATCAGCATCTTCATAGATATGTATTTTCTTTTCAACTATCGGTCCTTCTGCTTGCTCACTTACTTGTTCTGTCATGTCGTTCTCCTTTCAACTAAAGTCTTTGCTCAACATTCGATTTCAATTTCGCCAAATCATTTTTAATGCTAAAAAATTGCCAACAAACAGCATTTATTTTTCTGCTACTTACTTTGTCATCAAGTGACAACGAGTGTTCAGTCAACTCCTGCTCAAGATCATTTAATGCAAGTTTCATGTGATCAAGTGAAGAAATAATGGCTTTCTTTCTTTTTTGGTCAAACATTGATTTCTTGTTCCCAACGATATTTGGTGATATTTTCACCTAATAATGTTTTGCGATATTGAAGCCACCCAATAAAATTGCCACTTATGATTTTTATGTGCTTATATGTGGCTGGGGCTTGTGCTTGGTGTTCAGCCGGGCTTGCGTGAAGTGGAGTTTGCACCACTAATTTATCGTGTAGAGCTATGTCTTCTTCCGGGGTGGGTGTTGTGCCATCGTGCTTGTTATAACTAACCCTTGCACAACGAGCTACTGAAAATTTGATTTGATCTTCAATTGAAAAATCAAGCTGTTCTTGCTCTAGAACAAAAGGAAGATGCCATTCATTTGGTTTTTTGATGGTTGGTGTGCTTTCTTTAAAAGCCTCTTCCATTTTTGAGGCAAGTAACTGGAAATTGTCTTCAGCCATATGGTGATTTCTCAAAGAGAAAAAATTAGCAAAATCAGTGGCTGTGCATACTACTGATATATGCATCCAAGGCTCTAAGATACGATTGACTAATGATTTGTGAACTCCAAGATCAATCAAATGTTCAGCAAAATTAATAGCTTGGTCTTTTGCATGCAACCAAGTTCTTTCAGCGAATTCTGGATTATCAATTTCACTATAACCTTGCATTCCGGGTTGGTTTTTAATCCACCTAACAGGGATTACTGGTGATTTTTTGATTTCTTCGATTATTTTCTTTGCTGGGATGGCTCTAGAACTTGATGCATTTCTTGAAAATACTCTATGAGTCATGAACTCAGCATGAATGAACCTTGGGTATTTTAGGACGAATGTAGTTATTCGATCACCTGCCTCAGTAATCGAGTCCTTTTCTATTCTTACTTCAATCATCTATTCCTCTTCTTTTTTCAATTTTGATTTGAAAGAAATCCTATTCAAATCAATCCCTTTTGTTTTTGATTCAACTTGAGGTGAAATTTTCTTTTCTTCTAATTTTCGTGAAAATCTATCGGGGCAATTATGCTCTTGTTCAAGTTTTTGAGCTTCTTGAGCATTGTGGTACAGTCTGTGAGACATTTGGTGTCTTTCTTGGTGACACCACTTGCACTCGCAACGGTCACCCCAATCCAACTCTCCACTCACTGTACGTTTTGGAGAGATGATTTTTAAAAGTGTTAGGTAAGATACAGTCTCTGGGACTTTTGGTGGTTTCACTATTCGTTCTCCTTAACTCCTAATAGTTAAATTATACTTTCCTCTGTAAACAATCAATGTTGTTTTACGGAAGTATAATCTTTGGCATAAATTTCTCTCTAAACCTTTTCTTTCTATCATGATACTCATTGGTAATAGTCCTGTGACATCCAACGCATAGTGTACGCAAATTGTCAGCAGTGCTAGTACCTCCTTCATTGACTGGAATTACGTAATCTATTTCATACGCATGCAGAGTTCTAGGTTTGTATATCCCAATTTTGTCTACTCTCATTAGGTCTGGGAATTTTCTACCAAACCCCTCAAGAACTACAATTTTGGCTTGAAGTTCCCCAAACTCCTCTTTATCGATAGACTTCTCACTTTGAATGTCTTTGTCTAATTCAAGTTGTTCTCGATCAAGCTTTACCTTCAAGAATTCAGCTCTTTTATATGACTCTTGCATTTGAGCTAACCAAACTTTTAAATCTTCAAGAGATACTTGGCAAATTCGACAAGTCTTTTTATCACGATCATATATAAGTTTAGGAGTGTCCTTAAGAGCAATAAATTGCCCAACACAATGATCTGAACACCAATGACGTTTTCTTTTAGGTAGTGGCTTCATGCACCACTTGCATAAACGTTTCCCTGATGAGTCTACTTTCAAAGGCAATACGTCTGGGGTTACTTTTCGAACTCCTTTTATTGCATTCAAAACATGAATAGGAAGATCAGATTTCGAGACTAACATTTTCTGGTAACCACACTTCATGAATTTTTGGAGCTTCTTGTTTATGTTTTCTAAATTCCCAAGGAGGTTCTGGATTTTCTTCTTTCCATAAACCTAACTTTCCATCTCTTGCCTTTTGCTCAAGCTTCATAAGACGTTTGTTTGTTCGATCATCTTTATACACCCAAGCGGCTCCTGATTGAATCATCAAGTCAGATACTTGTTTTCCAGTATCAGTCTTGATCTTGGCTAAAGTGCGACCATAGATATCTTTTTTATTTCCTTGTAATTTCACGGGGCAGTGTAGAACAAGGGTTTCAAGATAAGCTTTTGAATCTACGCCATAGTTTTGCTTCAACTCTGGGGCATCTATTTGTAAAATTCGAACTTTTATTGGTGGTTTGTTCTTTTGAATAGGAGTGACCGTAACCGTATCCCCATCGTGGACACTGTTAACGACTCCAGTAAGACCAATAATAAGAGAAACCAAAAATCCATTCATTAACCAGCTCCTTTTGCCTCTAAAGCCAATTCCTCAAGAATGGCTTGTTTTAGTCTTGGAAGTATGCGTGATGCAAAATTTTGGGCTTGTTTCGAGTGTTTTCTAACAATAAAGTCAGATGCATCTGCTAATTCAGTGTCCAACAAGAAGTCATCCAAATCCATTTCAGTAGCAATATGTTTAACCGAATTGAATTCTTTGCGAGCAAAATCTTTTTCATACCCACCATTACGTCTTGTTTGAACAATGTGCCTTTTCATTTCTTTTACTGTTTGTTGAATATCTTTTTGAGTTGGTTCCCCCAAAAATTTTCCAAGAATGTAGGCAGTATCATTACATAAGTCTTTTGCAACAAAAGACCTAAAAGGCATCGGTAGCGCTCCAGTGTTCCAGTGATGAATGTAATTTCCATAATCTGAGACCACAGCAAACATTCCATAATCATCTAGAACGACAATTGCCCACTCATATTTATGCAACGGTGTTCCATGAAATACATAACGATATGAAGTGTACTCTTTCTTCGTTCGTTTTTTGTAAACAGAATCGTAAGTCCAAGCTGTTTGTTGGTTACTCATTTGCCCCTCCCATCAAAGCCGCTTGTTCAGCTTTCAAATCACGATTAACTACTTGGTCTTGTGAAAACTTTTCTGGGAATCGAACTTTTAACTTTGCAATGTTCTTTTCTTGAATATCAGTCAAGTCAAACCCAAAATAGTCACAAGCAATCCCCTTGTACCAGCTTAAATCGCCTAACTCTTCAAAGACATTCAATTTGAATTCTTCAAGTGTCATTTTTTCTTGACATGTGACATATTTGGTTGTTCCTTCAGCCAATTCACCAGACTCTGTGATTACGCCAAGAATTGCGTGTAAATGACGTGTGAAATCTCCTTTGATTGGCAATTCTTCAGTCTTGCCATCAATTATTTGTTCGTAGATTTTTTCAAGAGTTTTCTCTATCTCTCTTCCTGCAAACATTGTTTTAGGAACTAGCCCAACTTCTTTGGCATCGAGACCATAAAAGATGATTTTCTTTAGACAATCAGCAATATCTCCAACTTGTTTTTGAAGCTCAAATACTTGCAACAAAAGAGCGATGTTGACTTGAGCATCAGGGTCAAGAACTCGTTCAGTTCTAGTACAGTTTTTGACATACTCTTGATTAGTCATAACCATAAGAATTCATCCTCCAATAGTGTTACTACCAAGTAATTATAACAACATAGTTCACTGATAGTAAATTAAAAGGCTCCCCTAAATTTATGGGGAGCCTAAATGGGCAAAACTAATTATGAAGACTTAATTTGCGCCCATTCAAATTATATCAATTTACCTCTTTTATACTGGGAATAAGCTGTTTGCCTACGAATCCCAATTCTTGCAGCAAACTCAACCAACAAAGTACCGTCTTTTAAATAAACATTATTTCTCCTATTTCTTTGTTGTTGAGTACTTGTGGCCCAACGACAATTTTCTGGGGAGTAGGGTCCATTCTTGTTTGGGAATCTATCTAAAGTGTATTCTTGACCTAAATAAGTTGCATCACACCAATCAATAAATATTTTAGGATCTTGCCACTCTTTACAAACCACAATACCTCTTCCACCATAGTCATTATAACGGTCATCATTTTTATTAAAACAACGATTCATCATATGTTTCCATCTTGAAAAATGTTTATTTTTAGTTAAACCGTGAGTCTTATTGCTACATGATTTGCAACTCAATGTGGTTCCTCTACTCAAAGATGTTGATCTAACTTTTCTTAAATTCCCACATATACACTCACAATTCCAATAAGTGTTCCCTCTTTTATCAAAGTGACTTACTGAAATAACTTTCCAATTTCCAAAAATCATACCAGTCAAATTCTTTCTCATCTTAATTACACCTTGAATATCCGCAATCATTGCAGAGGGTACATCCATCTAATTTAGTTGTATTTTGACTTGTGCATTGCCCACAAGCTTTTCCAACTACAGTGATTGATACTTTTCCTTGAGCAATTGAGTCACGAACATCTATGTCCTTTGCTACTTTGACATCTTTGACATCAAGTTCTTTTTGTTGAATATCTTGCCTATATTTTTTGATTGTTTTAGCAAGTCCATCACAAGGAGAGGTCACCACATCCGCCTTCTCAGAATTTACAAATTTATGGAAAGCCGGATTGCCTGATTGAATTCCAACCAACTGTTTAATAATCAACTCTTCAGCTTGTTGACGTTCATCTGGGCCAAATTTAGCTGCATATTGTAAGAAAGCACTTGATATTCTTCCAATTGCTTCAAATAAACCTCCATCCAATGCTCCAGCTTTGCCCATACGAGCATAAATTTCAATCAATTGTCCTGGATTATCTTCTAAGTGATTCAAGCTGACATGCATAGTTGAGTAGCCTTCCGGGGTACCTACTCTGACTTTATATGTTCTTCCTTCAGTTTCATTGATATCTAAGCTTTGAGCATCATTTAGTTCTAAGACATCAAGTAGCTCAAGACTCTTTTCATAATCTTGTGCCGCTATTTTTTCAACTGGTTGGCTTAATCGTGAACCATCTGGGTAGAAGGTTAGATCTTTGACTCCTGTGCGATAAGCTAAGAATATTGCATCCTTGATTTCTTCTTTTGAGAAGTTTAGAGGAATCGAGCAAGTATTTGAGACAGCGTTAAAAGCATAGGGGCAGACTTCAGCCGCTCCTCTATGTATCGCTGCCAAATGCTCAATATATTCTTTAGGAGTGATTTCAACTCGAATTGGGAACGCTTGCTGTACAGACGTTGGTATAGATTTGAGTCCTTGAACGGAGTGATGATTGGCTTTGATTTCATTTAATAAATTTTCAACACCTTCTTCAGTATTAGGCCATGCTCCTTGTTTCCTCATCAAAGCTTCAAATCCAGGAGCAGTAAAATCAACTGAGCGGTACCTTGCTTTTCTTGAAAAAACAATTCCATTATGGGGGTCAACTCCCCAAGATGTTTGCATAGCTTGAGCTAATGTGCCTGTAGGAGCATTATTGACTAAGCAACTATTTCTAATCTTTATGCCTGTTTTTTCATATTGAGACCCCTTCCAAAGTGGATAGACCCCTCTCTCTTTGGCTAAATCAATTGAAGCTTTGACTGATGCTTCTGTGTAATAGAAAAATAAGTCACGAACTGCCTCACATCCTTGAAGTGAGCCGAACCGCTGATTTAGACGAGAAAGATATTCAGCAATTCCAGCAAACCCCCCGCCATTTCGACGTTCCATTCTTGCTGTCATGTTTTGCGCTGGTAGTGGGTACCAACTTACATCAGTGACATTGTCCATAAAACGTTGTTGAATTGTCGTTATCTTGGCTAAAGCAACATGATCAAACCCGCCATCAGCATTCCAGAATGTAGGGTGAGCAGCATGTAGAGATGATAAATTGCAATTTCCCATATAAACGCGACCATCTTTTCCTGGTCCTGCTGGTAGGCATTGTTCACCGCAAGGATTGCAAGTATCAAGATCATATGAATGATCATTTGCATTGGCATCATTCACAATGTCGTAAAACATAATTCCAGGCTCTCCTGAATCATGCATTCCTTCAACAATACGATCAAGAACTTCTGGGGCGTATAAGTAACCACGTAACTTAACCTTTCCATCTCCTATTGAAAGCTGTGCCTCTGGAACAAACTGTTTTGATGCTGCCTCTAGTGCTTCTGGGTATTTTTGCAAATCAACTGAATACTCTTCAAACACCTTCTCTTTTGTGAGCTTGTCTATAGTGCCAGTATCTTTACGAGGGTCAAAAATCACTGAATCCCAATTCTTGTCGTTAAATCTTGCTGGGTAGAATTGTTTGTCAGCAACCGCTTGCATAAATCCCGGCATTAGTAGGACTGTGATGTTTGTATTTTTTAGATAACTCTGTCGTTGAGCATAGTCGACAAAAGCTTCACCATATTTTTTGACAGCTTCATTTAAAAGACGTCTTTTTAAGTCTTTATGACTCTCACCTTTCTTGCAGCGGCTTGATTTCTTTAATTCTTGATAGATTTTCGTAATTGATGGTGGTGGAGTCAACCTCTTCTTATCAATGAAGAATAGGATGTCTGGGTGATTTGAATTTCTAAGCTCAATAAGTGCTCCTCCACGACGTCCACCTTGAGCCACAGCTTCTACAGCTTTAGAAATAGTCTTTTCATAAAATCTGTCGGGTCCTGATGCATAAGCCCCAGTCGACAATAATGATGACCATGGACGCAATTTTGAAGTATTCAACCCCATGCCCATTGATGCTTTGGTAGCCATCGATTCAATCCTTGCGGCTTCTTGAATGCCTTCAAGACTATCTGTGACATAAGCTACTCCACAAGCTGCTAAACATCCTTTATTTTGAAGTTCATCAGCCAGTTTGCCCATGGCAAATTGATGCTTGGATAAAATAGTGATGCTATTTTCAGTTGAAACCGTTCTTTTGTACTCTTTTCGAAGATTATCTGACTCAAGCCAAATATCTTCTTCAACATAACCATGCAAAGTCCCATGAGCCCAATATTGAAGAACTTTTAGAGCGATTTCTGGGCGAGCATTGATGTTTGCGGGGGTATTAGCCCAAAAGAACTGATTTCCAATGCAATCAGCAAAACTTTCAGCCTTGTCGACAACAATAGGATGGGATAAAGCATCATCTAAAGAGATGTGTATTAATTCTTCTGGTGATAGCTGGTATTTTAGCTCAGCCAAGGCGACTGATTTTGCCACACGATAAATAATTTGGGTCGTTGTTTCAGTTGTTATAGTCTCACCATGCTCTGATTTTATTCTGTCTGCATATAAAACCCGTAATGTCTCTTTGGTTGAATCTAGAAAATTGTCCTCAAAATCCTTTTCTATTAATTGTTTAGGAACCCATTTATTTCCTCCATCTTCTTGAGGTTGTGACATTGAATGAGCAGGTTTATTCGACATGCTGAGAACTCCCGATATAAAAGCTGTAATGCGAGTAAATCAATCATATCAACCGAATTAGTTAAATCTGGGAAGTTAGATTTACTAATGGCGCTATTTTGAATCGCTTCTATGTATTATTTTACTGAGGATAGCCGCAAACTTCATTAAATAGGAGAACGTCATGAATGACCCTTTAGCCAAACCACAATCCGGTGCTCGTGTCTATATTTCAGGTCCTATGACTGGAAAAGACAATCATAATATAGAAGCTTTTAATGCTGCTAAGAAATTACTTGTTGATGCTGGTTACAATGCTGTTAATCCTGTCGACATCAATAATTTGCTAACTAACCAACAAAGGCAAAACTACAGTGAATGTCTTAGATACGATTTCAAAGAGCTTGTCGACTGTGATTGCATTTACATGCTAAAGGGTTGGCAATACTCAAATGGAGCTAGAATAGAGCTTGATATTGCATTAAACCTTGGGCTTACTGTGTTCTTTGAATAAAGATCCATCTTTGATTTCAAGTTCAGTCAACTTGGTGAATAGTCTTGGGCAGTCTATATTTGGATGAGTGCATTTATTATTCAAAGTGCAAACAATAGCTTCCTGCAAAAAATCGCGATAGTTCAAGACTGAGGTAGCTCTCATTTGAAGTCGACATTTTCTTGGCCTTCCTAGAAGTGACACACCTTCGGTTTGAACTATCTCAGCCTCATAAAAAAGACGCAATAAATTTGAATTTTTATTGAACCTACAAACCCACATGCCCTTTTCAGTTTTACAAAAGTCTTGCTCAAAATCAAAATCTTTTTCAAAATTAAAACTTGCTTGATTTATAAAGAAATCAAAATAGTGAGCATTGTCCCCCATAGCAAAAGGACCTGTAATGTGAATTGATTTAAATTGGGGAGTTAGTAAATGAGCCATCTTCAAACACCTTCTTTAATTTTTTAAACAAGTCAATACATTTAACGTCATGTGGGCATTCGTTGTATTTAAGTCGACAATTTATTGCTTGTGCTTCCAACCCTGACAACCCAGCATTATCTATTCCAAGACACTTATTTGAAACAATGCAGTACCCCAACCCTTCACTACTCAAATTTGGTGAAAACTTTGATAATCTGGCACTGTAGAAGACATAGGCTGCCTTGACTGTCAAATTATTAGTTTTATTTTTAAGCAGAGGGATAAACACATATTCCCCTATTCCTGAATCGGATAAAATATTTCGATACTCTGATGGTACTGAGATAACTAATTGATAGTCATTGTTATAATTAGGAACAATCCTGGCTTCGTACAGCCAAATTAATTGGTTATTTGGAAGAACAAGTTTGTCTCTTGAATAATTGCTTCTTAGGTTTTTAATCTTTTGGTTGATCATCTGTGTTTTTGACTTCTTCACTTTTGACCTCCAAATCTTCACAAAATTCGATCTTGATTGACAATCCAAGAACATTCGCTGCCCTAACAACTGTATCCAAAGAAATAATGCTTTGACCTGATTCATAAAGAGATATTCGTGATTGTCCTGTGCCCATAAGCATGGCCAAATCTGTTTGACTTAACCCTTGTTGTTCTCTTTGTTCTTTCAACTGCGTACTTAGCTGTTTAGAGATTTCAAGCAACTTTCGTTCTGATGAATCTTTAAGATTTCTAGATTGAGCTTTGATCAATTCTTGAGTTATAAGGTTTGGCTTATATCTTTTGCCGTTGGTGATGAAAAACTTCATGTTGGTTGATTGGCTCCTATTTGAGTCAAAAAATCATCAAGATTTGGCATTATTCCTTGCTGCCCAGACAAAGCTAATGCGATCTCATCAGACATGAACTCATGAATGCTTGTGTAAAAACGCCAGTCTTTTATAAGAACTGTGCATTCAGTAATTTTGGCCATGACTTTATAAATAGTCTCTACTGATGAGATTTTTCCAGCATAAAATGAACCATTTGTTTGACTTCCAAGAAACACAATAAGTTGCGAATTAGAATCGGTGTCATATTGTGCGCAAAACATGAATTTCTTATCTGGGTCAGGCACATTGGCTTGAATTTTAACTGGTTGGGTTGGCATGTATTTAGTGACATTGATACTAGCCAAAGGTCCGACAACCATCTCAGATTGGCTGTTTTTTATGTGTAGATGTTTAAGTTGCATTCGTTCTCCTTAGCCGAAATAGGCACGTACTTGTTCTGGTTGGAAATAAAGATCGATATTTTTGTCATTTAATAATCGACGTTTTACTAAAGCTGTTTCATAATCAACTAGATTTTTATAAATCCCAAATATTTTTCTGTCTGGGTCTGGGTCAAAAGCAAAAACTGAATACCCATAGCTTTTAGGCACATTGATGCTGTAAGAATTTGAAATCACTTGATGGTTTACAAAATAATGTATGATTGAAAATCTTCCAGCCGAAATGAAAAGTACTGGTTCTTCTTCAGAAGTAAATTGCTTAGTTGAATCCTTCATTTGACACATCAGTACCCCAGTTTTTCTAAAGGCATTGTTGAACATTAAATTCCAAAGATCATCCCCTGGGAGTATTGGTGGCGATTGTTGTGGAGATCTTTTAAGAATGATTTGTAAATAGGGCCATGTTGAGGCTATATAAGTTAAGACATCAAGATTAAAAAATCCATGAGTTCCCCATTTGAACAAGGTTGCTGGTGATTGGTGAACATCAATTTTTTGCACAATGCTCAACTCCATATTTTTGCAACTTCTTCAATCATTTCTTTTTCAAGCATGTCTTTGTCACTTTCGACATCTTGATTTTTTAAAAGATTCGCAATTTTAAATGTCTCAAAGTCAACTTGTGATTTAAATGTTAGTGATTGATTAACCGCTGAGTGAAAATCAAAACAACCTCTAAGATATCGGTCATAAGGGGTAGATAAAAACGTGCTTGTGACAAGCATAGTAATATCTTCCCCTACAAAAATTCCTGCTGGATTGTAGATTAAGAGATTTACTGAAGATGCATATGCCGTCTTTTGTATTTTGTGGTTTGGGTGTGAGTTGTATTGTTCATCAATTGTTTGATCAAGGATTAGAAGTTGTCTTTGAAGAAGAAAGTGATTAGTAGTTGTTTCAACTCGAAAACACATATATCCATGAGCACTGTGCGCATCTTTAATCCTATTTACAGAAAATACTTCTTGATAATCACAATTCATCTTATATTGTTGAAATTTTTTAGAAAAAATGCGTATGGTTGGCAATTTGTGAGCAATTTGAATTAATGTCATTTCCACTCCTCACAGATTCTTAACTCAGGAAAATGTTGATCCAATTCAGTTAGTGATGGAATCCATTGAGATTGTCCTTGTCCCACAAGAGTTTCAGTTATTTTTACAGTCTCGTACTCAATGCGATTTTGCCATGTGAAAACTTGGTCAATCTCAACCCAAAATGAAATCAAGTTTTGGTAATCGAGAGAAATGATTCCTTCAGTCAATGAGAGACCTTTAAAAGTCTCAAGAACTCCTTTTGTAGCAATTATCGTAAATTGATCATTGATTTTTTCAATAAGGGTCAATTGCACTGTGGGTTTTAGATATTTTGAGGAATCAATCGCATTGATCGAATTTTTTGATTGAAATTGTTTGACTCCATGCAGAATATTTTCGTATTTTGGGTCATATTCTCGTTTTTTATATGCTGGAATGAGACTAAGTCTAGCCATTGGTCCTCCTAAAGTATTTAACCAGTAGTTAGAAAGACTTATAGAGTCTTCAATTGCAATATTTTGATTTTGAGAATTTTTGAAATCAAAGTTAAGAGGCACATTTGGCTTCAGGAAACAGTTTAACGAATAATTGTTCTGCATATTTGTCGTTCTCCATTTTTAACCAATTTAGTGCGTATTCTCTCTTTGTGAGCACTAAATCGGGGTGATTTTTCAGCAAGTTTTGAAGCTCTTCATCATCACCATGACGCTTGTAAGTATTATAACGAACTTGTAATGACTCCCAACGCTTCAAAGTTATTTCTAATTTTTGATACCCCCTCTTGGTATGGAGATATTCAACGTTCTCATCAAAATCCATTGGGTTTAATTCGATGCTCAGTACGGCTGAAGCACCATTGGTTTTGGGTTTTGTGGCTGAAACTGCGGGAATTGAGCTAATAGGGTTACTCTTATACTCTTGTTTATTATTTAAATAATTACTTGTATTAAAAGGAGAATAAAAACTTTTATTATTTACACCAATTTCGATGTTAAGTACGGTAGAAGGCTCATTAGTATTGTCTTTTGATGTACTGGGCATGTGATTAAGTGTATTTTGTTTGAAGAGTAAAATTGCGCTCTTAGCTTGTTCTTTCCCAGACTTAGCAAGAAGCGCTAATTTAGTGATACTAGGAAGAGTATTGTTTTTCTCAAAATATTGTTCGAGAACACCTAAAATTCTTTGTTGAGATAAAAGAGCTTTTCTTCTGTTGCCTTTCTGTTGTTTTATTTTTTGAATATAAATAACGTCATGACTGTGCCCTGCTTTGACAGTCCTGTAAGTGGTGTCATATGGAATTTTTTTATTTAATGGAGCTTTTCGCATTGAATTTCTGCGATAAGTACATTGTTCCTCAAGAACTTCCTCAAATAATTGATACTCCTGCCCGTTATAAGGAGCAAAACAATATTTCAATTCTGGAGAATTCTTTTTAAGAACAGAACGAATTGCCTGCATACGTTTTTTATCATCGTCGCGGTAGGCAGGAATTCCATTGGTCACGTCACCATACCAAAATAAGCCTGATAGCAAAAAAATTGCCTCACGCATATTGTCAGAAATAGTAATCCCTTGGTAATATACTCTCAGAGCGAAATTCCTGCGCTCTGTGAATCCTCTAATCATGATAGGAGTTTTCTTGATAAAGCTGTTGGTCATGTCACTTGTCTCCTGTAGTTGAGCTTGAATCCTTTTATGGGTATGACTAAAATTTGAGGATATAGCAAAGAAGAAGTCGTTCTCCGATTTGCTAAATTAGCCCCAGTAATTCGCAGACTGGGGCTAATTCATTTAATAAGCCTGATTTCTGCGACCCTGTTCCCATCTCGAACTCCTAATCTTTTTATTAGTGTAAACTGAGAAAAGAAGATTTTACAACACCTCAAAAACAGAAAGCAGACTATTTTAGATGGCGGTCAAAAAGAATGCTTGTAAACCCATATAAGGCTAAAATAGCCAAAAACAATTTTCAGTTAAACTTCCCATATGACAAGCAACTGATAGAAAAGATCAAACTGTTAGACAACCGAAGATGGAACCCAGGTGGTCAATTTTGGAGTGTCAAAATCAGTCTTCAATCAATCAAATTGGTTATCGACCATTCATTTGATTTATCAAAGGAAGACAAAAGTTATTTAAAAAATGAACTTTCAAGACTGTTTCAAAAAGAACAGGATAAAAAATATCGCATTCAATTAGCTACTGCTACGAATGCCCCAGCAATACCTCACATTGAAAGAGAAATGAAGCTGACGGCTCGTTCTTATCAATGGGTGCCAACTTACTATGCTCTATTGACTAATGCCAAATTCATAATTGCCGATGATATGGCTGCTGGCAAATCAATAGAGTCATTGATGATAACTAGGCATAAAAATTGGAAACACAAGCCAGTAATGATTTTGACTAAATCACCTAGCACTTTCAAAAAAGAAATTTTTAAATTTTTTGGGGAACAGTCACTGATTCTAGACAGCCCGTTGTATCAGCTTTACCCACACATTAGGTACTATTTGGTCTCATATGAAAGGCTTAAATACTTACTATCAGATGAAGAGGCATTGATTCCTAGAGCTTTCACTAAAGATATGTTCTGGATAATCGATGAGGCGCACTTACTAAAAAATCGTTCTACAAAGCGGTTTAAATACACCAAATCATTGGTTGAAGGTGCTGACCATATAGTTGCACTTACTGGGACCCCAGTAGAAAACCGTGCTGAAGAATCATACTCATTAATATCTTTATTAGACAAAGACTTCATGTCCCATACTGCCTTCATGAAACGCTTTCTTGGGCAGCAGTGGACTGGTTGGGGAATGCGACAAACACATGACCCTAATTTGCAAGCTTTGCGACAATACTTATTTGAGAATCTTCTAGTGCGAAGAGAAAAGGCGCAAGTGCTCACACAACTCCCGGAAAAGCACCGCATGTCAGTTGACATGTCACCTTCCCCTATCGAGATAAAAGCTGATTCTATGTTCGAGATGTTTAATTTGTCAGCGCAATATAAGGCAAACTCTCCGCAATTTTTAGAGTGGCTTGAAAACGCCATAGAACAAGTTCCAAAAGTTGGCATATTTGCACACCATAAAGTAATGATGGATGCGATAGAAAAACTGTGCAAAGACAAAGGATATGACTATGTCAAAATTGACAGCTCTTCAAAAATGGAAGATAGACAAGGATTAGCCAGCGAATTTGCGAAAAATCCTAGTAAAAGAGTCGCTATTTTATCCATGAATGTCGCTGGAACTGGTATAAATGAATTACAGGCAGCCTCATTGTGTATTTTCACTGAGCTACCATGGACACCAGGTTTACTGCTTCAATGTGAAGACAGATTCCATAGACCTGGATTGCAAAATGGGCTAGTTGTGGTTTATGCGCTATTAAGCAAATTTGATTACGTTATCTCAGACCTTCTACTAAAGAAAGTTGGCATTCTTAAAAGGGTAATTGGTCAAGAAGAGATTCCAAACACATTTGATGATGATAGTTTGATGAGAGAAGCTGCTAAAGAGTTCGGGTTACCACTTGGGGGCAGAAAAAGATGACAGTTTATCTAGGAATCGACATAGGGATTGGGGGAGCGATAGCTTCAAAAGACACTGAAGCTCTTGGGGGTAAATGGGCAATACAAGATATCCCAACCTATGGGCTTGAAAAGACAAATGGTGGAATCATGACTGTGTACAAAATCACAGAATTGAATGAGATTTTCAAACCGTTTGGTGAACTTAGAAAACAAGGAGTCAAAGTTTTAGCTGGTTTTGAGAAATTAAGACCTGTAGGGGGTTTCAAGCCGCAACAAGGCCAGGCAAAAGCTTCAATATCAGGGTCACCAATGAGCAATTTTAATCTTGGTGGTGGTTGGTATCTAATGCAAGCCTTGTGCATCATGAATGAAATTCCTTTTGTCGATTTTGCTCCTCAAAAATGGAAAAATTGCGGAGTTTTGCAAGGGTTGGTCAATAAATCAGACAAAGAAGCTATTAGACTTAGATGTATGCAGACCCACCCAGAATTAGCTCTGCAATTAAAACGAAAGATGGACCATAACAGAGCTGAGGCTGTTTTTATTGCTGAGTACGTTGAAAAGAACGAAAACATTTTGTTCTAGGGGGTATTCATGTCATTTAGCAGTGCAATTATTTTTGAAATTGCTTTGAAGACAAAAACAACTCCACCAGATGATGTTGAGAAGCTTCCAAAGTATTTAAGAAAAATATGCAAAAACACCCAAGATGAAGTCTGGAATCAGTTTAGTCAAGAAGCTAAACAATTTCTTGATGATGCTTTGAAGTCAATTAAATTCAAGAAAGGTTTGCCATTTCCGCCAGACCTCAAATCATCTCAAAAACCAGCACAAGCTGAAAATGATGATATAGATCAAGACAGTGTTGACAATGATGCAGCTATGCTTGAAGACATCCCTGATGCTATGTCTTGTTACTCAAAAAAGAAAGAAATTGATTTACCGACATTTTTCAATTATTTGAAAAATAACATAATTGTAATTCCAGAGTACCAGCGTGAATTCAGTTGGAGTCCTAAAAAACGTACTGCATTTCTTGAGTCTTACTTAAGAGGGATTCCAATTACAGACATTTTTCTTGCGATTGATCCTGATAATGATGTTGATCAGTTTAATCTAATTGATGGTCAGCAAAGAATCATGACTCTTAAATCGTTTTATGAAGGAAAAGAGGTTGTATTTGAAAACGCTGATAATCCTAAAGGATTCAAATTCAATCAACTATCACCTAAGCTCAAAAAACGCTTTAGAACGACTGCAATCCCTGTAGTTGAAATCTATGCCAAAGAAGAATATCAACCGCTGATTTTCAGGAAAATCAATATTGCTCCAACCCCACTTAATGACATAGAAGTTAAAAGAGCTACATTTAGGAAAAACCCACTTATTGGGGAGCTTGAAGAAATTAATTCAAATAATGAGATATGGAAAACATTGTTTGGGTTAGTTAATAGGAGGATTGATACTCGTAAAAGAGGGTTGAACTCATTACTTAGAGCTGTGGCTATGCATTATGACTATGAAAGTTATACAAAAGGCATGGCAGCTTTTGAAGATAGTTTCTTGGCGCATTCAAAACATTCAAAAGAAATTGAAGTTGAAAATGATATGCAAATTTTCATTCGTAAACTTGATTTGATTTTCAAAGCACTCAATGATTTTTCAGATGAACTTGATTTGGATCATAATTTCAAAAAGAAAAAAAAGAAACTGGTTTTTAGAGTTACCCAAAAATCACAAGTCAATTTAGGGTTGGTTGATTGTTTAGTCCATGCTGGATTAATTGTGCAAGAACAAGGCACTCCTCAAATAAAAGTTCTAGCTAAACTGTTAAAACAAGTTCGAACCTCACTATTAACTGATCCCGAAAGCTTAAAAGCAATCACATGCGATACAAGTGGTCGAATTTCAGTCATCACGCGAATGAAGGCGGCTGAAAAATATGCGAGATTACACATCAAATCTATGGTATAAAACAAAACAAAGGCAGCGCACTAAGCTTCCAAATTTTTCAAACACGAATGTTGGCTTCAGTTTAGTGCTCTGTCTAACTATTTTATTGATAGGTTTTCCAGCACAAGCGCAAAAACCTACCAAAATGCAAAAAATAAAAGCTCTAGGAAAGAAATTAAGCAAAGGAGCAAAGAAAATTGTGCCCTATACAGTGAAAGGGGCTGTCATTTACTTACAAATTGAAAGTTATAGACGAGGGTGGTATTGGTAATGGCTAAATTAATAGGAATCTGCGGGTATTCTGGGCATGGAAAGGACACACTAGCTGATTTATTCGTAAAAAATTGTTCTTTTACTAAAATTGCATTCGCAAAACGTTTAAAACAAATTGCATATGCATTAAACCCAATAGTCAAATTGGATCATGTTGAGTGGAGGGAATATTGTCGCTTACAAGAACTTGTTGATGACATCGGTTGGGATTTAGCTAAAAGAAATAACAATGATGTTCGAACTTTCCTACAAAAATTAGGAACTGAGGCTATGAGAAATTTAGTTTCTGACAATATTTGGGTTGACTTGCATAAACAGCAAGCAAATGAAGAAAAATTTGTTGTAGTGCCAGATGTAAGGTTCCCTAATGAGGCTAAATACATATTAGAAAGCAATGGACTTCTACTTGCCATCCATGACCCAAGAAAAGAAACAAAAGATTCAATGTATAAACATGCATCCGAGACTTATGTTGATGTTTTGTCTAAAGAAGCCCATTATCAATTTGTCAATAGTGGAACGTTAGCTGATCTAGAAACACAATTTATGAATCTAATGGCTGTTCCAAGTTACAAAGACTGGTGCCTAACACCAGAAGAGTAACAATAGCAAAATATGATTAACATGATTTTGTAATATCCTCATTTTATGAGTGTTCTAGAGCGTTTCACAGTCTTTACGAAATCAGTTTCATTTATGTAAACTAAGTGATTAGGAGAACGATTATGAGCTTAGAGACTATAAAAACGCTCTTATCTGATTTGGATTACGACTCTCTAATTATCTTAGATGGACTCATTCAAACCAAAATTTTAGAGCAAACTTCCCCAGACGCTGCTTCATTTTTTTATGGAAAAGTGCGAGATGATTGTGTCAAGAAATTCACCACAATTGAAGTTGATTTTATGGTGCCATGGACTCATTTATCAGCAACAAGAAAACAACAATTTGCATCACGTTGGAATAAACAATCACGTTATTTTCGCAAATTAGGTATTCGTGTTGATTGTGTAGGACCACTCATGTCGAATTTGATAGTCGATATGATTGATAAACCGCGATTTGATCAAGCTCTGGCAGCTTTGCCGAAGCTTGATCAGGCGTTTGAAAAGGCTTATCCAAATTATTCCACATCTAAAGAAGCAATTAAAATACTGAATGCCCTTCTACCCAGCAGCTAGTCTAATGCCTAAATTTGAAAATAAGAAACAATGGGATATGAGCAATTTTGCTTTCAACTTTGAGAAGTTCATGAATTATTGTGCTCCTCTTCAATTTGGTGAGCAACTGTATGTTTATTGGGGTGAAAAGTACCAAGGCCAATTTATCAACTTTACCGCTCCCATATCTTATGCTCAAAGATTGAGAGATTTTTCAATAAATTCAATGCGAAGAACTGTTGAAGATTACACTATGCCGATAATCAAATTTAGTTTTGACCAAAAAACCACTGAGGTTCTGACGACTACAAGCAAATTAGGTGTTTTGTACCATCACTCAGAAGAAGAAGTTGCAAAATCATTCCTAGTCACAAGATGCTATAACAACAGTCCAGAATATGGGATCTATGTCATTGATGCAGTTCTAAGAAAACCCCCAGAATTTGATTTAGATGAAATAGTAATCCCAGACCCAATTGACGTAACTCATAAAGATTATGCTTTCACAAAAAACTGTGTGTTATTGCGTGGGAGTATGTGGGTTGAAGTTAAGAATGTTTTTTATTGGACCAACACTCAAGATTTTTTGAGCACAATGATTCAAAAATCACTTGAGGGTGCTGATTTCAGTAAATTTGACATGGATTTAGATTACATAGTCACACTCTTCCCACAAGCTAAAACTGTCAATGAAGAGAAACCCTTACAAGTTGAAAATGGTTCAACTAAAGGTGAGGTTGATCAAATTGTCGATAAAATGAAGGATTTCTTTCTATGATGCTCACTGCACTACCAAGTGATGAACAACCAGATGCCCAAATGCCTGTCAATCTCCAACAGCATGTTTTGGCTATGCTGTTATTTGATAAAGCAAATAGCAAAGTAGTTCGAAACCTTATTGATAAGAAAACATGGGTTACTGACCCAATTATCATGCAGTTAGTTGATTCTGTGTATGACTTTATTGACCGATTTGATAAAGCTCCTTGCGAGCATACTTATGACATTATCAAAAATTTGAAATTACCTGGGGGGCAAGCTTTAAATGATGATCAACGTACTTTAGTTGAAAATCTTGCTCTCACTTTAGAAGTGAGACAACAAGCACAAAACAGTCAATATGTTTTGAATAACATCTCAGATTTTCACAGACAAGCCGCTCTCAGAGCTGTCATTAATAAATGTATTCCATTACTTGATGATGCATCAAAGTTAGATGAAATTGAAAGCATCATAAACAAGGGAATGAAATTCAGGATGCAGTCATTTAATCCTGGGGATACTTTATTCAGTTGCGTTCAAGAGTGGGAACAGAATCAAGAACATTCAACTTTAGATAATTTCATCAATACTGGCATAAAAGAATGGGATGATGCGGGTGTCAAGCCCGAGCGTCAATGCTTGTACATTGTCATGGCATTGCCTGGAGAAGGTAAATCTTGGCATTTGATAGAACTTGGCAAACAAGCCTTAATTGAGAATAAAAGAGTTTTGCATGTGACTTTAGAGCTTACTTCCAAACAAGTAAGAACTAGGTATCTTCAAAATATATTTGCTGTGGCTACACATCCAAACATGCGTCCCTCCAGATTATTGGTTAATGACACCACAGTTGATGGATTTGATGTTGTCACTAATGAAAAATGCAATCTGTTAGTGGATATGGCCTCAGAACTCAAGAAAAGAGTAATGAATGAAACAATGTGGTCAAATTTGATTGTTAAAGAGTTTCCTATGAATTCATTGACTGTCGGTCAATTTGAAACGTATTTGGATACATTAGAAGCCAATACAGGATTCATTCCCGATGCGGTGATTTATGACTACCCAGACCTCTTCAAAATAAATAATCCACAAACAAAAGTGGCTGAAATAAGCAACATTTACAAGGATATTAGAGGATTAGCCCAAAAAAGAAATCAATTTGCAATAGCAGCTACCCAATCAAATAGAACGGGGTATGGTGGCAAAAGACTTGAGCCAAATAATATTGCTGAGGATTTCTCTAAATATCAAGTCGCTGATATTTTCACAACCTACTACAAGACAACTTTTGAGAAACAAAATGGCTTGGCAAGAATGTTTGCTGCCAAAAGCAGGAATTCTAGGGACGCCATTGAGGTCATGATTTCTCAAAATTTTGCCACAGGTCAATTCAATCTAGGAACAGCTTTGTTGACAGAACAAAGACAGGCCAAATTAAATGAACTAACTGGAGCAGATAAGGAGAACAAGAAACCATGAGTAAGAAAACAGGATTTGCATTATTGTCTAAAAAACAAAGACAAGAATTATCAGCTAAAGGCGGCAAGAAAGCACAAGAAAATGGCAATGCTTTCCGCTGGGATGAAAACACTGGTAAAGAGGCTGGAAGAAAAGGAGGCAAAGCTAGATGGAACAAGCAATCTTAAAAATATTCCTGCCATTGTTTCATAACAGCATATCTAAATTTTTGTTCAAAACCCTCTAGGAGAGTCACCATGGGATGGGCCGAATTCATAAAAGATTTCAATATTCCATCAAAAGCAGGGTCTGCTGGTGAAAATATTGAAATACATTGTCCATTTTGTGGCGATGCTGATCGTGGGATGCATATGAGTGTTCACATGCTGTCTCCGCGATGGGCGTGTTGGAGGAACAGAGCACAACATAAAGGACGTGACCCAGGAAGATTAATTAGGGTGCTGCTTAAGTGCTCATATGATCAAGCTGAGTCTTTAGCTGATTCATATTTTGAAAATTTGGCGTACTATCGCCAACAAGTCTATGAAAAACATGGAATCAAAGATGTCACAATCCCACAAGATTTCATTGAATTCAAAGAAAAACATGATGTAGATCTTCTTGATAGCTTTCAACAAGTGTATGTCAATTATCTTCGTGAAAGAGACATTTCACCAGAATTTGTGACTGCCAGATATGACTTAAGATGGGCATTTTCGGGTGAATATGCAAATAGAGTAATCATCCCCTCAATACACTTAGGAAGGTGGGGGTCTTGGACTGGTAGAGCAATTACAGCCTATGGAGCAAGGTATAAGGCTTGCCAAATAAATTCACCAGACAGTTTTCTATTTGATTTTGACAGTTTAGTAGGAGGAAAAGCATTATTTATCACTGAGGGGTCTTTTGATGCAATGAAGATTACCTCATGCTTCCTGCCGGAAGTGTCAGCAACTGCTTTGACTGGAAAAAACATAAGCTCGACACAAGTGCTTTATCTCACTGAGATTGAAGCCTCATATGAAAAAATCTATCTTGCTTTGGATGCTGATGCTTATAAAGATGCGCTATACATGGCTGATCAAATGAGAATTTTTATTCCAAAAATAAAAGTCATCAAACCTAGACATAAAGATTTTGGAAGCACTCCACTTGCTGATTTAAGAAGAGAACTTTTGACTTATCTATAAGGAGAACAATTATGAGTCTTTTGCAAATTGCCACTCAACTGGCTTCTAGTAATGAAAAAACTATGGAATATATGAGGGTTCTTAGAATTAAAGATTCAAATGTGATGGCATGGGATGGTCAAAATGTGTTGAAACTGTCGAATATGCCTTTTACAGGCATCGATTGTACAGTTGCAGCTAAAGATCTTGTTGAAGCTTTAAAAATAGTTGAAGAGCCGATATTGACCCAACAAGACAAAGAATTGGTTCTATCAAATGGAACATTTGAAGCCAAAATTGCTCTATCCGACATTGAATTTCCTTTTGAATTTTCATACGCGCCAGGATACGATGAAGATGAGCAAGATAATCATATTATTGATGCTGAAGACTTCTACAAAGTTATTAAATACTCTCTTCCGTTATTACAGGCGGCTGAGAATTCATTTTCGGGTGAATCAGGACAAGCCTACATAACAGGTTCAAGTGTATATGTGACTAATGGTCAATTTGCTTTTCGTATGAAAACAACTGCTGATTTTATTGGTCTACAAGCTCCAATCACTTTTGGAAAAGAGTTTGCTGGTTATGCAAAAGCGATTATGTCTTCAAAGAAAGGGCTTTCTCTAGATACTCCAAAGCAAATTCGGTATTCAGCGAATAAATTTGCGCTGATTTGGGATGATGTATGGATTGAGACTGTTCGTCATTCAGGTGAGTTGCCTATTGCCTTTGATGAATATTTTCAAACGATAGATGCTGTTGAAACCGAAGCACTATCAGAAGCTGATTCAGCACACATCAAAAAACTCTGCACACAAGCCTCAGCCAAAGACGATATTGTTTTCAAAAATGATGAAGTAGTTTTGAACAAAGGAAATTCACAATACAAGCTAAAAATTTCACTCCCACAATTTGAAATCAGAGCCAAAGAATTACTCACTGTTTTAGAGTCGGGGGATTCTTTTAATTTCTCAAATCCATCACAAGTTGTCATAAAGGGTGAGACACTTACTGGAGTTTGGTCTACGCACACAACACAACAAACACAAGAAATCGAAGAAGAGGTAATGACATGAGTTCCGAAAGAATCTATTTAAATATCCCATCCCCAGAGGATTTAGCAAAAGCAGCTAAAGATAAAATTCGTAGCGCTATAGTTGAAAGATTGATGGTCAGTTACCCAGATGGTGTCACATATAATCTATCGTTAACTCTTATGAGAAGATTTTCAACTGTTTTAAAAGATTTTCAAGATGCAGGTTATCACGTAACTGTAACGACTGCTGATGCGTCTTATATTGTCAAAATTTCAGCAGATCAAGGAGTTCCAGATGTTGTTTCAAATGCCACAAGCAAAGACCAAAGAAGATCTAAAAAAAGAACTTCTAATGACAAAGACATGCTCACTGTGCCCACTTCAAAATCTAAAAAAACCAGATCCGCACATTACCCAGGTTGATATCGTCGTCATAAGCGATAAGACAACCAATGTTGTTTCTCAAATTGAAACTAAATTTCCTACTGCTCACATTTTTGATGTTGAGTGCGGGTCTTTAGGGGCAAAAGTACCAGATCAAGCATCAGTCTGTTGTCTTGGTAGAAAACTTGAGCAGGTCAGGCGATTTAAGCCTAAATTAGTCATTGCTGTGGGCACTCAAATTTTTAATCGTATTGATGAAGCTTGTGGAACCTCATTAGATTACGTGCCAGATTTCAAATTGATGCCAACCAGTTACAAAGGGCATAATTTTTGGTTGATGGCTGTGCCACCATTTAATGTGACACATTCAATGTATAAAGCAGCTCCACAAATACGGCAAGCCATTAGCACCATGCCGATTGTTGAGAGAAACTATTTTACTGGTTTGAATATCTGCATTACAGATCAAGATATCAATGCAGCTTTTAACGATTTAGAGCGAAATACAGTAAATGGTCTTGACCTAGAAACTAAAGAACTTAGACCGTATTTGAAGGGAGCCAAAATCCTATCAATGGCTGTTGGAACAGATGATAGGACTTATGCTTTTCCATTGTTTCACCCTCAAACGCCAAAATTAGTAAATACCAAGCTTATCTTAGATCGGTTCTATGATTTATGCTCAAAATGCGAAATGGTCTTGCACAATGGACCATTTGATTTAGAGTGGCTAGTCAATCATTATGGCAATCAAATTGCCTATAGAACTACATGGCATGACACCATGGCGCAAGCTTATCTTTTGAATACTAATCCTCGTAGAGGTAAATCTCTTGATGATTTAGTCAGGTTGTATTTTGGTTTCAACTTAAAACAACTGTCAAATTTAGATAGAGCAAATCTTGAAAATTACCCACTTGATTTGGTGTTGAGATATAACGCTCTTGATACCAAGTACACCTATAAAGTTTTCCAAGCTCAAAAACCACTAATAGTTGCTGAAAATCTTCCTTATGAAAAACAAATAGCAGCAATCCCCTCAACAGTGTTGATGCAAACAAAAGGATTGGTGGTTAATACACAATTTGTTGAAGATGAGACCAAAAACCAACTCATCAAAATGAGCAAGATCATCGAAACCTTTAAAACCATCCCCGAAGTGAATCAGTTTATTTTTGATCATGGAAATATCAATATAAACAGCCAAGATGACATCAAGCTATTACATCACTCATATTTAGGGGTGCCAAAAACTCAGACTAGCTTTGATGAAGAATTTCTATCCAATCGAAATGACATCATTGCAAAAACCATCTTAGATTATCGTGGAGTTGGCAAAGTTTATACAACATACCTGCGTCCATTAAATGTCAAAGACACTCATCGCGACGCTGGAAAGTTCATTCTCCCCGATGGCTTTATTCACACATTGTTCAACACAATGAAAACAGCTACGGGAAGATTAAGCTCCAGCTCTCCTAATGCTCAAAATTATCCAAAACGAGATGGTGGTGTTTATTGGAGAAACGCAATAACAGTTCCACCAGGTTATGTGTTGATCGCGATTGACTATGGACAGATGGAATATCGAATGATTGCTGCAATCACTAGAGACATGGAAATGATCAATTCAATACGAGCTGGTCTTGATATCCATGGATGGTGGGCAAAACACTTGAATGAATCAATGTTCCCCGATTTCTTCATTGATAGAAGTAAATGCGCTCAACAATGCACCAAATCAAAAACTAATTTAAATTGTTCTTGCTATAAATGCGCTCTAAAAGATTTTAGAGGTGTAGTTAAAAACGGTTTAGTGTTCCCATTCTGCTATGGTTCTTCAGCAATTAATGTAGGGCAAGCAATTGGATTGAATGACACGCATAGAGCAAATATGGTGGCAAATGAATTTTGGCAAAAACATCAAGGAATCAAAGCATGGCAAGAAAGATTGAAATTAGACTTAGCCTCAAAAGACTATATAACCACTCCATACGGCAGAAGATATAGAGCGCCTTTAGATTTTAATAAAATGGTCAATTACCCAATTCAAGGCACCTCATCAGATGTTGTCACTGATGCCATGAATGAACTAGCCAAACAATCAATCATTCAAAATGAGCCATGGTTGTGTCCTATTTTGAACGTGCATGATGATTTAACTTTTGCAATTCCTCAACAGCATGTTCAAGCAGCTTTGCAAAAGATTATTCCAATAATGCTTGATACTCGCCCGTACCCATGGTTTCCCGTGCCCCTAATGATTGAAATAAGTGGAGGAAAATTGTGGGGAGGGTTGCAAGAATTGCAGGCAATTGAGAGCAATACCATTTATCCATTGAACCCAATTTAGGAGAACAAAATGAACGACACTATGATTAAAAATGCCACAAGCTCTGGGATACCACTTGATCAGTTTTATAGACCTACAAAGTTGAAAAACATCATTGGGCAGCCTTTAGCAGTGCAAACTTTAGAGACTGTTTTAAGTAAGAAAAGTAAAAAACATGCTTTCTTGTTTGTTGGTCCACCAGGTTCAGGAAAAACCTCTTCAGCGAGAGTAATCGCAAATGAACTTGGGTGCCATCAATCAGCTCTAGTCGAGTTAGATGCGGCAGCACATGGAGCAATCGATACTATTCGGGATTTGATGGACAAAATGAAACTAATGCCTCAACAAGGAAAAGTAAGAGTGCTCATTCTTGATGAAATTCATGAGATTCATAAGAAAACATGGAGTGCTCTTTTGAAATCATTAGAAACTCCTCCTCCCCATGCATATTACATTCTATGCACCACAGAGGAAAATGCTGTTCCAGCAACAATTGCTAGTCGGTGCGTCAAAACAACCTTGAACCCAGTGCCTTTAATGGAATTGGCTGCTTATGGTGCATTAATTGCTCAAAAAGAAAAGATAATCATTCCACAAGCGGGGATGGTTGAATTAGCCAAAGCAGCAAATGGCAATGTTCGTCAAATGCTTGTATATGTTGAACAATGTAGTGGTCTCAATCTAGAGCAAATTCAACAGGTGGTCCAGTGTGGCACCTTAAGTGAAACCAACCCAGTAATTTCAATTGCTAGGATGCTTGTCGGTGGTGCTGGAACAAATGATTGGGTTCAACTGATGGATTACGCCAGCCACATCATAGAATGGGGTGGAGTTAAACCATCATTGAGAACATATACAAGTAAATGTCTCATGAAAGCTCCAAATAAACGCCTTTTAATCATGTTGGACAGCATAGAAAAAATGCCGGAGTTTTTAGACAACCGTAATGGGATGGCATCTCTCCAACTATTTTTAGGGCGAGTGTTGATGAGTTAGATTCGATTTGATTGAACTCATAAAATAAGTAAGTAAGGCAGAAGCAATTGTTTTTAGGAGGACGATTATGCCATTAGCACAAGCAACAATGAGTTATGCAGAGATCAAAAGCAGACTGGCTTTTGAACTTGGTTTTGACTCAGATAATTTAGACAAAGAACTGTTTCAATCGGCTGATATTTTCCAAATGATCTGCGAACAAACAGCTCTTCATGGTGGAAATGTTCGTCGAGTTAAGCTTGAATTGGATATGCACACCGAAAAAGGTAAAGAAGATCTTGAATGTTTAGAGGCATCTTTAAACGCCAAACATCGTGCTGATTTTGTTGCCAAAGGCATTAAAGATACAAGTGATAAAGTAGCTGCGGCTGTAAAAATGGATATTGACTATAAAACAGCCTACGCAACCTATAAAACTGAACAAGGAGCAAAGACTGAGGCATTTATTGCAGCACAGATTGAACTTGATAAATGGTATGGATTAAAAGAATCCTGGCTAATGCGTCAAAAAAATCTAGACAATGCTGCAAAAGGCATTTTCAGCGGCTACATTAATTACCAGAAAAAACTGGGAGCCGTTACTTAAGTCTTGATACAATAAGAGAACACCGTAGACATCGACTTTGAACCTCGTTGTCGCTCAGGCGTCTTTTACTCATTTTTATAGGAAAAAATAAACCATGTCACTATTTTCAGAATTTTCAGAACAATTTCAATCAACCAATACAAACAGTTTCGACCAAAACATCCCAGAAGAACGACAATACTCAGATAGAGAGAATTTTCAAGCCAAGGATGTTCCAGTTTTCCAACCAAAACCGAATGAAAAATCAATTGTACGTTTCATTCCATGGCCGGGAAAGGGCTATTTTGCTCAACAAGTGCGAATCCATTTTCAAGTAGGAACCGCCAAGCACTCAGTTGCTTGTCCAATTATGAAAGAAGGCGATAATGTCAAATGCCCTCTTTGTGATTTATCTCGTCGATTTTATGATTCTGGTAATAAGCAGTTAGGTGGCAATTATGCTGCTAAAACGAGGCATATGGTGTGGCTGGTTGATCGCCAAAATCCAACTAAAGGCCCTCAAATCATGCTGCTACCAGACAAGACAATCAATAATA